CCCTTCCTGCCATACCGAGGGCCTCTCCTGCTGTTCCGCGGCCAATTTTACCAACTATCGGTGCACCCTTAAGTAATGATGTTCCGGCATGAGTCAGTTCTTTGCCAACGCGAAAACCGTATGTGCCGGCCGCAGCTGATATTGCCATGCCTGCCACTGAAGTTGCGGCGTTGTCTGTAATCGTCGATTCCTTATTCCCTAGAATATAATCTGCGGACTCTGTTAATGCAAATACACCGCCAAGTATTGGGGCCATACCCGTAAACAGTTTGTCTGTCGCTTTTGTTGCAGACGAGGAAATAATTGCCTTTTGGTGTTTAGTCATTAACCCGACAGAGTTCATAAGGTCATCTCGAAGGCCATAGCCTCTAAAGAATTTACTGGCTCTACCAAGATGGTCCATTGCGCCTGCTGTTACAAATGACTCGTAGCTATTGAAGGCATACATATTATTTATGCCGCCGCCCCTGATTGGCTGTGTCGAATTGTATTTGCTTGAACCTGGAGCTGTACCAAATATTCGCTCTGCGGCCGTCCTATTTCTAGAGTTTGTAATGGCCTCTGCTTTTAATGCTGTACCAATTGAGCCTTTTGAGAATGGATCTGTACTATCCAGCATCTTTCTAACGTCTGTATAGTCTTCGATTGCATTCTTAGCGTAAAGGGTTGATGCCCATTTTACTGGATGGTCCTCGTTACCCAGGCCGTTTTCGAATAGGCGTTTAGACGTCCTTGAGGCGTGCTTTGATCTTGACTTATCACCTGTCAGCAAGCCGTCTTTTGACTCTAGGGCTACCTGACCCCAAAGTTGACTTCTATCAATACTCATGTGCCCTCCTTGAATCTCTATATTGTGCTTCCATGTACCCTGCTGGTGCTACCATTGAATAATCCAATGCGGAGAATTTGTTGAAAGTAGGGTCATTATATTGGTTGAAGTCTAATCTTTCCTGTCTGTCTTTTAGTTTCCTAACTCTCATGTCATCATCAAAAGAGTCAGCCATCATGTATAGTAGGCTGCCCGCCGCTGCTAACCCGACTGCCGGTATCCCAACCCTGTGACTTTCAGGGAGGATTGATTTAAGTGCTTCATGGCTATTACGTATTTTATTGTATGAATCTTTTGTAAATTGAGACAGTGAAAGCTCTGAACCGTGAGAGATATTAGTGTTGCGTATTTTTAGCAACTCTTCGTTTGATAATTCCTCGCCGCTAATAATCTTTCTAAGGAGCTCGCCGTTATCAATATTGGCTGCACCTATTTTTGCGGTTGAGTCGGGATTACGCAACAGTTCCTGTGCAACTTCATGATTGCCTTGTGCCGACTTGATTATATTTTCCAGGTCTGCATATGCCTGGGTGTTACCATATCTCTCTTTTGACATCGTTAGGAAGTTGGCCAATCCTCTCTCATTGGAAACATCCCTGGAGAATCTTGGAGTCTCTATGTGTCCGGTTTTCCCTGTTAAAGAGTTTACAAATGGAACCTGTACTGTATCTATTCTTTGTTTAGAATCCCAAGTGCCCGACTCTTTGAACTTTTCTATATTTGATATGATTGATTTTGCAGCCTGTATTTCCCGAACAATGCCAGATGCCGTCTTCATCTTATTGAAGATACCGGTTGTTTCATCTGAAATATTGCCAGCAATTAGCTCTTGCCTTATGCCGATTATTTTATCAAAGAGTCTAATCTGTTGGTTCGCATCTGATAAGGCGCCGTGTGTCTCTTTTTCGCCCAAGAACATGCTTGCAAGGAAATCTACATTATGACCCATTTCCTTGTACATTTCCGGAATATGGCCTTGTGCAGCAGCCTTAACGAATGTTGCTTTAGTGAAATCCATAAGGTCAGCCGCATAGAATATTGGCAGTCCGCCCTTAGTAGCTCTCTCTGCGTCATATTTCATCACAGATACGTCTACTTTCTCGTAGGCAGCCATTACCTTGTCCATAGCCGCATCTAAATCTGAGAGCGTTTTAGCGTCCTTGGCGGCGGCCCTTGCTTTTACTACCTCCGACGGCGAATACAGTTTTGTTTGGCCATCCGGAGAACGCTCATACATCTGATTCATCAATCTTGACGATGAAGAGCCTTCAAGGCTTGCATAGAATGAACGTTCAAATCCAAGGTTTTGTACAAGGATCATTCCTGAGTTGCCAAACGTCAAGCTGTCATCCAGGTGCTTTAAAATAGCCCTATCGGACGCTTCAAACAGGAGTTCTGCTGATGAAGGTTTCTTTTGCCCTGATACATATGTTTGCCACTCCTGGTTTTGGGCGTAGAACCCTCTCCTATTCAATGCAATCTTCTCGGATTGCAGTTGTTCTTGTGATGGGTTAAATATAGCCTCAGAGCCGTCACTTCTTGTTGCTAAACCTACTGACCATATCCTGGCTTTATGCCTGGACTTAACAACGCCGTCTCTGACGTCTTTAATCCTTTCCTCCGGATTTGTAGAGGTTGTTTCAAAGTCAAGTGAGACAACGTTGCTAAATGGTTTCATTTTACTTCCTTGAGCAGTTTACGGTAGTCGCCATCTTTCTCGAAGATTTCTTTTTCTGTAATGAATCTATATTTGGCATTGATTCTGTTGTCTTTCAAGAATGCAACTGCCGCCCTTGCTTTTAGCTGTACGTTTATTGCTTTCTTTGCCGATGATGGTTTGATTTCACACAGCTCTACTTCGCCTGTTGTATATAGGACCAATACGTCGGGGATGTAGTTTCTTCTTAGTCCAGAGCTGTCTGTATATGGAATCTTCATTGGCTCTACAATATATTTGATAACACTATTGTCAGAATCCATGCCTTTATAGAACGCGTATTCGTATAGGCTGCGGTACTCAATCTCTCTACCGGCCTTTATGGAGAAGTATTTCCCAGAGCGGTACTTCTTGCCCTTATTAAAATAGGCGCCGTTCTTTTTAATATGCTCTTCTTTTGTATTCTTAGGCTTTGGCAAGCTTCTCTTTTTACTACGCTTGACCTTATTGGTGACCTTTTTAGTTTGTGTCATTTTTCGAACCATTTATCACTGATGGGTCTCTATACTGTCCTCGTGTTGCAGCAGTAAGCATATCAAGTTTATCTTTGAGTGACTGACTTCCGTTTCCGACACCTGCGCCAGATGCCTGAACAGCAATCTTAGCACGTTCTTTCCTCGTCGCCATTAGTGATTCTAGAAGTTTGCTTCTTCTGTTCTTCAGTTTCTCTTTGATGTTTAGATACCTTGAAATATCATCACGGGCAATCATATTACCGCCGGCATCAAAACCCATCAGGTCTTCTTGGCTAAAGTCTTGGTGGGTCAATGAGAGGATTTGGGTAACTCTCCTTTCATAGAGGTCGATTTCTGCGAGTTCTGCAACCATCTGCATTTCCGTCGGGCTGTCTGGTTGAACATTAAACTCTTCGAAGTACCTTTCCGTCTGGCTGCGCAAGTAATCCTGTTCATAAATACACGGAGCTCCCACCGGGGCCTTGTTCATCTTATGCAACTGGCAGTTATGGACAAGTAGCCCTTCTGCAAAGAAATTAGAGTTTTTAAAGACCTGAATATCATAGACTGGAAGAACACCAACAGTCTCTATGGATTCGATCTTGGTAATTAGGCAGTCTCCATATGAATTCTCTTCTTCGCTGAATAGGTCTTCATACACTAGCTTGCTGCCTACTGTAAGTCCATCATCGATTGATAAGAACTTGAATTTTGAACCTCGTCCTTTTATTGCAAAGAACGGATGGTTTGATGTTGCCTTAATGCAATGGCCGGCGGTAGTGGTAATTTCATACACCAACTCTTCGCCAACATATGCCGTTGCATATACAGTGTCTTGCTCAATACGTTTTGTTCTCGTATTGAATGAAATGATTTTATCGCCGCTTTTAATACGGTCGATTCTTACTTGTTTACCGTCGTGCATAGAGACCATTGCATCACCAGTTAAGCATGTCTCTTTTACTTTGCAGTTTGAACCTCTGCAAATCATAGGTGAGTAAGTGGAAATACCACCATCTGTAGAACGGCGTAGACTTGTACTGAATGCCAATGCTTCAGATTCAGTAAGAACAATACTTTCGTATAATTTGTTATCTAGAGATAGAGCATCTAGGTATCTAGCTCTTGTAATCTTATTGTCAGCAACTTTGATACCTCTAGCTGAAAATAGAATCGGAATAGATTTGGATTCTTTTTCTTGTATCATAGATACTGTTTTTTCAACTTCTGTTTTGGTCTTAGTTTTCTCTTTTTCCCTCATTTCATGAGCAGAGATAATACCTGCAGATAAGTCGAACATTTCTTGGATTTCTTTATTTGGAATAGCCATTGAACTAATTATCCTGAGTTAAATTATTATTCTTATTCTTACTACATCATAATACTAAAAACAAGGGAAACGGAAATAGATGCAGACAGTAGATCCGTATAATTTGCAATAGAATCTGAATTCTTATTTTACTATCGAATAATTTAGTATAGGCTAAATCATGGTCATAGGCAATAACCGGATATATGACCTAGGAACTAAATCTGACAGTGTAACCACGATTTAGCAGAACATCTCTAAAAAGCTTCCATAGGATACATCCAATACAGGAAGCAGTAAGTATTATTTGCTTAAGTAAGTTTCTCTTGCAAAATAAAATAGGAGGTAGCATCAAGCTACCTCCAAATATTATCAAATATAATTGTAGACTACAACAAGCTTAAGTAAGTATCCTAAGCTTATGTTTATTTTCCTATTGGTAACTTAGGGCTGCGGTAGCAGCCTATGTATTATCTACATCAATAGGGTAATAAGTATTCTTTGTATCGATAGATTATATTATCTATCTGCAGTAAGTTTCTTTTTGCTTTGGGAAGTTTCTTTTCTTTTATCCGGGCCGCTCCTGCGCGGCCGATCTATTATTATAATCGGAAGTTATCTTAGTAAACTTGCCTCTATTATACGTTTCTTATGGAAGTTTACGTTTTCTGTAGATACAGTTAGGCCTAACCAAGCACGGTTAGAAGACAAAAATTGATACAGTCTTCTAGTTAGAATCTAATCTAACTAAACCCAGTCTAACCTTGTTGTACAACGTAGATGTCTTACTGACATAATCCTAATTGTAAGAGAACTATGCCCTAGGCTTTTTCTTCACCCATCTTGACCCTCCAAGGAACTCAATCCATGGACCGTTTATACTTCCATTTATAGTCATACCTTTCGGTATCATCTTGTAGCTCAATATGCTATCTCTACAAGACCAGAGATGTTTCATCTTCCCATGTGGCCTACTTGTATCATTTTCGGTTACAATCCACTGCATAACAGGAAATTTATTTATACTCGCCACCTCTCGTATTACTTTGATACATTACTTTGAATCAGGGAGTTTGTATCAGGGAGTTTACGCTACTTCAACAACGAGTTTTCGACTGACTCCTTTGGTTAGGCTCGCCCACGTCTAGGACGTTTCATTACTGTCTCATCCGACCTCGCCTCTCGAGGTTATTTAGATTTCTCTAGGACTAATTCACAGTAAGATGATGTCTCTTGAAGACCGGACGCCGTAGATTATCCCGACACGGTGTTCTTCCGTCATCAACATCATAGGTGCTATTATACGGATTTTTAACCCGCTTGTCAAGCACTATTTGTAATCTTTACATTTCTTATCAACAAAATGATCAATTGTACACTAAAAATATGGTTGAAGTCAAGAAGATTTTTAGACTATTTTATAAGCCATTGATTTTAAAGAGAAGAAAAATCATAAAAAACTTGACTTTTATGTTCATTTTCCGTATAATACATATCTGTAGTGAGGGATGTCGGAAGCAACCTTATAACAAGAATAATAACAACAATGAAAGAATACAAAATGAGCAAAAGCGAATTTCTGCAAGGTCAATTTTTCCAATCACAACCAGAACGTATTACTTATTATAACCTTGGCTCTACCTGTGCCATGTGTCTCACTCCTCGTGTGGCTTATAATGACAATACTGGTGTTCGTGATGTATGGGCTTCAAATGAAACTGTAAACAATGAGGTCGGAAAAATCTTCTACGAAAGAAAAATGCGCAACCCTCTGTTTGCCTGCGATGAAGTTAATATTTACCCATTGATCTATATGGTAAACCGAGAAGAACGAACTTCAATGCGCGGAATTGAAGAGCTGGAAAATAAATACTTCTTGAGCGCCGCAATTATTGAATATCCAGTTTACCGTTACACATACAAGCAGCCATACGAAGTTCTAAAAGATAAACCGATCCCAGAGCTTCGTAAACTGGCAGTAGGCGAATATAGAACCAACTACACAGCAGTAGTAGAACAAAGCCTAGATGGCTATGTGGTTCCTCCGAAAGAATTGGTTGCAATGCTGGTCAATACAGCAATCAACTACAATAGAGCGATGAAATGGGTTCCACACAAAGAGATGAAAATCAATCTCTGTATGCCAAAATCGCTAATCGCCGAAATTGAAGACGGCCTAAAAGACGGCGAAGACAATCCATTCAAAACAGTAACAGGACTGATGGATTTCCTTGCATTGGAATACGGCGAGGATTCTATCCGAGACTTAGAAAATAAATTCTCCGTCTCAAATCTGAGAATCAAAGAAGTAGATGATTCAACCGACGCAAGAATGGTTAAAAATCTACCTCTGGTTTACAGAGAGGTGATGTACTCATTCTCAACTTCCTTCCGTTCTAATCCAATCAGCTAAAAAGAAAAGCTCCGGGGCAAACACCCTGGAGCTTATTTTATTGGATAATGAATTTTAGAGGGTTACCAAACGCTGGATTCGAGTTAAACAGCTTCTGCTCGGCAAACCGACGTCTAGTAAGACCCGGCATTTCAACAAGCACACCTTTAACTCTCCCTTTGTTCCAGCGAATAAACTCTTTAGAGGCGCCATCATAGTCGCCCGCATTGAGTTTCTTCAATAGAGTGGAGCTAGCAAAAGCAGATGCTCCAACATTAAAAATGAAGACACCGAGAGCGTCAAATTGACACTGGTTCAGAGGAACTTTCACATTCTTCAGGATTGCATTTTTAGCAATCTGCAAATCCCTCATCAGCAATTCCCTTGCAAACTCAGGGGTAATCTTCTCAGGAAAGGTTTCGCCAGGTTTAATGGCGTGCCCAATCCCAATGGTGATTTTACCAACGCCGTCATCATACTTGTGCAAAACGACACCCTCGAAGTGTTCCGTAAGTTTGACGCAGTTAGGGCTAAAATCCTTAATCAATTCACCCATGTAATCTTTACCTCCTTATCGCCGGTTTCTTCTAAATATTTCATCAATAGGGTATACGCCTTATACCCTTCTATTGGCTCATAGAAACCCTGGCTATTATATCTAGTATCAGCCCCAATTAGAATATATCTCCCGTAAATACTATAAATATCCCTGTCGACAATATGGCAAAAGGCATGCCCACACCGGTCTGTTGCCGCATTCTTCTGATGCAACTGGACCCCATTTTGAGGATTGACGAGAAACGGTAATTTTATCTTATGAACGGGAGATTCTTCAATAGAAAGTTGATAAACACCATCTTTAATACAGCTAAGACCAACAATGCCGTTAGGCTCGTCATGATTATAGTCCCACGGGGACTCCAGCGTGTAGATAAAGGCCTCTTTCCCATCCTTAAATCGAAGTCTGATTCGACCATGGACGCCAAATTGCCTGCGAATCGCTGAGTTTTGTTTCAATCGTTCTAACAACATTTTAATCTGGTTTCCTCTGTTTCAAAGAAAAGTGTTATAAATCAACCTTTTGGCTCATTTTCTATGTCTTCTACATATTCCTCATACTCTGCCGGTTCGGCATGAGAAGGCGGCGGGGCAAGCTGACCCTGCCCAGCCTCTGCAATAAGCTTACCTTTCGATACCGTATATCTGGTTGCAATGTTCGAAGTTAGATAGACGGCTATGATAGAAATAGTGATAGTCTCGAAGGAGCCTGATTCCAGCTTCCCAATAGAGAGAAGCCAGGCACAGACACCAAAGATTAACAGTGAGAAGAACAGTTTTCTAGATATGAAAGCAATCAGGTTTCCTTTTACAGTTCCCATATAGCTTCCTTTTATATCTTATTGGCCTCTACGGCGCTCGCCCTCCAGATTGGAAATTCTATCTTCGTGACGACGAAGATCTTCCTTGTTCCGGTCAATCATGCCATTAATAAGTTGAACGCGAGATTCTAGCTCATTCTTAGTGACCAAATCGGACTTAATCTGTTCAAGGGTAGTTGCCATAGCTGCCTGTTGAGACTCCATTCTTGCCATTGTAGTCGCTCCAATCCATGAACCCCATACAATAGAGCAAAGAGCAGAGAACAACCCGATGATGCTAAAGCTTTTCGGGATTTTAATACCAAGAACGGCACTTTCGTCTTGTTCAGACATCTTTATTTTCCCCTAGTTTAAAGTTTAAAGAATCCATCTGCACCAGGATTCTTGCCATAGTTGTTAGTCAAATTGTCTCCAACAACCCTGGCGTTGTAGCCGGCATATGTGTTACGACTTCCGGCTCCGGATGCATTAGCAGCTTTAGCTGCCGCCGCAGTCCGATTCACAGGACTTCTGCTGGCATTGTTAAATTTGCCAAGAGAAGATCCCATCCCCCCGAAGAGGGCTTCAGTGAATGTCGATGTGTCCAATGGGGCACTAGGATTTCTAGCCCGATTGTTAAACTGACTGATTGATTTGATGATACGTCCGTCTCTACCGGCTTTAGTGAGTGAAGCGGCAGCACGGGCACCACCGATAAGGGCACCGGCCATCATGCCGTTTGTAGCCCCACTAAAATCATCACCGCCGGTAGCCGTGTTATATGCATACCCGACGGTACCAAATGTAGCACCAGTTGCCAAAGCAGCAGAACCAAACTTGCCCCTAACATCAGAAGCAAGAGTGAAACCGGCACTTGAAACAGCCCTTTTGTTACGAAGGGAATTGTCAGCTGCACGGGCAGCAGAACGATAAGCAGCCCTCTCACGATTGAATGTGTTAAACAGTCCCATCATTTCCCTCCGTCAAACCAGGCTTCCCATTCTTTCTTTCCTGTGGTTGAAACATCTTGGAAACCACGGTTCTTTTTAACAGAATGGACAAGGTCGTTTGTGTTATAGTTCATATCGCCGAACTGGTATTGTTTTCTCGCCAATGCAGCACTCTCCCATTGTTGGGGAGACATGCCGATTTCTTTTGTCCGGCGGATCATGTCTTCGGCAGCAAGATCTGCTCCCGAAAATTTGTTGTTCAGGTTCCTCAGAACATTCCTGAGACCCTTCCCATGAGCACCTGAAGCTGCATAAGCCAATCCGGCCCCGGCAGCGGCACCAAAGGTTGCACCACCAACACCACCACCAAACATGGTGGTGTTATCAGAGACGGCACCCTTAGCAACACCATATCCGCCGAAGGCGGCAGCGCCAACAGCCGCAGCAGCGGTGAACTGTGCCTGTTTCTCCGAACGAAGCAGAAACTCAGACATGCCGCCATAGATTGATTGTCGCAAATTTGCCATAAAACAAAATCACTTTCTAAAAAGCTTTTTAAAAATCTGAATCAATAGACAGAAGAGGGAGCGACCCTCCCTGTAGAAACAATTAGAACAGAAACAATGAGAAAAGTCAACCCGTGGGACTGTGAAAAATGACAAAATTTTAAAATGGGCGGCCCGACCAAAACCAAACACCCACACCCCATTGATTTGAGCCCCCAGGGGTCAGATGGGTGATAATTGACCCAAAATCAGATTGACCGGCGCGGCGGACCCATCATTTTTGCCGAAGGCAAAAAGACTGATTGGGGGTTGGTTGGAAGTGAAGTGAGAATGGGCTAATGGTATGGCGTGAAACTTGAGGTGTGTGAGGTGTGTGAGTGATATGTGTGAGGATATTTGGGCAAAATGTTTTATGAAATGGATGTATTTTTGAAAAGGTGAATGTAATGCGTGTGAGGACGGTATTTCCGAAAAGTTCATGAAATGAAGGTGTTTCAGTGAATCGAATGAAAATGTGTGTGAGGACATTCAACACCAGAACAGGCAGGATATGTTGTTGGAGTTGTTGATGTAATGCGTGTGAGGACCTGGTGTCTATTAATGATATCCCTGTTCATGGGGATATATCCGGAATTTGCCCCCTGGGGTGAACTGGATAGCTTTCATTTATAAATTCTTTCTTTGCTTTTAGCTTCTATTCATTCATGTTCTCTGGAGCTAAAGGTGCAGCAGAAAAGGTCACTGATAAGGTCAACATGACCTCTGTTGACAAATACTGCAAAAGCAAAAAAGGAGAGTGTGACCTCTAAGTTTACTCTCTTATTGTTGTGAATAACTTTAGGATGTGTAGGAAACTCCAGTCTTACACATCCTCTTTTTATCTTATCTATAATGGCATTCAATACAGAGTGTTATTATAAATGAGATAATTCTGTCTCATTATTTTATTTAACCTAACCTAAGAAAGGTATTATCATGAAAATCCGTTACATCCTGATTGCCATCGTTACTGTTGTATTGTTCAACGCTGCTGGTAATGCAATGCGTAGAAGCGATTATCAGCACTGTAAGGTAACTAGCCATCATACTCTTCAAGAGTGCTCTGAATTAACTGGATACACTCCAGAGTAATGTCTTAATGTCCTAAGCATGACTATAAACTGCTTACTGTCCAGAGATGTGTGTCTCTGCTGATGATGGATGAAAACATCCGAAACAGTTTATCTTTTATTTTTTATTTTACTTACAAAAGGAAATTATTATGTCAACTATTACTTTCAAAACCTTTGTTTCTTCTGTTAATGCTGCTGCTGCTAAAGCTTACGAAGCTGCTGTAGAACAATACGAGCATAAAGCTCACATCAAAGCCGGCATTCGTGCCGTAGCTGGTGTTGAGGTTGTTGCTCTGAGTAATAGCAAAGCCGCTGCTATGCGTCCTGAATTAATAGCGGTTGTCAAAGACGGGACTGTCATTTCTGTTAAAGAGGTGGGCTCTAGAAAAGAAGCATTATATTGGGCTAATGCAGAAGTAGAGGCCCTTGTTTTAAATACAGCCAAGGAGGAAGAAATGGCTTACAGTTTTGAAGTAGAAGGTGTGCCTTGCCACGTGCAGCGCATTGAGCAAGTTAAAGCCGGCAAAGAGCCAACACAAGAGGAGCTGGATACTATCAAAAGCTGGGCTCGTGAAATCTGCACTATCAAAGCCGGTGAAAGCCTGCCTATCGTGGGTAAAGTGGATATTGACATCCGCCGTCCTAAAAAGGGCTCTGTTCGCGTTGTTGCACAACGTGGGACTATTGCAACTTCTTTGATCAATTCTCCATTGGGCCGCGAAACTGTTGTCCGTCACGGTTTTGTGTCTTACAAGAATGGGATTGCGTCAGTCACAGAATCTATCGAAGTTCTGCTCGACTGGATGGTCGGAATCAATACTGAAGGTGTAAAATTGGTAGACGCCCTGAAGCGTAAATCAGGAGGTGTCGTAGTTGTTAAAGCCGATAAACCTGCACCTAAAGGTGTAGTGGTCAAACAGGGCGACCTGCTTAATACGTCTCCTGATACCAGTTGGAAACTTGGAATGCCTGTTGGAGAGGCTATGTTCATTAGCCGCAAAGCTGGTAATAATATGGTAGCGGTTAATCATCCTGAGCTGACTGGTAAATACATCAGCGTTTATGATGTTAAAAAGGCTATTGCTAGGGGCATCCTGAATCCCGATCTGGACACTAAGGTATCTATTGGCGTACGTAAGGTTGCGGTGCTGTTGTCTGTAACGGACGAAGAAGGCAACAAAGTTAAGACCCTGGAACAAGCTAAAGCCCACCCCTTGGCAATGAATCTGGGTGGTGGTGCATGCTATGCCCGTAAAACCTTAATCCAGCAGTACGGCAAAATGCGCGTGGTTAGCTTCCACCACTTGAAAGGTGTGGTAACAAACGTTGCCAATGTTGACGCATTGATCGACTATCTGGGCGTTGATATTGTGTCTCCTATGCTTAAATCTAAGATGGTAGGTGTAGCACATGCAATTATGGGTGGCGATTTAAGCCAATTTATGTTGCGTTTGTTGGAGGACGCTGATTTTCGTGCAACTGCCAATACGGCGATTACCCTTAATAGCAAGTCTGTAAATATCGATGGCCTCACTTATACGTTTGCCCTGATTGAAGAGGAGATTTATGTCTCTGACTTCTATACGTTGCAAGGACACAAACGAGTTGGCGCGGAAATTAGCGTCAATGACAAAATCGAGGGTGTAGAAATTGAGGCGCCTGAAATGACTTTGATGAACGAGCTTCTTTCAGAGTTGAAAGCTGGCGATACAACATATTCGCCTGTAGTTCGTCTTTTAGAGATGAAACGTGCTGGCACTGTTGAAGCAGTGTCTCACTCTGCAGAAGGTGGTGTTCTTTTGGCGGACCAAATGATCCGTCAATATGGTGAGACTTTGTTCAAAACTTTCATTGCAGGCCGCACTGGTAAACGCACTGCCAAAGCGGTTGCTGCTGCTAAATCTGTGGATTGGACTGTTACTGCAAATGAATTCTTGGCCATGACTCGTACCTGGTGGGCGGATAAGTTCGCCGTTATGTTTGCAGGTAATGGATCTTTGTCTGTTGAGCAAGTTAAACGCGTGTCTCTGGTTGGTGATGAGACCGCTGAGTCTGTTATGAAGACATTCCTTACTAACCTGTTTAATGGCAAAGGTAAATTCCCCGGCCTGTTAAATATGCCTCGCGGTTTCGAAGTTGTAGCTGGAGACCACAGCTTTGTATTCCCTGGCTCTAACTTCTGGGATAAACCAGAGACAATCACTGGTGACCATGTATCCGGGCTACAATACACTGGTGGCGACTTCTTCAAGTCTCTCGCTTCTATTGTACTCATGGCTAAAACCAGAGGTACTAAAACTTGGGAAGCTGTAGGCTTGGTTAAAACCCATGCTAAGCACCTGCTGGCTATCGAGGAAACTTTCGGTGCTTACAAAGGTTTGAAATTCTCTTTGCCTAAAGGTCGTTCTTTGCCGGTTAGCTACCATTTTGAATCTGGATTTAAAGTGATAACTGCGGACCGTAGCTACAAAGAGGCCGCCAAGAAGGGTGAAGTCGGAGCCATCAAATTCCCAATTTTGATGGAAAATAACTTCCGTTTATACAATGCGGAAGTTAAAACTCTGATGGCGTTTGAGTCAGAAGCTGAGTTAGAGCTGAATCGTTTCATCTGCGAGAGCGTTGTGTTTGTAGACGCACTGTCTCATATGGCCAATAGGGACGACGCCGACGGCGACCGTTTGACTTTGTTCTGGGCCAAAGGCTATGAAGGCCAAGAACAATGGAGCGAGTCTAAGTTGTTGGCATGTAATAGTGCCAAACAACAGCTCTCATACGTAGAAGACGAGCTGGGTTCTTTGAATACCAAGGAGATTGGTGAGAAATCCCTTATGGTATGGGGCAAAGAGGACGTACAACCGGCAGTGGAGGAAATTGTCGCCGCAAAAACTGGTGTTGGTAGCGAGACTAATAATCTGATTACTCTGACACATTTGATCCGCAATAAAGCTGGTTATAGTGAGTTGGCCAACCTGGCTATTGATGCTATGGGCATCTTGCTGCAAAAAGAAGTCGTAGAGAATATGAAACATAGCAATGGTATGGTTCGTTTCTGCGAATATTTAAACCTGCGCAACAAGGAGACTGACCTTGATTACATGACCGAGGCTTTTGAAAAAGCATTCGAATTGATGTCTATCGAAGACGATGCCAAGGCTTATGAGATCGCTAAGCTGTTCGTCGAACTGTTTGAGGAAGACAAACGTAGCCGTGGCCAAGAAGGTTATCGTTGGAATAAAGCCAATGCAGTCCGTATGGCTCACACCGCCACTTGGAAAAACGTGCACTTTACCGTTTACACCAAAGATGTGACCGAGGTTTACAATACGTCCTTCTTCTTTGGCCTTGATGATGTTAAAGCTGTTAATAACCTACTGGACGTTAATGGCAAATCGCCTTTCAGCTTCATCTTAAAATCTCTGAGCCGCGAAGTGATTGCACAAATCCAAACTATTGCCGAGGTTAAATCTGCTGAGGCAGAAGCTTTGGCTAATGGTGAGGCTGTTGAGACCGAGTCTTACCACGAAGTTGATATGGATGCAGCCATTGATATGCTGTAACTCCGTACCTAAATAAAAACTGGTAAAGGTTACTGCTCGCTGGATACGGCTCCGTAGCGATATGGGGCTGTATTCACGTGGAGCGGTTCTGGTGTCGGTCTTTCAACGGTGGTAGGATTCGTCCTACCGTTTTCTTTTCTTTCTCGGAGGGTAGGGTATGCGACAATTCGTCATTACCCCAGATTCACCGTTTGCACAACTTTGTGCCGGTGATGTTAACAGCGCTGCGTATCGTGGCGTAAGTTTCATTATGCCAGTTGGCGTTGAGATGTCTGAAAAGGACATCCCCGGCTGGTTCCGTAGGATTCCGACTCAGGATGGTATGGCAGTTTACTGCTCCGCCGTTCATGAGTTTGCAACCCCAGGTAAAGGTTGCATGAATTCTAATAAGTGGGCTTCTAAATATGCAGAGAAGTTCCACAAAGAGAACGCGAGTGAAGATCACCCGTTCTGACAGAATTTTGGACCGGTGCAGGAATGTGTCGGTCTTTTACTGATAATAATTCTTTCAATGGAGGTTTAAAAATGAAATACACAGATTTCTTGATTCGATACACTTTCGAAGACGGTAGCCATAAGGACCGTCTCGTGTCTTATGTTAAACCCATGGATGTCGACTATGTATACGAGTATGCAGAAACCGTTGCATGCATGGAAGATATGGATGTTGTTGACATTGAAGTCAAAGGACTGGATGACTAGTCGTGGTTAGTTTTGAATTCAAAAAACGCTACGATTCCATAGAGAGTTTAAGGGCCGATATGAATAAAATTGGCTCTATCTCTGTCTGGAAGCACTATGGCGAGGTTATTGTTGACCACGTTAATGATGATGAACTTGTAGTGTTTAATGTATTCGAGGATGGTCATTTGGAATTTGACCATATCGAAGAGTTCGCTTTCATCTAAAAGGTACAGGACCGGCCCAGATTTTGGTGTCGGTTCTTTTATGGAAGAGAAGAATTGTTCTTCTCAATTATAATTTTTAAATAGCTATGGAGGCTAAAATGAAATACGTTCCAACTAAAAACTTGTCGCAAGTATGGTATAACCTTGCCGAGCGCAAGGAATTTGAAGCGGCTGCTGAAGAGGCAGCAAAAGAAGAGTTCTTGAAAGAGCTGAAAGATGAAGACTATCGCTCTGTTGACGACTATAAGTCCTATCTTGCAGCAGAGTTCAGTGATGGGGATATTGCCCACGATATGTACGAATTGCAAGAGGAACGCGATGATGAACAAGTCTTAGCTGGGTATCCTGATATTACCCCAGAACAAAGTTTTAATCGCCTTGTAGAGAGCTATGTCAAAGATCTGTATGTACAGGCCCATTGGCAAGTCTTGGAGTCTCTTAAATAGAATAATAACCGGCATCTGTAAAAGGATGTCGGTTATTTTATGATAATTTTATTTTTCTGGAGGTTTCAGATGTTTAAACGTATTCCCGATTGGATTATTGTTTCTTTGGCCATTATTCTTGTTGGCTCTTGGTTTATTATGTTAGGATTCAATCTTGTTATGGCTGGTAAGGCCATGACTAAACCTAGCACCTGTAAGCCTGTCATTGTTAAGGAAGCTGACCCTTATAAAGGTGTTCCTGCTGAAGAATTGGTTCGTGGGGATGCTGAAGTTAAGTAGGCATTCCAATACGAAGGGCCGCGCAATTTGTGTCGGTTCTTTTATGACATATTTCCCTTTTGTAAGTTTTGCCGATACCTTGAGCCTTGTTGCTCTTGGTGTCGGTCCCTTTTTGGGAAAGTAAGGACTCCCAACGTTGTTTTCATCTTTTTACCTCCATAAACTTTGGGCCGCACTCTATTGTCTTGTGATAATATTGTTGCGGCCATTCTTTTTCCGCCCGCTGGACAAATAACCTAAGCTCAAAGCTGTATATCCACGCATACAAATCCGCTAAGACTTTCACAAACTCCGTATTGAATATAGGTTACTTAATATCAACGGTTTTGTGTCGGTTGTTTTGTGGAGTGGCAAATGCCGCAAACTTTTAATATTTATGACCACTGGAGGTTAATCATGAAAATCCGTTTCGAATTCAATCCTGCTGAAATCAATGCCATGTCCACTATCATGGGCTCGTTCTCCGAATATTCCAAAGTGATTCGGAAAATGCTGAATGCCAGCAAAACCAATGACGTCAAAATTAAGAAAGACATCATCCATTGGGAAAAAGAAAACATCGAAGATGGTGTTGCTGTTGATATTAAAGTCAACAGTGACTGGTTCTGCAAATTGTGCAACGTCTATAACAAAGGCGTTGATGCAGCATTTAATATGCTCATTACTGTTGCTCCGGCAATTGCATTGTTTGCGTTCAAGATGAAATCCGTGAATGCGGAATATGGTGAAGTTTTGATGGAAGCTATCGATACCGAACCTGAACAAGAAGCTAAAGGCCCTGACTTTGACAGCATTCAAGAGGCTGTTGAGTCAATTCGTATCAATGGCTAAATAACAATAACCGGCGCCCGTAAAAGGTGTCGGTTATTTTGCGGTAAATATCTTAACAACAGCCTCTTATGGAGATAATATCATGGCTAAGAAAACCCCTTCTATTAACCGCTTTTTACGTCAAATCCGCCATTGGGCATACGGTAAAACTGTCGTATTGAAATCCAATATCGGTAAGCTCGAGGCAGAGTGGATTGACATGTATGAGCATTCGTCTGATAAGAATGCAGATGAAAGTCTGCGTTCTTTGGGCTTCACTAAAATCTACGTTTGTGACACCTCGTTACCAGTAGGACAAAATGTTACCGTCTATGAATTAGAGGACGGTAAATATAAGCATAAGGGCACTATTTACGACCCCTATTTTGAACTGGTTTAAAAAAAGAATGCCGGCGCCGATTTGATTCGGTGTCGGTATTTTTATGGAAAGGCACGTTGCCTTGTTGGAGTCCGTTATGGAAATCAAAAACCAAAAGCAGGCAAAAAGGGTCCTGCTTCAATTACAGGGTGAGCTTCACAAACTGGAGCTTCAATATCAAAAGGCTAACGGGTTTAATAAAGGTCCGTTAGAAGCAAAGATTACACAGACAGCCGTCCTATGGCTCTCTGTATTGGGTGAAGCCACACAAAAAGGCTTTGTTGAGAATAATGGTGTTACGGTCACCATCTCTGGAACCGAGCTCAAAAATCCGGAGCAAATTGGACCTGTTACTCTATCCGTATTTAAACGGGCAGAAGAATTGTCCAAAACCGAAATCAAATCTGAAACTTTAGCTAAAGGAAATCCAATCATGAAAAACTTGAAATCTGTTGTCAAAACAACTCCCGCAACAATTGCAGCAGCAAAAGCAAGCTTCGAAGGGAAGAAATTCATCGAGGCCGTTGAAGATGTTAAAACCAACATCTTGAACTTTGAAGGCGAAGAAGTAACGCCCGAGCTGTATGAAGATGTTGCAACCTACATCACTGCTCTGGCTCACTATAAACGTAAGTCCGATGCTACTGGCGTATCTACATTGACCGCCGAAAATGATGCGGTTAACGAAGCCGCCAATATGTTCTATGAAGCTTTGAAAGAAGCTGATGAAGAAGTGGCCGGTGAATTCAGTACATTCCTGTCTGCTCTGGTTGATGCAACTGATGAAGAAGACAAAGAAGGTTGGAGCCACAAGATTTGGGTTGGCTGCAAACGCGGCGGTTCATTTGTACTCGACTTGGCCAAAGGTTTGGTTATGTACGTCTATGGGGGTGTAATCAAAATCTTGGGCACTGCTCGTGATATCGCCGGCTATACCTTAGGTAAAATGCTGTCTATCCTCGATGCAGCAACTACCAGTGACTTTGGTCGTAGTGGACGTGATGGCATCATCATCAAGGCTATGAAAGAACGTGTGGAGGCTGTAAATGCAGCATCCGCAGCCTAATCAAATATACTGCGATGCTCGTTTAGTGGGCGGTAACCGATGGGCTATTGGTTACTGCTCATTTAATATGGGCATCAATGGGTATAAAATCATACGGGCCTCTGATAATAATGCGGCTGAACTGGAAGCAATTCGTTTTGCTAAACAATGCAATCCAGAGGCTGTTGTATTGTCTGATAGCCTGAATAGTGTAACTGCGCTTAATGACCCTAGTGTAGCTTACGTTGAACGTTCTCTTAATTTTGCGGATTCTTATCTGCGAAGTGTTAAGGTGAAATAACAGATACCGGCGCGGCAGAAATTGTCGTGTCGGTGTTTTTATGAGGAAAACAGAGCTGACCTCAATACAAAACAGCTCTATGGTCTGAATCTTGACCGAAAGAATCTTTATTTTAAATCAACCTAAAAGGAAAATCATTATGTTTGAAATCGAAACTGGCAACCTGAACACTGGCGCCCGCAAATTCCACTCTATCTCCGGCCAAGTAGCAACTCCAATGCCTGCAAGTCGCCGCACCTTTTACGTTCTGGATGCACGTCCAGACGAAGCCGAGGCTTTGGGCTATCGTGTATCCGTATACAAACTGGTGCACATGATCGCCAACCAACCGATGTCTCGCGGCAACGGACGCGCCTGTTGGATTGCTACCAACGCCGATGATGGTGTTCAATACGTTGAAGGTATGACTACCAACCAAATCGTAGCATCTGTCCGTAATGCCAATGCAAATGCAATGGAATTTCTGGATGCAGGCTTCAATGGTTTGTCTATCCAAAACGGCAAGCTGGCAAACTTCCCCGTTCCTGTAGGCCCTGTATTTGGCGCCGAATGGTACGAAAAGGCAAACGGTCTGGCACTGAAAGCTTTGAGTCTCTCCAAGGCCTATGAAGCCCTGCTGTCTGGTTCTGCATTCATCAGCCATGAGAAGAACATCGTTACCGCCAAAGAAAAAGACGGCGAACGTGTAGCCTTCTCTGAACAGCAGCTGTCCGAAATGATGGCCAAAATCGTTGCCGGTTACAAAGCCGAAATCAAACGCCTGATTGAAGCCGGTGCAATTGCCACTTCTACTACAATCTACGTTGGTGTAAATGGCTTGAGCCCTTGCATTGTACCAATTGCTGCAGCAAGCTACAAAACCACTAGCAACGGTAAGCAAATCGATGTCCGTACAACCCCACGTGCATACGGCCGCATTGCTCCTAACTTCTGCCTGACTATTACTGGTCAAGCCGAAATGACTACTCTGGAGCAAGACGAACTGCATGAAGGATATCTGGCTGGTGTCCAAGTAACTGAGGGTACTAATCCTACCCAATATTGCCGTAAGTTCGTGAACTTCAAGGACAGCCGCGGTAATGATGTTACTGTCCGTGCAGTAATGTACAGCAACAGCAATAATGGTCGTGGACAAACCCGTGCCGAAGCCTTTGATAACGTCAGCGCCAATGCAGACGAAATCATGTTCACCGAGAACAATGTCTTGGGTTTCGAAAGCCGCACTCCTCGTGAAGACGAAGAGCAAGGTCAACCATGGGTAGTAACCGCCCGCGTAACTATGGACGGCTATATCGTTAACCGTAACGAAACCGGCTCTGTTACTGTTGCCGCTGATGTTGATTTGGACAGCATCGATGTTAATGGTCTGGACTTGGGTGATGTAGATATCTTCGCTGATACTGCAAAAGTAGAAGCCGAGAAGCCTGCAGCTACCAAAGAAACCAAACGTCCTCGTCGTGGCCAAGCCAAACCGGCGGAACCTGTACAAGCTGAACCGAAAGGTGACGAACCGTTCTAATAGAGTCTGATAAGGGCGAGCGTAAGCGAGCCCCTATTAGTCTACTGAATGCTGGTGTGCCCTGTATAAGGGTGCACTGGCATTTTTTATTTTAAAAATTTGAGGTTGGTTGAGTTGTTGTTTTTGATTTTTGACTGGTTGAATGCAGTCTCGTTGAATTCTGAAATTTCTATTTGTCATATATAACTTTGGTGATTTGTTTTGGTATTTTTGATGGTGTTTTGAGTGGACCGGCGCGGCGGGAAGTCGTATATAATCAGTCCCTATTGTATAAAAAGAAAAGCAAATAATAGAAGAGAAACAATAGAAGCATATAGAACAATACAAAAAGAATAAGGTACTAATATACGAACAATACAGACGGGCATATATAGCCCTAGTATATAATAGAGTGCAGGTAGTACATATGGACATATAATACATGGCGCGAACCTAATAATGGGACCATATACATGCAGGCAATATGAACTGTACTTACAAATAATATGAACGGGCGCGGCTATCCTTGTATTGGTGGAAGATAAACTTCCGATTGGATATAAGCCCAAACAACCATAATAGTGTCGGTTATACTATGATACGTGTAATATATTAATGAACGACTTAAAACGTTTGATACAGCTAAGGGAGCGACCTTATCTAAGTCGTTGATTTATATAGAACCACAATATTTGTTCAAATTAAAATAATAGGCTATAAAAAGGCCTAAAATAGAGGTTAATATAGCCCTAAAAAGACTAATAGAAGCAAGAATAACAGTAATACAGCTAATATAATAGCTAATAGTATACTGATATAGGCTAAAATAGAGGTTTAGGCACATAAATAGGCCTAAAATACTGTAATGTAACATATTAATGATTGCTTCCAATGTGGCTTATATTCCTTGGGAGCGATTTATACTAAGTCCTTGATTTATATAGAAGCAAGATATTCGTTCAGAACTGAATGATATGCTAAAGTAAGGCAATATTTGCTTAAAAAATAAGCAGACGGGCATAAAAAAGGGAGAAAACATGCCCAAAATACTAAAAATAGGACTCAAATGGGAGAAATTCTCAAAGTATCATTTTCTCCTATAGCGGATACAGACCTTAGAATAGTGTCGGTTATTATACGGAAAATAACTCAAAAAGAGCGAAAATAGAGTGCAAAAAGAGCAAAGACAGGTTAACATGGGCGGGCCAGCCCTGTATTGATTAATACCAATAATACAAACAAAAGCCATAATAGAGACTATACCAATAACACTAATAGCACGTATAATAGAAGCACTAATATAAGTACTTATACAAGCTAAAACCCTTATAATACAAGGCATACAATACTTACAGTATATAAGGTATATGCAAGTATAAGCAACTATATGGGCTTAACGCCAATAGAAGCAAGGGTTTTATTGGCTGGACTTCCAGGTGTCCAGACTATATTAGCAGACTATATAAGTGCCCGAGCCTATATTACTGTCTGTATTGAGGTAAATCAGTTTATTATATATTGGAGTCTTACAATACGTTGGGCTTCCTGGTATTATCGTCTATATTATAGTAACGCAGTCCGTATTGTAGTAATGCGGGAAGTATTGTGATAATTCAGTCTATATTAAATGGCATGTAAGGTTCTATTAGTATTTGTAGACTCTATCGAATGCTTATACTTATTAGTGTATAAGTCTATTGTTATGCTTCTATTAGTATAGCTGCTTATATTCTTTGTTGTATTGTATATTTAGATATAAGTCTTATAATTGTTGTTGTTGTTTGATTTATTATAAGAGTTGTATTTGTTATTTGTTGATATGGGAGTTTATTTGTATTATGTTTAATTGGTTTTTGATTTTTGTTGGGTTTTGTTTTGTTGTTTTTATTTGGATTGAATTGTTGTTTTTGCAGTTATAATGGTTTTTGAAGTTTTTTGTTTTTGTCTTTTGGGTCAATCGATCGTTTAGAGCGCCAATAAAAGAATAATGGGCCGCGCCGGCCTTTTGTTTGTCCTTTTGCTTGCTTTGAGTCTGCTTCCATTGAAACCGATTTAGTGTCGGTTTTTCTATGGTAAATATTATATTGGGAGTTATCATGATTTCTATGATACTGTTTGGTTCTGCTATTACTTCTTTGGCTATATTGTCTATTCTTGCTAAGAGTAATGTTGATTTGCTTTATAAGATTTTGGGTTATGAAGCTTATGTAGACCTTTGTTTTTCTTTGTTAATTGGTTTTGCTTGTGGTATTTCTGGAACTATGTCGGGCTTTGTAATAGGCGCGGCGACCGGTCTTATCTTTGGCGCGTCCTTGTTCATCCTGAAGAAACTGATTGGCTATAAGAAGTATGAAAATAAGACTTGGGTTTACTATCCTGCTAAGTGGCCTATTGGTGATTTCTTCAAAGGATTGTACTCTAAATACGAGTATATTTGATTCTGTTTTATATAACAGTCAGAAGTAGCTGATTTTAAGGTCTTATTACGCAGGCATTATTATTTATGTTATATTGGCTATTACAACTGTTGTTTGGATAGCTAAAACTGATTGTTATTTTACTTTTGGAGCTACAATATGAGCTTTTTGAAATCTCGTTTTAATCTTATTGCGGCGCGTTTGTTCTACAATAAACAGGGGCGCCTTTCAATATTTAAGGTTTGCGCCGTATTAGGTATTTCCGCCATTTGCTTTGTTTACAATTCTACCTTTGCTTCATTGGTAACTGGTTTTGTTGTCCTTATTGGTTGTATATGGGTTATTACTCCCGTAGTGACATCCCTGTTCTCTGGCTTTGGAGGGAACGAATATGAAGAAGTTGAGTCTAATATTGACGATGCCTATTCTTCTACTGACAGCTGATATTGCATGGCAGGTTGAATATCACTATTCTTTTGTTTTGCAGTATATGTATGAGTTTTAATTGACGGGTCTTATTTCAAGGCCCTACGGAGGCTTTTGAAATGATTCCTTTGAATTTGTTTTCCACTTTGTTTGACCCTGCTGCTGAACCTTTTGATTGGAGTTCTGATGTAGGTAAAGAGTATATTTCTGCTATTGAGACATTTGTTGACGGATTGTCCAATGCGGATTATATTAAATCTCTTAGCGGCGACCCTATCTTTGATTCTATGATGGAGTATGCCACCAAGAACTATGATGCCAAAAGTTTGTATGGCAATCTGAACTGGTTCTTATCTGATCTTGAACATAATTTCGACGTTCCATTGTATATGGATAGAATCTCCGACCATAATGGAGACCCATATCTTCGCTATACCTTTATGTCCCCTAAGACGCCTTATATTGTATCTTGGGTACGTAATTTCCACGGCCGGTTGTATGTAAGTATCCATACACCTCAATTGGTCGAAGGTGTAGAGCTAAACATTTGCCGAAACGGCGTTATTATAAAGGAATAAGCTCTATGGCAGACTTTCTATTTGGTTTTATCCAATTCGTAGCATTTCTACCTGTATTTTTAGTGAGCATCATATGTTTCATATTCTACGTTGTTATGGTTTTTATTTTCACTTCCCCGCTTATTGTTGCTTCTATGATTCATAAGCTGTTTACTAAAATCAGGTCGTAAAGGTTAGATATGGAAAACAAACTGTTTATTGCATTGGATATAGATGGAGTCCTAAATAGCAATCAGGATTATTCTAAGTTTTCTGCTATAAATGGGAGTATTCCTGATATCGCCAATACACTCGAAGATGAGATTAAATTCTCAAAAATGAATGATGGCCGCGTTTGCTATGGCAATTTTGTAAATCGCCGACAATTAAAGATGCTTAACGCGTTTATTGAGAAGATGATTCAAAGGGGATACGATACCCATATTGTAGGCATTTCGTCATGGTTCTCCACCAATCCTAATGACATCTTATTGTTAAATACCAGCAAAGAAGAGCTTTATAGTTATTTCGAGTTCAATCCAGAAGTAACTTTTTATTGCGCTAATTATACAATAGGCCTATCTCATCTGCGCCTTGAGTCATTCGTTGGGTATTGCGAATCCATACTAAGTAAATCTGCAAAAGGTTCTGATATAATTGCCTTGTATTTAGATGATTTAAGGCATGATAATATCGACCTATTCGATGAAAAGCTCTCTAATTTTAGAAAGAACTATCCTGATATTAAATGGTTTTATCCAAATATCACGGAAAGGTTTGGACTAAAAGAAGAGGACCTTAACATAGAGTTGTGAATGCTATTTAAAAAGTCCCCACCGGCACCTTCGATAAGGTGTCGGTTTTCTTTTGGTGTAATAAATAGTGAAAGATATTTGGTATGCCCGCAGAATTAAAGGCTTACATTATAGGTGGCCTAGTTTACCTTTTCCTCCACATAATTGGAGTCTTTGCACTTACATGTGCAGACTTTATGAGAAAAGGGAAATGCGAGACTTATTTCGAATATATGATGTTCCATTCTTTAATGGGAACCATGTTTGCATTGATATGGCCAGCGTCAGTGCTTGTGAATGTACTATTCGCCGTTTTAATGATAATTTCTCTTCCTTTTTCTATTTTGATTTCAAAAATCAAAGGCGAAAATGAGAAATGAGCAATAAAAGTTTTATCTTAATATGATTCAGAACTAGATTCTGAATGGAGCCGATGATTTAGTCACAAAGGCTGGTAGCTGAAATGTTATCTCTGACTCGGGATGACGACCCAACCGTGTGTGTTGTTCTACTCTTGCCTGCGGAGTATAAACGCAGGCATCTTACACTATAGATTAAGTGTCGGTAAGTTGTTGGTAAAATAAACATTGGAGTAAGATATGCAATTTAAAAACAATATGCGTTATACAGATGATATGGTGACGTTCTTTACCGGCAATGCGCCGTTCAGTAACTTCTATCCTTCCCGATTTGAATATAAGGGTTATCATCTGAACAATAGCGAGCAGGCCTTTATGCTTGAGAAGGCTATTATGTTCGACAAGAGCAAAATTCCTTTCATTTTAGCCGCTAAATCGCCAGCTGAAGTGAAGAAATTGGGCCGGGCCGTAGAAAACTTTGACCCTAAAGTTTGGGATGAAAACCGTTATCAGATCATGGTCGATATCCTGAAAGCTAAATTTGCAAATCCAGTATTGAAACAAATCCTTATTGGTACCGGCGACCTTGAATTAGTTGAAGGTTCGCCATATGACGCTATTTGGGGCGTTAAATTAGACTGGAAAAGCAATGAAATCCTTGACCGCCGCAATTGGCGTGGTCGCAATCTTCTTGGCAAAGCTCTCATGGAAGTGAGGGAATATTACCACAATCAACTTTAAAACGGAGTAAAGTATGCAAGTAAAAGATTGGTCTGAGGCGATTGGAAAGCCAGTAAAAATGAGAGATGGAGCAATTGCTTTTATTGCCGGGGACGCATCTAAGATTGAAGGATTTGGGTGCATCCTCTCTCCGCTTGTAGGGTTTTTCTTTAGCGGAAGCCAAATGATTGGATGTAGTTGGGATAAAAATGGAGAAGATAGCCCTGGCCGAGAGTCTCCATTCGATTTGATTGAATATCCCAACAAAGAAGAGCTTGAGCGATTTGAACAAGAAATTTTTATGTACTCCCTGAACTTTTATACATGGCATAATATTCCTGTAGTTTGGGAAGGCTCTCCATTTGAAATCCAGAAGTTAACCCTCAAGACTGAAAGGGGCACTTATATTATACAAAGCGAAGATGGAATAGCAGAAATCAAGCCAGAGACAATTAAGGACCTGAAACCTTTGTGGAAATTAGAAAGCCCTGGAAGATTCTCGGTTAAAAGCGCTATTTCTGGAAGAGCTTTAGAAACAAAAGGAAAGAGATTAGCCCTAATTGTTGAGGACATTTCCAAATTTCCTATGTTTCATGGATTTCCAAAGCCATTGATTGGCGGCACATTTAACCCCAATGGTGATCTTTGTTGTGATTCATGGATGCCTAATGGTAAATATACCATTGATGGTTTTGAGAATTGCGAAATCAAAGGCTATGCAGATCCCGAAGAATTGGAAGCAATTATTGAGGCCATGGCCGATACTGTCCTTAAAGTTGCCTATAATATGGAAGCATTTTTAACTTGGGATGGCATAGATGGGTCACACAAAATTATTGGGCACAATGCTAGAGGTCGTTATATTTATGAAAAAGACGGCAAAATAGCATTTCTTAGCCGTAATGAAGCTAAGAATCCACGTATTGTAAAATGGAGATAAATATGCAAGTAAATAAAAAATCACTGAAAGTATTGGCAATTTTGGCTATTGCAGCCGGTATTGCCGCATGTAGCAAGGTTGATGAATCATCTCGTGTATATCTGAATGCCGACCATTGGGTTCAGATGGGCGTAAATCGAGGCGGCACCCTTTACGAGGAATGTGTAAACGACCTCGTTCCCGGCAAAGAGCCAAAAGTCCTGTGCCGTACAATCACAAAGGCTACTTTTGAAGAAATGCAATTCCAGCATATGAATAAGGCGATTGAAGCTTCGAAATTGAAAGAAGCTAAACCGGCCAAAGCTGTAACTGCGTTGGAACAATTGCCTGATCCTAAGGCGTCAGAGTGATGAAATCCACAAACCGTAAATTCAATGAGAAGTTCCTCAAGCATATTCATTCGTTTGAAGAGCTTCTCAGGGATATGAAATTCAATAAAATCAGGATGTTAAATAGGCGTGCATCCGGCATTGAGGAAGATATCAAAGTTACAGACTTGATTCGTCCTAGTGTTGTTTGCGGCCATAATCGTGATATTGAAGAAAACACAAGAATCAACGAAAAGATTTTGCTTGACTATTACTATCAGGCTTATGAGCATCGTATTCGTTTATACAGTGTTAGCGACATTATCACTAATATTTATCCTGATTGTGAGGCTACGAAACGATTTCTCGGGCGGCTTAAATACTATGTCCGTATCCTGAAGGAAATTTCTGCTATTATTGATATTGCAGAAGGCTCGTAGCTAAAATAACGGAGGCAATCATGCTAGTATTATTTGCATTATCAGTACGGAAATTATTGGCATTTTTGTCTTCCGTTAAACAGAAAAGTAAAAACAAGTTGGCAGAGATTCAAAGCCAGCTGCAGGGAAAGGCGGGCTTGTTATGCCTAAAAAATTAAAAGAACTTGGATTATTTGAACAGTTTCTTTCTGAAGGTGTCTATTATAGCGTCGATGAAGTTATTGCAGTTCTGCAAGGTCTTAAGAAAGAGTTTGAGAATGTGACTATAACTCTTGAGCCGCATTCTTGCGGAGAATACATCGTAGTCTATGGAGAGCCGAAAGATGAATAAGCAAACCTTCATTGCGGTCCTCTTATTGGCCGCAAGTTTTAACGTTGAAGCTGCTAAGAAACAAAGCTCTTCATCGTCTGAAGTAAAAGCATTGGCAACTGCTATTCATCATGAAGCTCGCGGTGAGTCGTTAGCCGGCAAGAAAGCTGTTGCCAATGTAATCATGAACCGTGTAAAGCACAAAGAGTTTCCGAACACGGTAAATGATGTTATTGCGCAGCGTGGACAGTTCCAATGGTATCGTAATAAAAAGTTACGAGCTAAAACTGGTTACGACAAAGAAACAGAGAAAATTGCCCGGTCTATATATTCAGCCCATAAGGCGAAAAAGCATGCTGATAATACCGGGGGAGCTATTTTCTTTTCCTCCAATGGTAAACGTCCGGCGCCTCGTGCAGTAAAGCCAAAGCGTATCGGTAAACATGTCTTCTATAAATTGAGGTCTAAACGATGAAAGTTTTAACAAACGAAAAGTCGGCTGCTCTAAGAAGTTTGCAGCCAAAGCAGCTATGTATCGGCGACTGGCAAGAGGCATGGGAGGAAACTTTGAATTCTCACATGAAGACCTTTTAGAGCTGTATCGCTATGAAAGCACCGGCGCGGGCGGTAAGTCTGCTTTTGAAACTATGCGTCAAAGAAATGGATTTGCTTTTGGCAAATGGCTAAGAGACATTGATGTTGCACAATATAAAGAAGACCTTAATAATGGTCTGTTTAACCCCAAAGAGCTTTTAGAAGGCATGGGGATTGTGCACAATAAAGGTCTTGAGGTGCATTTCAATTGGCAAGCATATAAACAGAATTGGATCGATACATCATGCGGTCAATTGAAAGCCAGTTAGTCCTAATCAAAAAGGACATGATACGAACCTTAAACGATTTCTTTGAAAGAGCAATGACTCTGTATTCTTGCTCCGTAAACATTGAAGTGGTAAAAGATGAGTCAATTGAAAAGACGCTGTCTGTAACTCGTGACCCTTTTCATGCCGAATCGGACAGCTTATTTAACAGGTTGGCTAAACATCGCGCCGCATTGAAAAAATATGATAAGGACTTCATCTATTCCGAAATCCGACAAACATACTACAAATTTCCGGCTATCCAGTACGAATTTCAACTGGATGGAATCAAATACACATACAAAATCAAATACGACATTTTATAAAAAGGAATTAAATCATGAAATCTCCTAACAAACTCTACAAAGCTTATGCAAAATTGGGTTTAGCTATTGCCCAAGAACTGGCATTCTCCGCTCCTACTGATAAAGAATTCCGTGAATTCGCTGAATCTCAATGGGCCGAAGTCGACCGTATGGTTCTGACAAGTGAAGATATCAAATCGATTGCCGATATGAATGACGAAGACCTGAAAGACTTGGGTTGCAATATCCTCTTGACCAAAGAGGGTAAGCGTATTGCTGAATTGCCGTCACATATCCGCCGTCTCGCCGAATCCGATACGATTTACGACGTTGGCAGAATTGAGCTTGACGATGAAGAATTTGGTAAACGTGAATTCAAAATCACCGGCGTATTCTTGAATGGCGAAAATGCCTTCGAATAATAAAACAAGTTAATGTGGTAGGCGTGTTCTATATGGGCGGCGCTTACCCCATGATAGTCTTTAAATAACAGTGGTTCTGCTCGTATTGACTACACGATAAACCGCATAGTGCACCATTCAGACTTTCTTTGTATACAAGTTCGGATATATCAAGGTGCCAGCCAACAACCAAACTCGCCGAGGGCACAAATGTCTCACAGCTTATCTTATCGCAGTTGACTTGATGCTCACTCGGCCCCATTCTTACGCACAATCACAAACGATAATGCACGTGGTTCCAGGATTATCCATGACTCCGAAAAATCCTGACATGATACCTTTCTTGACAGCATGTAGGCGACGGTTTGCATTCGCAGGGACGACGGAAAGACGGCACCCTATTATCTCCCCTGATGGTTAATGGAAAAGGAAGAAGCCCCAGCATCGAAAGGTGTTGGGGCTGATTCTTTTATTTGAAACTATTTTTAAGAAAGGTTTGACTGATGGTTGTTTGTATTTGTAATAACATTAATGATAAAACTATTGCTGCTATGGCTGTTAATGGTGCAGAATTGGAAACAATACAAAAAGAGACCGGCGCGACTACTTGCTGTGGCTGTTGCCATGAAATGGTCTGCTCATTGATCTCAAAGCATAAAGAGGTAACAACCGAGGGAAAGTAAAATGCGCTCAAATAGAGGAAGAAGAAGCTACAGTTATGCAAGAATAAAATTTCTTACAGAACGTTTGAAGTGGGTTATGAAGGCCATTCAAAAACGGGCTGACAAAAAGAAGGAAGAATAAGTTGACCGGCACTCGATTGAGTGTCGGTCTTTTTTACGGAAGTAACATTTAACCCTAGAAAGGTATATAAAATGCACTTAAGAATTTCCCAAGGACATATTCCAGTAATCAGCAAAAACTCTACACCAGCAGAAGTCTATGCAATCTTTCGTGAGCATTTGACTACTGAAGGGCGCATTGAGTTTGAGTTGAAGCCTAATACGTTCGGATTCAAGGTGATTAATACTATCAACGAAAAGACTGTTGAGACCGAATTTATTATTCCTGAATCGTTCTTTAATCCGAAGAACCATTGGCCTCATTTCGCTTTCTGTTCGCGCCATATCAATAAACGGGCGCCGATTGAAATGATTAACCATTTTGAAATGCTGTTCTTCTTCTTGGCTGAACGATTTGAAGACGCTCTGAAGAACAACGAGATTTTTACGACCTACATTCGCCGTGATATCAAGTTGATTACCAATTTCGTTGAATATGTAAGTCCTAATGCATTTAATGCGAACCTGAAGTCTTCAAATCTTCTGGTCTTATGGGCTCCTTACAGCACCAATACCGGCACCTCTTTGGTTTATAAGAACCAGAATCTTCCTATTGGTGATTTGGTCCATCAGCGTGTAATTACAAGTCCAGATAAAGAAGCTATTACAGCTATGGCTAATTGCTTCAATCTGATGCCCGGTTCTGAAACTATGCTTTCTGAAAGCAATAAGATTGTTGTTTCTGATGGCAATGCTGATATTTCGTGCTCAGGCTTTGGATTTGAATACGATGATGATGGTCGTATTGTAGGTTTCTCCTCTATCTTCCCTCGAGCCTCTGCGTTGCCTGCTCGTTTGAAGACTCATGTAAACGGCAACCACTTTGGCGTATTGCAACCCGCTAAGCCTTTGTTCATTGAAGATGCTGCAGTGAATCCTGATGGTTCGTTTGTCTTTGATGATAAAGGCGACCATGTTCCTTTGGATAATGGAGGGTTGGATGCTATTGTTGTATATCAAGATATTGATTTTGAAAGCTATCACCAAGTCGGCGGCGACTTAGAAGTAAACCGTCGTATTGGTAATCAAATCGTATTCATGAATCGTCATAAAGAAACGGAATTCGATGAGATTCTCGTGAAAGAAGGCGAAGTGTATACAGCAAAAAATGGGTCTGTAACATTAGGCACATTCGACCGCCGTCCAATCTCAGTAGATAACGTCGTTAAAATTGAAGTAACCAAAGTATCTCAAAACGGTTATAACAATTCAGCCCGTATTGATTTCGTAGCATACTATAAAGTAGGCAATTCACGAATCACTTCTCATACAGGTCTGAAAGGCGTAACCAAAACCATGATGACTTGTGGTAATATCTACTCCGATGATTTCGAAATGGAAGTTGATATCTTAACAGGTGTCAATAGCATCAAAGCTAAGGAAAATACCGTACGTTTAATGCAGGCTGCATTTGCATTGAAGTATGGTTACTACAAGCCTACCTCCGGCGATAAGCTTCTCTCGTCTATGGATGAAGAGGAAATCAATGCCGCTGCTAAGTCCATTCCGGAAGTAACCTTCAAGATGATTCGTGAAGGGGAGGAAGTCGAATTCAAAACCCGATTATACGGTGTTGTTCAAATCAACTATACCGAAATTGGTAGCCATTTTACAGTGGTTCGTAACCAAAAGATGAGTTTCAATGCTTTGCGCTATATTTCTCAGACTAAAGATTCTGGATTGGCGCAATATGTATTGGACCATTGTATTGACCCAGATGAAAAGTCAGCAGTAATTGAGTTGATGAAATGTCTGAATGATAAGACGCGCCGCTTTGTGTCTGCCGAGCATAAACCTGTTTATACATTAAGTAGTTTAAAGAATCACTTCTCCGAAAAAGATTTGATTCTGGAACATAGCTCTATCTTTCCATTGTATTCTAAGCTTCTTGATGAAGACTTTAACAAAGGATTCTATATCAATTTGAGCGAACAGCGTCAAAATACGTCAGTCTGTATTCCAGATGCTAAAACTTTGGGTATGTTTTGCAGTAAGCAAACCAATGGTGAATATGTCTATCCCGGCATCCTGATTGAAGTCTGCAAGATGATTCAGAATGCTTTGCTTGGTAAACCTTATTACTATCGGATTATTCCGAGCCGCAATGAGGCTAACCAAAACCGTGTAAGTGCTTATGGCAATTATATGGCATCCTTGAAGTCTATGTTGTACTCTTCGGATATTTCAGGACAGACGCTGATTCAGACTATGATTACCCCACGATTGCGCGGCGTGAATATGAAACAGATGCACGATGTATACGTCCCAGACGGCGTCGTCGTTGTATTGAATAACCGTATTTATACCGATTTGCATGAATATGTCTATCCAACCAAAAACCTGCCGGTTGAACAAGGCATTATTCAGGCCTTTAAGAAGCTCTATGCATTCACATTACGTTCACCGTTCTTGTGGAAAACGCAGGTGCTGATTAAAGAATTGTGGGACGCAAACAAATTCGACACTTACCTCAAGCAAGAATATGGTTTTGCACTGGAAGATTATCTGGATATTAAATCCAATTTGCACTGCGCATTGATTGGTAAAGACGTAATCAAAGGTAGCCACTCAGATATTGACGGCGACCTGTTACAGATTACTGTATTGCCAGAAGAAGCTCAGCAAATGATGAAGGAGTTCAAGCTTAGCAACATCACAGAAAAGATGTATCAATGGGATGAAGATTTCCTGCAGTCAGAATACGACAGCATTAAGAAATTGGATTGGACCAAGAAGTATAAGTTGCACTATACTCCTACCTATTGTAAGCGTCCTGGTGATGAAAGCTACATTGACTTGATTACAAACTCTGCTAACGCGAAGAAAGCCGTTGGTCAATTGGGCCCCCTATGGGTGTAAGCTTATAGGTGCATCGGGAAATATCGGTGAACCCTAAGTCTTTGGATATGGGAATACCGAGGAAGTATACGTTTTAAAAGATGTATATATTGGCTAAGGCCATTAATTCCGTAACGCATAGAGAATGAACCTACTTTTGTAGAATATAATTTCTCCACGAGTTCCCGACATTCCTCTGGAATGAAAATATATGCTGAACTAGGAATGAATTGACATTCCGTAATGCGACGAAAGTCCTAGAATTAAGGGATAAAAAACCCTTAAGATAACATATGCCCGGCACTAATAACGCGTGGCAGTTCGGTATGCTTATTGAGCTTTATTTGGCATTGCTGAATGAAGGCTCAGATTTGGCTTATCGCGCCATTTCTGGTAAAACCGGTAAAGAGTTTGTTAAAATCCCGCTCAATGAAAATATTGCCCAAGAATGTGACCATGTATATACCGAAACTAATGAACGGTATGTAATCAATGCGATCAAGCATATCAAGGGCGGCGCGACTCAATATCAAAAGTTCATGTTAGGGACATTAGGTTCTGACCAGACAGTCCATAAAGAAGTAGTAGAAGCGATTGTGAATGAAATGGGATATAGCCGTGAAACAGCTATGACCATTATCAATATTGCTATTTGGGCTGACCAACATAATCTGATTAAGCTTACCGGTGATTTCCTACGTATGCACAATAAAGGTCAGACCGTTGATAATGATGGCAAGCCTATTGATTTGAAAGACCCTGAAATTGCTAAATGGTTCAACCTGATTGTAGAAAAGACATTTGTGGGCCGAATGATTAAGCCTGCATTTGACGTATATAATCAGTGTATTGGCCAATTAAGCATTGAAGAAACTGAAGCTGATAACGAAAACAATGTCGTAGAGGCTAAGGATGTCGATATCGACTTCCTGTAAGTGGTAATATGGCGGCGGGAGTAATCCTTGCCGCCTCTACTTATTTGATTTTGTATTTATTTTCAAACTGGAGGAAAACAATGATTATTGAAAATGCAAGTAAGACCGAAACAACGGCAGAGAATAAATACAATATCGAAGTAACAGCTAAAACATTTCGAAGTTTATTTGGTGATTTGTATTCAAAACCGTTTGAATCTATGATTCGTGAAATCGTGGCAAATGCTCATGATGCAAACCGCCGAGCCGGTTATACAGGCCCAGTAGAAATCTCCGCTCATAAAGATGGAGTAGAGCACTACATCCAAATCAAAGACAACGGTATTGGCATGAGCTATGAAGACATGGTTAATGTCTATACTACATTCTTCAAGTCTACCAAAGACGACAACAACGAAGACATCGGCGGCTTTGGTATTGGTTCTAAAAGCCCATTAGCTTATGCAGACTATTTCGTTTCTACATCTGTAAAAGATGGAAAGAAAAACGTCATTATGACTTCCAAGAATAATGATATGCCAAGCTATCAGGTTATGCTTAAAGATGCAGATACGGACGAACCAAACGGTACTACTGTTCGTATTCCGATTAAGTCAGAAGATATCGTCAAGCTTGAAGAAGCCTATCAAAACCAGCTAATTGGGTTTTGGCCATTGCCGAAATTGACAAAGCTGGATGGCAAAGAGTTTAAGGTTAATGTTTTCGAAGTGACAGATGGGCTCAGAGTTACGAGTATTCCTGGACACTATCGGTCAGCGCTGATGATATCCGTTGGCGGCCCGACTTATTCCATGAGGACTGTACCAACCTATTTCAACAGTCAAATTATCCTTGATGTTCCTATTGGCGAAGTAAAAGTGTCTTTGTCTCGAGAAAGTATTACCTACGATGACGATTTAAGAAGTCTGTCGTTAAAAATCCATAGAGAGAAGATGACCAAAGTCTTCGATAAGATTAAGAAGATGACCAAAGAGGAACTTCTGGATAACCCTTGGGTATTCGGGATCGTATTGTTCCCTGAAACAAGGCCAATCCTGGATAAGATATTTGATAAACTCGGATTTGATGCTCTTGACGGTCTTAAATGGGGTTACTGGAATAAATCAGGAATGGGCAAGTATTGCTCTAAGGCAACGAGGTCTTCAGAACCCGATGTCCAAAAGAAAGAGCTCAAAGGCTACATCATGGGTCAGATTTGGTCGATTATGAAGGAAGATTGCATTAACTTCGCGCCTACATCTATGGTAAAGGATTCCGAGACAATCGTCCCTCCATCATGTATGCCCAAAGGTATAACCCTTTTTATCGACAAACCAGAAGACGAGCTTAGAAGATTTGCAGCCTCCATTGGCAAAGAGTGCAATATTGTCAATATGGATAGTCCTAAGGTCCGTAGATATTTAAGTCGGGCCAATAAGAGACAGTTCAGTGTAGGCGAAGGCGAATCTATTCGCTTTTCAGATGTAATATTTTTCGCATCAAATGGTTCAAAAGAACTCGTCTATGATGTAGATAAAATCAAGCCAGATGAATTGTTTGTAGTTGGTTCTCCAAGCACTAGCCAAGTGCATTATTCTAATGCGATAAGTGCCCTTAAGAAGCTGTTCCCTGGCAAAGATATCTATGCCGGCCGAGGAACTCCAAAAGGATTCGAAGCAGCAATAGCATGTGGCTTACCAAATGTTTTAACTTTCACTGCTGGTGATGTCAATCGGCTCTATATTCATAAATTGATGGAGTTTATGGACGACGAGGTGAAAGAAGAAGCTATTAAATACGGCAAGGGCTTCCTCAGAAGCAAATTGGGTCAACACACTATTCATGCAGGCTGCGAATTTGGCGGAGAGTCAATCTCGTTTTCGGAATTTATATACTGCAGATCCGACTTGCTTAAAAATAGAGCAAAGGAAATCGGTCTTGAGATTCTGAATAGCGGAGATGCTATTACCACTACGGATATTATGCACCCGCTTATTGTTGTTGGTATTATTTTAATCAAACAACAAATACGAAAAATCTTAGATGAGCGGTATCCTATGTGGGATGATATAAACAAGGTCTTCTGTCAATACATAGAAAGGTTAGACAATGAATTACAACGTAACGGTCAACCCTGATAAGTTTATCGTGGTGACCAAAGTTGAAGAGAATGGCAATATCCTGACGGCCAAACTCTTTAACTCGCCGGTGGTTAAAACCGACTTTGATACAATTTTGGATGATTGGTATAAGCTCAACGATGCTCGAAAAACATTCTTGGATGTTTCCAATGCCCGTTATGCTTCAATTGGCAAGTATAAGGTTGACCTTTGGGAATCCGAGCTTGTTGATTCTGATTTACCAGAATTGCTGCAAAAAGAAATTGCTGCATTCGTAAATCGCGCTTGTAAAGTGGGTGATAACGAAATCAATCCAGAAGCGTTCCTAAAATTCCTTGATCATCTGGAAGAAAACCCATCGCGCCGGACGATTAATAACCTCTATTCGTTCATTGGCCATAATGACATCGAAATCGACAAAGATGGCTATGTAATTTGTTACAAAGTTATCCGTGACGACTGGAAAGATGTCTATACCGGTAAAATCGACAATTCTGTTGGCTCTGTTATTAAGATGCCGCGCAATCAGATTGACGATGACAATAACCGAACTTGCTCCCAAGGTCTTCATGCCGCATCCTTACGTTACCTCCGTGACAGTGGCTATGGACAAGGCTTGGGCGGCAACTGGCGCTTGGTTAAACTCCGAATCAATCCAAGAAACTTCGTATCAGTCCCTATTGATTACGATGGTTCAAAAGCTCGTGTATGCGAGTACAAGGTTATCGAAGAGTGCAGCAAAGACTTGCTTCTCTGAGATAGCTCAATTAACGTTTTACTTAAAACTGGCATAATTGCCAATCAACCAAAGAGGAATTCTCCCTATGAAAAAACATATCGCAATTGCAATCGCCCTGATGTCTGCCCCTGCTTTCGCCGCAAATCTGGTGTCCGGCACTCAAAATGAAGTAGCCGGCAATTACAATACTGTAACTGGCGAAAAGATTAACGTCGATGGTTATGGCAATGCCGTAACTGGTACTGATATCGTGACCGTTGGCGACTCTAATGTGGTGTCTGGTATTCACAATGCTGTAACTGGCAAAATCAATGTCGTGGCAGGTCATAATGCCGCAGTTAAAGGCAATATGTCCGTAGCAATTGGCCAACGCGCTGAAGCATACAATAGCATGGTGACTGCTGTTGGTTCCGATTCTAAAGGCCTGGGTGAATCCTCCGTTGCCATTGGTAAAGGTGCCACAACCGGTGTAGATGCAAAAGCCGGTACTGCCGTTGGCCCTCATGCTACATCTATGGGTTCTTCGTCCTTCGCAGGCGGTCTGCACTCCTATGCTGGTGGTGTTCAATCAACTGCCCTGGGTCAAAGCAGCCAATCCATGGGCGAGAAATCAACAGCTATCGGCTCAGGTGCACAAGCTCTGGAACGCTTCTCTACTGCCGTCGGTGGCAATGCCGTCGCTACCAATCAACACGATGTCGCTTTGGGTTTCGGCTCCAAAACAACTGGTGCTGTTGGTACTGCCACTGCAGAAGTAAATGGCGTTAAGTATGGTACTTTTGCCGGCCATCGTCCTGTAGGTGAAACAAGTATGGGTAGCGAAGGTTGGGAACGCAATGTGACAAACGTTGCCGCCGGCCGTATTACCAAAACCTCTGCCGATGCCGTTAATGGTAGCCAGCTCTTTGCCGTTGCTAACAAAGTGGGCGAAAATGCTAAAGGCGTAGAAGCCAACAAGAAAACAATTGCCGAATTGGGCGATGTTGTGGCTATCAATGCCGGCAATATCGAAGCCAATACTCAGCAAATCACCACTCTGAACCACACTGTTCAACAGCAAAACGCCTGGAATGAAGCTCAAGATGGCCAAATCAATGAGCTGCGCGGCGATGTTGACGCTAACACTCAACGCTTGGACAACCTGACCGCTCTGGTTAAAGGTATGGGTGCTAACGAAGCAATCTTGCGCAAAGAAATGCATGACTTGCGCCGCGAATCTCGTGCCGGTATTGCTGGTGCAAATGCTATTGCCGGAATTCCGCAACCTCACGCTCCTGGTCAAACTGCATTTGGCGTTGGCGCTGGGTACTTCAAACATGAAGGTGCCGTAGCCGTTGGTATGAGCCACATCTCTAAATCTGGCAAATGGGTCAGCAAAGCGGGTGTTAACTTTGACACCCGTAAAAATGTTGGCGCAGCTGTTGGTTTGAGCTATGTATGGGGAGGTGTTCCTGTAGTGGTTCCTGCTCCTGTTGTAATCCACAAAACCGAAGTTGTTGAAAAGGTGATTGTGCGTGAAGTAGCGCCGGTTCCTGCACAAGTTAAAGTGCGTCAATAATAAAAGTGAAAGCCCCAGCTCGACGCTGGGGCTTTTGTTTTTGCAGCTTATTAATATCAAAGGTTTCTGAAGGTCAAAGGCTTTTGATATTAGTTATGCTGATTAGATTAATAAACAATATATTGAAAGACTATATTCTATTATTGGGGTGTGCATGAAAAATCTGAATAACAATTTACAATTCGAGAAATTCGAATCCAATGTAATGGACCTGCAAGAGTGGCAGGGGCCTGAATTAAAAATCAAGTTTAAAACAATGGAAGGATATTTGGATTTTCTAGAAAAGGCCGGTATAAAGCCCGGATACTTTGAGCCAATGCATCTTACTAGCCTTAAATCTAGATATGAATTATCTAAAGTACAATGCCAAAGGACGGAAATCTTTGGACGTATAAAGAAATTCTTAACAGAAAGAGGCTATAAAAAAGAGCTTGCCTTTAATTCTAATATTGGCGAAATTGCAGAATGTATATGGGGCAAGGGTATACCAAGGGGATATTTGAATATGTATTTGCCAGATGCAATAGGAATCTGGAATTCAAATATAACCAATAAGGATCCAATGACAATTGAAAGTGCAGTTGAAATTGCAATGGATGAGCTTGTAGATTATAAAATATTCCATGATTTCAAGAATTTCAATTGGGATGTTGATCATCCAGTAGAATTGCTCCATTATCTGATTTCGCATTTGTACTTATCTCTTGCCGGTAAAATTAAAAGAGAAGAGAACAGTAGGTTCAGTATGAAGCTTTTCAAAATTAATTCATCTAGCTTTCCTAGGGTCGGCGCGGGCTTATTGAATATTGAGCTTAAAATGCTTCCTTCCTATGCGTTGGAAGAGTTCTATTATTACAATATCTCAACAGTCAAAGACGGATTTCAATACTCTGTTAATGGTGTAATCCCCAAAGATATGAACGCTCCTGGACAGGCAATTATACTCAGGTCGAACAAGACGGCAATCAGTCAGAATGATCGTCATATGAACAGAGCACGCTATCTTAAGTTTTATAGCGGCGATGAATATGATAATACTGCAGAAAATATTGTAAGAATTCAAAAGAAAATTGAGCTTTACTTTAGATGCCTGACTCCTGATATTTTTGCGGATAATGATTAATTATGGAGGTCGTATGACTTATCGTCTTTTTATAGATGACGAAAGATTTCCTGTTACTCCTGATTGGTTTGTGGCTCGTAATAGCTATCAGGCGATTAAAGCCTTGGAGTTATATGGAATGCCTCAAGAAATTGCATTTGACCATGATTTGGGATGTCAGGATACTGCAATCAATTTCATAAATCATCTTGAGAATGAGCTGATTGATAATGGTTTGAAGTTTCCGAAAGGGTTTAAGTACACCGTTCATAGCCAAAATCCAATAGGCGCGGGAAATATCATTTCTAAGATGGATGGGCTTATTGATTATTTCGGATTTGAAGAATAGTTTAGAAAGGTAAATAAAAATGGAATTAAGTCGTAAAAGCTGGCTGTATAAATTGATGGATCTCTATTGCGATCCTGCGGAAGACATTTGTGGGTTCACACGTCAACTGATTCCACTGTTTATTATGTTCTTCGTGTTCCTACTTGGCACTGTTGGATTCACTGCCTCAATTTTGTTGGGCCTGTATGACATCCCCCTGAAAGATCTCGCCGGGGCTAATTGGTTCTTGGCGTACTTTTCGTTTATGTCACTTATTGTGATTGCCTCTGTAATTTTGGCGGCAGTAATTATGTATATTGCTGACCTGATTTTCAAGGCATCTAAGCGGAGAAAAGAAACACGAAAAGTGTTAAGTGCTATAATTCGACGCTTGAATCCTATTAAGGCAAAAGCCGAAAAATTCTGCGTCAAAATAAACTACAAAGATTAATTTTAAGGGCCGACATTATTGTCGGTCCTTTTATGACATGAGGTAAACATGGATAAAGAATTCTTCAAAATAAAAAAGACAAACTTCCCTAAATGCAAAGAAGAAGTGTTGTTTTCAGATGGTCTCAATATTGTAACCGGAGACTTTCACTCAAAAATACATTCACATGTCCCGGATCTCTTAGAATTAGATCAAAACAATGAAATTTGCATTTGGTCTGATTTGTATGCAAACAGCCTGCATCCGACTCATTTAAAAATGGAAGCTGGACATCTCATACAAGATGTGTCTCGAGGCTTACAGGGAATCGTATTTACGGATTCCTTGTTTATGATGCGCGAGCTGGATATTCTGGCTTATTCAAACAATATGCCGGTGAGATATATCAACCTCTATTTCGACAAAGATGAACTGAAGGTTGAACAGTCCGATGGAATTGAGGGTATTGAGCATCTCTCCATTTTGGACGAGAGCCTTGAACAGGCCGATAAATATTTGCGAATGTAGCATTCAAAAGGCTGTTATTAAAGATTTTAGAAAGACAAAACATGGACGAAGCGGCTCTTCCTTTCGATGTTGAGCTTGAAGCTGAACATGAATACCCATTGGATATGCTCATTGCTGAGCTGGTTGAAGATCAGAATTATACAGAACTTGATAAATTGCTCTGGTCGTATATAGAAGAAAATCAATCCAAGCGGCGCCTTAATGGCTTAGCCAAATGTTTGAAAAATGCTATAAAGGAGTTATATTCAAATACTAACATTGATGATGTTATGTATTGTGAAAAGGACTGGCTTGGTTCTCCGAATATGTTTATAACCGAGCCGTTCTCTATGGCTTACAGCTCATTCCCTAAGCAATTTATCTTATCCTCTTCGTATAAGAATATCCTGGTGTCAAAATCTGACAATTCGACGATCATGTCTACAGGAGAAGGTTGCTTTGTTTTCGTTATGGAATCTGATTGTAATATTACAGTGAATGGCGATAATTGTTTTGTATATATTGCCGGCGACCATAACTTGGTTACTGTAATTGGCCATAACTCTAAGGTTATATTTTCTAGTAATGACAATACTATCATCATTAAAGGTAATTCTAAATTCAAAGGTCTGTCCGGCTCGGACGTAGTCTTTATTAATGAAGACGAAAGTCAATATGAGGTTGGCAAAGTTCACACTCCCAAATTCATAAAAGACCTGAAATTCAAAACATGGTACAGATTTGGATATGAGAGTGATTCCTTTGTAGAGGTAGATCCAAATGAAATGCAGTATTGATTCTGATACTCAGAGCAACGTAATCGAAACAGCGGTCAACGCGGCCGCTGTTTTAAACAAAGAATTAAATTTCAAATCCGGCGTCAAGAAGTCGAATACGAGAGGCTATATTCTTCATTGTATTATAGATTTCAATATTATGTGCAATGAAAAGGTTGGACACGCGGTATTGTTAAATGTTTTAGACCCAGAGTCGGCTTTAACCGCCATTAAGGATATTCTTACCGGATTAAAAAGTAAGCAAGCAGAAGGTGCATATAAAACATTACTTCAATACGTAGAAGCCTCAACTTCTACAGGCATATTATATGACCTTTATAAAATTAAAGGCGAATTGCTGGCAGCTAGACTTCAATGATTGATAATGGTCTTTTTATCGGAATGCCGCCGGGCCAAATACTACATTAATTAAAGGACATATATGAACTACCTAAGTTGCGAATATGCGAACGTTACCGACAATCGAACCGGGGAAATAAAATTCCCTCGTGACGATAAATTTCGAAAGCTTTCTCCGGCTATCAATATAGTAACCAGTGATTGTATGTATGACCTTGACAACGTTGCCGATAGTCTTATGATTCTTGACGAGCGCCATATTACATATATATGGACTGATTCTAAAAATAGGATGCATCCTACGAGCCTTAAAGACGAAGCAGAACGCATCGTAGCATTTGCAGAGAAACAATATCAGTGGCTTGTCTTTACTGACTCATTATTCTTTGTTAAAGAGCTCAGAATACTGGCGAAGCAAAAGAAATTGGATGTGAAATATTTCAATCTCTATTTTAATGATGATGATATATTGGACATCGAAGAGACTAATGATATTTATTCTTTAAAGCATTTTAGCTTATTGGAAGAATCCTTGTCACAATTCGGCAGAAGTCATTTTGTTTAACCGATTATTTATAAATCAATTCAAAGAGAAGACACATGAGTCCAGAAGTAATTGTACTGCTTGGTAAAGCCATAGCCGCATTTATTGGCGGCTTTATTTTTGGTTATTACCGTAGCAACCTGTATAAAGCTGCATTGTATAGCTCTGCAATCTTTATTGCTGTCTTGGTTTTATCAATCGAAATTGCGGATAGACAAGCTAAACATATTGAACAGCAGCAGCAAGTTAAAACTTTAAAATAATTTTCAAGGCGGAGAATGTATGAAATTATTCGAAGCGAAAATAGAGCAGCCTGAAGATCCAGATAGCTCTAATGTAACCGTCAAATTAATATTTCCGGAGCCTTTATTCTTGCTAGAATGGGCAAGAAAAGAAAACGTAAAATTTTCGCCAGAAGAGGTGGAAATCATTATAAACTCAGACAGAAATAGAATTAAAAAGAACAAAGAATATCTTTCTGGCCTTATGGCTGAACATTCTAAATAGGTTATCAAGATGGATAAAAATAAGAACAAAGAAGATAAAGTCCTGAAGTTTCCTTCCGGACAAAATATAAAAGCTCAAACTCCAGAAGAAGAGATTTACGATATCGCTTATGATATCGGTCTGGAGTTGGGTTTTGATGCTAATGCCGGTATTTCTGGCGATGTGTTGCTGATGGACTTTGCCAAGCAATTTAATGAGCTTGTTAAGACTTCTATTTATATGGGATTCACAGCCAATGTAGAACGGCCCGCCGCCTATACCGTTGGTGCATTGGTACAATTGTCCTTTTATATGGATAAAGATGAATTTGAAAAAGTACGTTATTTTGTAAATTCCAAATTCAATGGCATAAAACTTGTGGATTTCTACAAGATTTTGGATACATGCCATAATGAGTTAATGGCAAACAAAGAAAAAGAAGAAGAAACAAAAGGAGAAGAAAATGAATAAAGAAGAACTGCTTCAAAAAATAAAAGAGGGAATCCTCGAATATCCTGATTTTAAATCAGAAGTTTTAAAGGTAGCTGAAAGTACAGACTTTGCATCTGTGTCAATCGCGATAGAAGCAGCAAAGAGTCTAAGAGAATCTCATGGAATCGAATTAAATATGGATGAAGCTCGTAGGGGCTACATTATCTCAACCGCCCATAGATTTGCGGATTTCGTAGAGTCAAGAATAGGCATGTGTTATCTTCGACCAAAAGAACAATGGCTTCCCTGCATTGAAGGCAACCTTCTTGAAATTTGTGAACATACGAATAAAAGCGATCTTGATAAGATCTATTCGTATATCAGAAGAAATCATCCCGAATTTAAACGATATGTCGACGTATTCCAAATTCTTGAAGACTTCAAAAAATTGCACTATGTCTCTGATATAGAGTGCGGCAAATAACAAATTGAAAAGTTCATAGAGGATACGTAATGTATATTGTAACAACAGCATTGCCGTATGCAAATGGTGATATCCATTTAGGTCATATATTGGAGCATATTCAAGCAGACATATATGTCCGAAGACTTCGTCAATCTTATAAGGATGTTTATTTCTGCGGGGCTGATGATTCTCATGGTACTGCTATTGTTTTGGCGGCCGAAAAAGAAGGGATTAACCCTAAAGAGCTAATTAAACGCTCAATGGAAAGACATTATGAAGACATAAGCGGCTTTGGAGTGGAATATGATAATTACTATACTACACATTCTGAAGAGAACCTTGAGTTGGTTAAATATGCCTATTCTAAACTTGTTTCCAATGACCTGATTGAAAAGCGGACAATTCAGCAATTATATGACTCTGAAAAGGAAATGTTTCTTCCTGACCGCTTTGTAAAAGGCGAGTGCCCTAAGTGTCATTCGCAGGAACAATACGGGGATAACTGCGATTCTTGTGGTGCTACTTATGAAGCGTATGAATTAATAAATCCAAAGTCTGTCTTGACCGGCGCCACTCCCGTATTGAAAGAAACAGAACATCTGTTTTTAAAGACAAAAATGAAACGAAAGTTTCTTAGAGATTGGTCTTTACTCGGATTAGGAGCAAGGATGAATAAAAGCGCAGAAGCGAGATTCGCAGAATGGGTTGGTGATGGCGAAGCTAATCTGAAAGATTGGTGCATTTCAAGAGATGCTCCGTATTTTGGATTTAAGATTCCAAATGAAGAAAATAAATATTTCTATGTTTGGATGGATGCTCCATTTGGCTACTTTGCGTCTTATAAAAACCTTTGTGATAAGGGCGGCGCGGAGGCCTATAATTTCGACGGGTCCAGAAAGGATGTTCAGCTTATACATTTTATAGGCAAAGATATCTTGCGTTTCCATACTGTATTCTGGCCAATTGTTTTAGATACGGCGGGAATGATTTTGCCCAACAAAATAATTAGTCATGGTTTTATAACTGTAAATGGCGAAAAGATGTCCAAATCCAAAGGGACATTCATTACCGCTAGAAAATATCTGGATTCTGGCATTGATCCAGAGCTTTTACGATATTACCTGGCTTCCAAAATGAACAATAACGAAAGAGATATTAATTTCGATATTGAAGATTTTGTAAACTCAGTAAACAATGAGTTGATAGGTAAGATTATAAACATCCCGTCTCGACTTGCCTCTGTTATTAATAAGGTTTACGGCGGAAGAATTTTAAATCCGCTTTCATATGAGAGTATGATAGATGATCCATTCCAATTCTCTTGCCTATCTTCCATTGAAAACATCCAAATACTAATCAACTCATGCAATTATGCAAATGCCGTCTCCAATGCGCTGAAATTTGCAGACAAAATCAACGCAAGGGTAGAGGAGATTAAGGTATGGGAAGCAATGAGCGAGGATTGTAGCGATTCTCGCAAAGAAAGCATTCATGATCATTGTTCGGAAATGCTAATCTTAATGCTTTTACTGTTTAAGGCTTTAAGTCCTATTATGCCAAAGCTCTACAATAGGGTTTTAGAGTTTATGAACATTTCCAATCCAAAGGCTCCATACAAGGAAATACCAGAAGACGGTCATTATATCAATGCATATGAGCATCTTCACAAAAGGCTCGTTCTTTCCGAAGTAAAGGCTAAGCTTTTGGACTAAATTAACCACAGGTAATCAAATATCAGAAAGGAAAACAAGATACAAAATATTTATGAAATTTCTAACGGCGTTGTGAATTTTGAAAAGGATATTGACCCTTCTCTCTACAAAAAGAATTTGCCCGCCGGCTTTTATACCACAGGATTCGTTCAAGGACGCGTATTCTTGAATGTTGCCGAGCCGTTGACAATTCCAGCTAAAATTTATGGCGATTCAACAGACCGAATGAACCGCATTGTTACGTCTTTCAATGCGACAGACAAGAACCTTGGTGTATTGCTGTATGGTGAATCCGGTTCTGGCAAATCATTGCTTGCCAAGCAAGTCTGCGTTAAATTGGCGGAAACGCATCCTATAATCATCGTGTCGCCGGAACATATCAGTGTCCTCGACAGATACATCGAAAAGATCGATGATAGCTGCGTGTTCTTCATTGATGAATTCGAAAAGATGTTTGGATTACCTTCTGACCAAAGTGGATTGTTGAGTGTTATTGATGGTACAAGTTCGAAGAAGAATCTTTTTGTATTTACTGCCAATGAAGCGGCAATGGTGAACAAGTTCTTCTTTAATCGGCCGGGGCGCATTCGTTATGCCTACGAATATGGCACACTTCCTGATTCTGTCGTATTGGAAGTATTGGAAGATATGCTTGACGATAAAAGCCGTATTCAAGAAATTGCATCTGTAATTTCCTTCCTGAAAGAACCGTCATTTGATGTAGTGTGCAGCATTGCAAGAGAGGCAAACCTTTATCCTCATTTCACTGTACAGCAACTGATGGATGGCTACAACTCCGAAGTTTATTCTTCTGCGTTGGGAAATACTGATTGTATGTTGTTTATCAACGGTCGTGATTTTCCTTCTGCTCTGGGAGATGTATTCGATAAATACGGTATCAAGCTCCAATATTGCCTTCCAACGAATGTAACTAGTGATTCTGCTATTCAGCTGAAGGAACAATCCATTAAGCCAGGTGCGCCGAAAACTTCGCTGAATCTGATGGACTTCTCACTGCGTTCATATAAAGACGGCAATTATGCCGGTACAAACATTTATATGTACCTGGATATTTCGTCTATGGAGTTAGAGACAAGTGGTCGACATTCAACTATCAGCAACCTCCGTATTTCTCATGATGAAATCGAAGATCTTGCAGGAGCTATTGAATCCCTGATGCGCCGTTCTGATAAAAAGCTCCCAGATTCTGCATCCGAAGATGTACTGACACTTCTATCTTCGGACGACATCAAGCTGGTTAGTAAGCCGATTGCCAATACAAAATTCAAAACGTTTAATCGTTTTTAGAAAGGTGGAAAATGATTTTCATCGAACCTAATGATCCCGTAAGCGCTCCTATTTTCCCGCTGATTATCAAGTTCCCGAATGGCGAGAAGAGGTATATGGTGCCCAAGGTAGACCCAGATGGCATCGTAGATATCACAATGGCGTATGAGGACGACTCCGAATTCTTTGATTTGCTTTGTATATTCGATTCAATTCGTCGCAATAATCCTAATGCCGAATTTGTATTGAATTTGCCGTATATCCCATACTCTCGTATGGATCGGGTTCAAAGCGAAACGGACTCGTTCTCTTTGAAGTCTTTTGCCAATTTTGTAAACGGCGTCATTAAGCCTAAGCGTATTAAATGTTTAGATGCACATTCTGATGTTGCATTAGCTTTATTTGACGCGCCGGTAACTCATAGTGTACCGCAGATTAAAATTGTCAGAGAAAACTTTAAACCGACCGATACGCTGTTGGTATTCCCAGATGCAACTGCTGTTAAACGGTATAAAAAGCTTTTCCCGGAATATCAAAGCGTATCAATAAACAAAGAACGCGACTTCCAAACCGGCAAGATTGTCTCTTCAACATTAATCAAAGGTGGTAACATTTCTGATGAATTCCTTCAGAATGCAAAGAATGTTGTGATCGTTGATGACATCTGCTCTAAGGGCGGCACGTTCTTATTGGCGTCCCAATTAATTGCAGAAAATATCAGACATGAAGACTACACCATCAATTTGGTTGTTGCCCATTGTGAAGCAGCTATCTTCGAAGGGAATCTCCTCGATGAAAGCAGCCCTTTCAATGGCAAAGTCTATTGCACAAATAGTATGCCGGCAATGGTCAAGCAATTGAATGCACTCAAAGATGTATCGCATCCAAAAGCAGACCGTATCGTATTAACTAGAATCTAAAAGGAAAACGAATGTATTCAATCATTCCATCTTTGGTGTGTGACTTCTACAAAACATCTCATCGTAGCCAATATCCTGCAGACACTGAAAGCGTCTATTCTATTATGACGCCCCGTAGCAACAAGTATTTGAATAAAGTTGACCGTGTTGTATCTGCCGGTGTTTCTGGATTTGTAATTAAATATCTGGTTGATTTCTTCCAGCAGGCATTCTTCGCCCGCGCCGAAGAAGATGTTGTCAAAGAATATTCCGAATTCATCAAACGTACACTCGGCGTTGACGACGATGGTTCACATATCCGTGAATTACATCAATTGGGCTACTTGCCGCTCCGTGTAAAAGCAATCCCGGAAGGCGAATCCGTACCCATTGGCGTTCCTATCCTATCGATTGAAAACACACATCCACGTTTTGCATGGCTGACAAACTATCTGGAAACCCTGATTTCTTGCAGTTTGTGGCAACCAATGACATCCGCCTCTATTGCCCGGAAGTATTATCAGCTCGGCTATGAATTCGCAGAAATCACTTGCGATAACAAGGCCCATCTGGAATTCCAATTCCACGATTTCTCTATGCGTGGTATGAGCAGTTTGGAATCTGCCCAAACTTCAGGCCTTGGTCATTTGATGTACTTTAACGGTACGGATACGATTCCGGCAATTACCTATGTAGACGAATACTACAAAGGCAGTGTTGCTAAGAACTTCCATCCGACTTCGATACCGGCGAGCGAGCATTCTGTTATGTGTGCATTGTTGGCCAAACAAGAAGCCGCCGGCGGTGGTCGTGATGAAACCGAATCATTCCGACATCTGATTAAAAACGTATATCCAGAAGGTTTCGTTTCTATCGTATCAGACACCTATGACTTCTGGCATAATGTTGAGCATGTATTACCGTTCCTGAAGGACGATATCATGTCTCGTAATGGTCGCGTCGTGGTAAGGCCTGACTCGGGCAATCCTGTCCAAGTGCTTTGCGGCATCCCAGAAAGCGAAGGTTCTACCGCTGAAGAGAAAGGCCTCATTCAAGCCCTCTGGGAGACGTTTGGAGGCACTATCAACGAGAAGGGATACAAAGTCCTTGACCCGCATATCGGTGCAATCTATGGCGATTCTATCACCCTTGAACGCGCAGAGCAAATCTTTGCCGGACTCGAAGCAAAAGGCTTCGCTTCTTCGAATGTTGTATTTGGTATTGGTTCTTATTCGTATCAAGGAAATACACGCGATTCACTTGGCTTTGCAATCAAGGCGACTTCGACCATTCAGGGCGGTAAAGAATATCTGCTGATGAAGGAACCTAAAACCGACAGTAGTAAGAAATCACCTCGCGGCCGTGTTAAGGTTGTTGGCGATTTCTGTATTGATGGTCTGACTACTGATAGCGATTTTGAAGGCGATCGTTTGAAAATTGTCTTCGAAAATGGCATTACTACCACTATGAGTATTGATGATATTCGTATAAATGCTTCTGTCGATGCGGTATTCTAATTAAAACAATAGGCCCCGGGAGTTACATCTCGGGGCTTGTAATATTGGAGATGAAATTGATACTAACTCATCTGTTGATAAAGATCTTTGCATTTTAATGTTTTTGGGTGGCATTCTTGTTGGATTTTTGCTAATTCAGATTTTTCTGATTTGGAGTGGTAAAGACAACGAGAAGAACGAGGTGATTACAAATCAAGTCGTTGAAATAACCCAGCTGACGGATAAGCCTCAGAGATTTTCTGTTAATGGCTTTAATATTAAAACTGCGACTGTGTGTTTTGAAGGGAAGCAGATGCTATTCGTCTTTTATCGGGGCGAACCTCAAATTATAAATCTGAATAAAGACTGCGGAGAAACAAAATGACGCGTGAAGAATTTGAAGAAAAAATTGGCGAGATGTTAGAATCTGAAGAGCATAAAGAATTTGCGAAAACAACTGCTCGTCTATATGAACTTTTCGATCAATACGTCTTAGAAAAGTTTGATGATCCAGATGAAGCATGGGTTAAGCTTACATCTGAATCTGGTTCTTAAATTGAATTTAAAAGGAGTCTGTCATGAACAAACCGGTTTATGTTTATACTGATGGTGCATGTAGCGGTAATCCCGGCCCGGGCGGTTGGGGAGTGCTGATGAAATTTGGCGATAAAGAGAAAGAGCTGTATGGTAGCGAAAAAGAAACTACCAATAACAGAATGGAATTGACTGCTGCTATTCAGGCCCTGAACGCTATCAAGCCAAAAGAATCCGGCTTGTGGAGTGTGATTCTTTGCACTGATTCCAAATATGTTCGTGATGGTATTTGCGAATGGATTGGCCGTTGGAAGGCTAATAATTGGAAGAATTCTACCAATAAGCCGGTTAAGAATGCAGACTTATGGATGCAGCTTGATGAAGCTGTCAAAAAACATGATGTCCGCTTTATTTGGGTTCTTGGTCATAATGGTCATGTTGAAAATGAGCGAGCTGACAAATTGGCTTGCCGCGGCCGTGATGAAGCAAAGCTCTTAAGCCAATAAACAATCAAGTGCAAAAGGAATTAAAAAATGCAATTGAAAGAAAAAGGAATCTACCGCCACTATAAAGGCGGAGAATACCAATTAATTACTATTGGTGAGCTTGAACATGATTTAACACAAGTTGTTGTTTATAAAAGCATTACTAATGATAGGGTCTTCGTAAGGCCAGTTGAGGAATTCGAAGATAAATTTGAATTCCTGCATATGGGAGAGTAGCTCAACGGTCGAGCAGGGTGGCTCATAACCCCTTGGTTGCGTGTTCGAATCACGTCTCTCCCACCATCCTAATTCAGGTGAAAATATGGATAACAATAACAACAAATGGATTCCGCTCAAAGAGAGAAAACCAGACAGAAGCAGAATCAATGTTTTGGTAAAGACTAAAGACGGAAAAGTCGGCTTTGCCTTTTATGAACGATATCTCCCCAAAGAGTTGGATGATGAAATTCTGCCAAGAGAGGAATTCTTAGAAAAGGCAGAGCAATTTTTCACAGGAATCCCTGCCGGAAGAATTGAAGATATGGTCATCACAAAAAGATATAACACAGAAGATGTCGAATATTGGATGAACATCGAAGATGCCGTTGATCGTAAAGAATGGCGACTTCCTGAAGAAAAGATCGAGAAAGACATAAGTGGCGGCGTTCTTCTGCTGGACGTAAGAGGCGAAGTGAAAGTGGGATCTTTGGCTGTATGTAGAGACTCCCTTTGGGATCGCATGCTTCTCGGAATAAATCCAGTTCCTCAAGGTAAAAGATATAAGAAGTTCTATTCAATTTATTCGGGCTCTTATGAGGATTTAATATTTCTAAGGCCGAATGAATACATCCGGTATTGGCAATATTTGCCAGAAGCGAAACCATTGGAGAAAACATGCTAACCGATACCGACTATATGGACGATAAAGGCGGCTATTACGAACTGTTTTGTGTCGCCAAAATGGATTCTGATTCTTTTTTGGTGGCGGTGTATCTAAATTGCCAGACACATGAATATTGTGTTTGTCCTGTCTCTGAGTTCGAAGAAAAATTTAGGTCTATCCCATGAAGATTTGGAAAGTCAAAAGAGAGCAGATTGAAGAAATCCTTGAAAGAAAAGGATATTTCTTCTGTCACAAGTATAAAGATTCACACGACAAGGCCAGGACGATTATGCGCAAATTGTGCAAAGATGGCATCACCATTGTTCAAAACTTCACACATCAATGTTCCTACTGGAGCGTCTGTATATACTCTGTCTGTTAAGATCAATACGACAAACGAGTCCGGCGGTGTCGCTTATGCTATGACACATGAACATGCCCTAGCTCAGTATGCTACAACTGGCATGCTCGATGGATACGTCCATGTTGATGGTCAGACCCAGCTTTCCCGTATCCTTGAATTGGTAGAGAAATGCAGCAATGAATATGTTGCGCAGGTAGCCGTCTATGCCCATGAAAAAGGCTTTATGAAAGACACTGCTGCGTTGTTGCTGGCGTATCTGATGAAAAAGGACCGCGGCCTATTTAACACAATCTTTGGGCGCGTGATTACAAACGGCCGGATGTTACGAACCTTCGTTCAAATTGTTCGTTCTGGAACATTTGGAAGTCGCAGCTTTGGTTCGAATGCTAAACGCCAAATTCAAAAATGGCTAAACGAAGCAAGTGACAAAACAATCATCAATGCCTCTATTGGTAGCGATCCATCTTTAAAAGACATCATCAAAATGGTGCATCCCAAAGCGCCGGATGAAAAACGTAATCAGCTTTATCGTTGGGTATGCGACATGGGCTACCAAGAAGACAAGCTTCCTAAACAGCTGCAACTGTATCTGAAGCTGAAGCGTAATCCAGAAACCGCAGAACAATTGCCAGATGTGCCATTCCAAATGTATACGTCTATGGGTCTGACAACAGAAGGTTGGAAACATGTTGCCAACAATGCAACGTGGAACCAAACTCGTATGAATCTGGCTACGTTTGAGCGCCATGGTGTATTTGGCGACAAGGAATTTACACGCCGAATCGCCGAGAAGCTGACTTCTGAACGTGATATTATTCGCAGCAAAGCGATGCCGTTTGCTATTTTCTCTGCCTTTAAAAAGGCTGAAGACATTAGCGTTGAAATCCGCCGCGCTTTGAATGTTGCTGCAGAAATTTCGCTTCAAAACGTCCCTGCACTGAATGGTAAAACTGTAGTTGCTATTGACCGTTCTGGATCTATGAATTCACGAATCAATAGCCGCTCTACTATTCGTGTAATGGATGTTGCTGCGGTTCTTGTCGCTGCGTTGAAGAAGAAAAATCCAGGTCTGGAAATCGTTTTGTTTAACGACTCTGCCTCTATGTATGAGCCAGCTGAAGGGAAATCTTTGCTTTCTATTAGCAAAGAGCTTTCAGAGAAGGCAACTGGCGGAACAGACTGCGGCGCGGCGATGTCGTTTATCAAAAGACGATACGCAGACAAAGGGATGCCGGATAATATCATCATGATTTCTGACAACGAGTCATGGATGAGTACATCCAAAACCTTCTGGACTTCCACAGGAACTGTTAAAGTTCTGGAAGAAATTCAAGAGCAGAATCCCAACGCGCGGATGGTTAACATCGATGTAACGCCAGGTTCAAGTTCACAAACAATCCCCAAAGATTGCGTATTGAATATCGGCGGCTTCAACGATTCCGTTTTCCAAATCGTTTCAATGTTCTTTGAGTCTAAAGGCAATCCAGATTTCTGGGTAAACCAAATTAAGAGTATCCAGCTCTAATATTTAGATTCATAAAACAAGTTAATATGCAGCTAATGATAGCAGCAATATTCGCCTTAGAGCGCTTTTCTGTATAAAAATATGCAGAGTGATAGGCATAAGATGTCTCCAATCAAGTCTTGTGTCTATTGCTATGTATGTTTAAAAGTCTAAGTGTAGCGTAGCCCGGTATCGCGCCTGCTTTGGGAGCAGGAGATCGCAGGTTCGAATCCTGCCACTTAGACCAATGAAGGGGTAGTTTAATTGGTAAAATGCTACGTAACTTTGCAATATTTGTCCCGAGAGGGAATGCAGCGAGGTTTACATTTCTACTGGTATTAGAGTGTTCTGGGTTCGAGTCCCAGCCCCTTCTCAAAATTTATTGGGCCGTTGGCGAAATTGGTAGACGCAAGGAGCCTCTTGACCTTTCTAATCCTTGTCCCTTTGGGAATGCTTGAAGGTCTACATTTATTAATTGAAAACTAATCTCCTATTTTGCAGGTTCAACTCCTGCACGGCCCTCCCCTTTAAAATTGACAGATATTCAAGGACCTAAATATGCAAACAATAGCGATTAATCTTATAGGTGCACCTGGCACTGGTAAAAGTACAATTGCAGCAGAATTGTTTGCAAAAATGAAATGGCTAGGATATGATGTTGAGCTTGTCTCTGAATATGCCAAAGAATTGGTTTGGGAACAAAGAGACGAAACTTTTAAAAATGAATTATATCTGTTTGCCAAACAGCAGCACAGAATGTTTAGGCTTAATGGTAAGGTAAGATATATTATTACTGATCGGCCGTTAATTTTGTCAATCTTTTATAATCAAAAGTATGGAAGTGGAAGCAAAAGATTTCGAGACCTCGTATTGGAAGAAACAAACAAGTTCGAAAATATCAACATTTTCTTAAACCGAACCAAACCGTATGTTGAAAATGGTAGAAATCAAACGGAAGAAGAGTCGGATGAGTTTGCAAAAGAAATCTTTGAGCTTCTTGAAAAGTATTGTGACGGATATTTAATCCTTGACGCTGTTGAGGGAAAGGTATCCGACCATATCCTCAATTTTGCAAAACGAGATTAACATGAAAGAATATACATTCTCATACAGATTTGACGATAGAACTTGGTCTGTCAGTATTTATGCAGACAGCGAAGAAGAAGCCAAGAGAAAGTTCTGGGCCTTGAAAGAAAATGGCCAATATGATGGTGAAATTGTGTGCAAAGTTAATACAACTAAACCATATGGCTTTATTAAGTCTGTTTTATCTAAGATTAAAAATATATGCAAGTCAAACTAACGTTTCTGGAATACGCGCGTCCCTGACTTCATATACGGGGAAGTTTGCCTTCTCCGACCCTTTATGCGCTCGTAGTCCAATTGGATAGGGCAAGGGTCTTCTACACCCTAGGTTGCAGGTTCGAGTCCTGCCGGGCGTGCCAAACACTACAATCTATATATTATTATGGATTTTATTAAAAATAATGTTACCGTTGATAAAACAACTGGATGTTGGAACTGGAATAAATCTGTAACGAGTGCAGGATATGGCCAATTCCAAAGAGACAAAAAGTATTGGACTACTCATACATTTGTATATGTCCAATCGTATGGCGAAATTCCCAAAGGAAGTGTCATTAGACATACTTGTCATAATAGAAGATGTTGCAATCCTAATCATTTGATTATAGGTACACATAAAGATAACTATCATGATTCGAGAGATGCACATATAAAGGCAGATAATAGACGAGCTAAGGGATGCATTATTCAGGGCGTATATTACAGGACTATGAATATTGCTAGTAAAGCGACTGATATTTCTGAAAGTGCACTTTCTAAACATACAGATCCAAATACAAGAGTATTTGATATAGATGCTTACAGGGCTGGATGCGTTACATCAAAAAGATGGAAAGCGGTGTTATAATTATAGTTCCTGCCGGGAGTGCCAAATTTTATTTCCGGAGTTTAAATATGAAGAATTTCAATTGCTTTGTAAAATACGAAGGCGCGGGCAGTAGTTATTCTATGTTCATCCAAATTTCGGAAAGCACTATGAATAGCCACGACCCAAATTCAATCCGAAACAGAATCAAACAAGAAATCGCCGAAAGACATTATGGCGATGGCGATTTCGCAAAAATTACTGAAGTAACCGTTCTTGGTTGCTATGAGAATTGAAGTTTAATGACTTCTTTGTCTTTCGAAGATTAAAGCCCTGCCAGATTTTATTTTATATATTTTATAGTCCATATATTTCTTGTTTTAGCTAAAAGATCATAATGTAGAATTATGATAAGCATTTAAGAAATCATCTGGTAGGCACAATTTAAGCCCTTCTTTTTGAAGAATAATAGCCTATGCTTGTAGGGCAGCGAGGGTGCTCGCGTATCGTCGGTTCGATTCCGATTTGTTCAATTCATGAAGAAGGCAAAATTTAGGAGGCCCCGATTCTAAAATCGGTCTGGGTGCTTATTGATATCGTTTCGACAAGAATCGTGGGTTTCCTCCTAATACAGATTCATTTATCTCAACATTGGTGTGATGAAATCTTCGGAGTTATTCTGGAGGCATTCTTAACTCTGATACTGAAATGTGCATTTCTTTATTAGATTTTGCTTTACCTTTGGATAAGACTTTAAAGGTTGCGATAGTGACAAAAACAATAAGGTGTTGCACAGTGCCGCATTTGGAGTATGTTGCGAAGGCTTGCACGTGCATCGTGGAGATGCAAGGTTCCGGTCGTCGGAAATGTTGAGCTAAATGGGTTTGTTGAAAAGATTTAAACCCTGTTAGTCTATTCCGCAATATAGCTAAAATATTGTTCTAAAAATTAATAGGCAAAATAAAGATTATAGCGGGTTGGTGTAAATGGAAACACGTGAGGCTCATAACCTTAAATTCGCAGTTCGAGTCTGCGGCCCGCTTCCAGAACCATTCTTGGTGTGGTTAACCACCGGTGACTTTTTGATTATTTTCAAACGAAAAAATCCACAGCAGTGAGTGTAGTTGCTGCCGGCGCATTCCTTCCCGTGAGAAGGGATCCCTACCTTAACGGGAGAGTAAAAGGCGGTTTTGAATAGATCTCCAGATAAAAAATCTATTTAGTTCTGTAGAATACAGAGCAATAGGTCCATTTTTTGTTCCTATTGCTAAGTGTTTAAAAATCCCCGACTGCCACTGGGTGAAATGGCATGACTTAGATTGGTTCAAAGAAATCAGTCCCGCCACAACGGTCTATTGTGCGTTAGGAGGTTTCGAAAAATCTCTGGTCTTTTTATGTGTTTGATTCCTTAATAAATTAACGCATCGAACCGATAATGAATGTTCGGATAGGTATTCGCCTTTAGTCTATGAGGAGTGATGTCCTCGAAATGGTATTAACCCTTTTAACGGTTAATACTTAAAGGCTCTATGTATTACAGTATATAGAGTGGTGAATGCTCGAGAATTCACTGCTGTGTATATTTTAAGAATCCCGCGAGTCTTCGGTTAATGGCTACCTCCCCAATGAGGGTTATTGGAATGCATGGCATTGCTAGAAGTATGCCAGTTTATCAGTTTTCTACAAAACTGTTTGTCTTCTTTGTATAGTTTCAGACAGTGGAAATTATACCGCTTCCATATGCGTTAATTTGTGGCTAGAGTTAATCCTTCTAGAGATTGATAACCTAAAAAGGATTACAATGCGAGAGTGACGAAATTGGCGATACGTGTCTGCCTTAGAAGCAGATGTCCTAGTGGCGTGTGGGTTCGAGTCCCACCTTTCGCACCAAATTTCTGGAGGGACGGCAACGACGGTGGTGTTGCGGCAGACTGTAAATCTGCTCCGAAAGGTTAACATTGTAGGTTCGACTCCTACTCCCTTCACCAAATTCAAAATACGGGCAGGTAGTTTAAGAGGAAAAACCACGGGCATTACGATATCGTCGACGTTATTGGAATCGAGGCCAATCCTGTCCACTAAAATCTAAATATATGCGTGTATAGTTTAATGGTAATAAAATACCTGCAAGTCGAGAGAATCTGGTGCAATTCCAGAATGGGCGACCATAAAATGACTGACGTCCATTAGCTTATTAGTAGAGCAGCGGCGTGGAGCAGGAGTCCCTGGTTCGATTCCAGGTGCACGTACCAATGGGTATTTAGTTATGAAAGAGATTGTAGCAATATCCCCAGTTGTTTCTCTGCGGCCAAATGATTTGACCCTGGAAGCGTTCTTGAGGTTAAGGACAGAGAAGCTCTTAAAAGAATTAAATCAGACTTCATTGGAGGCTGAGAAGAAGATTGTGGAAATTGTAGATATGATTTCCAGGAATGGACGCTAAAACAATATTGTGTCTATTTTACCGGGATTTGAAATATGTCTAAGCAAAGATGTTTTGTGCTCTATGAGCGTGAAGGAAGAAGAAGTTCAGCCTTCATTGAGGTTTCTGATATTTATATCACCGGCTCTATGTTTGGCTCACTGAAAAGGCACGTTTCAGACCTCATAGCGAACCTGTATACAGACAGATATGGAAGTATTCTGATCTTGGATTTCAAAGTAATTGCTTCTGTTTAGTCAGCAAATGCTGAAGTAGCTCAATTGGTAGAGCAATCGTTTTGTAAGCGATAGGTTGCCAGCTCGCATCTGGCCTTCAGCACCATCCCTAAGATGTTATCACAGATAATGGTTTTGAATAAAGAATTATCATCTGTGACAATAGCTTAATGGTTAAAGTCCCGGATTGTGATTCCGGTTATCTGGGTTCGACTCCCAGTTGTCACCCCAATAGAATTATACGGATTTTGATTTTTAATATAATAAAATGGAAGATGAAGACTTAGTATTTAAATTAAATAGAGTCTTAGGGTATATGCAGGCTTATGCTCCTGAACATGAGTTAGCAAATGGGGCTGGAATTATTTATGAACATAGATTCAGGATGATAAGGTATTTAGGAAGAGACTTATACCCTGATGAAGTAGTTCATCATAAAGATAGAAATAAAGCTAATAATTCTTTAGATAATCTTCAATTAATGACTAGTTCTGAACATACTAGACTTCACATGATTGAAGATAAGGGAATTATATTCGAAAATAGAATGTGTGAATGCGGGAATATTTTTGAAGTTACACATACGTCTGATAGAAAATATTGTTCTCCGCGTTGTGCTAAAAAATTTAGAAGAAAATTTGAAATAAATTCTAAAGATTTAGAAGAATTAGTTTGGTCTAGACCTATGGTAGAAGTTGCAAAACTTTTAGGGGTATCTGATCGTGCTATAGGTAAAAGATGCAAATTATTAGGCGTGAAAAGACCTCCTAGAGGATATTGGGCTAAAGCTGAAAATAAAGCATAGTCCCTACCGTGCCAGCCAATTAACACATACGCCATGCCTAGATATAGATTGTATACTTAATACGTATATATGATTATAGATGCACAAATTGGCGTATTTTCGCGGGCATGGTATAGAGGTTGTGCCTTAGCCTTCCAAGCTAATGAGGCGAATTCGAGTTTCGCTGCCCGCTCCAACAATTTAAGACAGGTGTTTGCAAGTTTGAGGGAAGTCCTATCAGGCTCCGTGTACATACAGCCTCCACGCATCCGACCTGTCTAATCCTTTATGCCCTGAATGTAGGTTACGACTACATCTGACTTTTTATCGGACATAACGTGTCGAACCATTCTTGTCAGGGCGCCCTATTTTAAAGGTAGTAGAAATGTCTGATTGGGAGTATCAATCTTTTATTGCAGAAGGCGATTCTCTTCCTACTTTCTGCTATCGTATTAAACATAATGGTAATACTGTTTCTGTTCAGTTTGGTCCTGTTAAACAATACAACGGCCGGCCGGTATATTCTATGTGCTTGTCCATTTTTAGGAAGCGCAAACGTGAAAGTATCGGCTTTTATGCCCGTTCGATAACTGGTACTATTGGTTTATCAGGATCACTGTTAGCCAAAGAAAGCTTTGACCTTTTTATTGATGATGTTTTTAAAGAGACGGATTTTGATAGTGTAATTCTATCTATCCAGGGATCAGATTCAAGAAGATACAAAGTTTACAAACGTAGCCTTGAACGAATGGGCTACACTGAAATCAAGCTTTTAGGTTCACGATGTATGATTCGAATCTCTCTTTCTCCTCCAATTAGGTGGCCAGTGGTTTCTTTCTCTTTTAACAATTAACATTGTGAGGGAATAACACATTATCGCGCCCACTGGTTGCCTATCCCCTATTTTAGATTGCCCCATAGAGTAGATTGTTTTATCTGCCCTGTGGGGCTTTCGTTTTTCTTTGGAGTTTTTGAATGAGTAAGCCTTGGATTAAAGATTGGATTTCTTCTAAGCAGGATAAAAATCTTGGAGTAGTATACAATAAGCCGACAGCTAAAAGTAAACGCATTGCGGCGGCCCGTATTAAACGGAGTATTGAGCTTCGTTTTAAAGAAAAGGAAGATTAAATGAATCCAACTTTGATCCCGGTCATTGGTGTTTTGTTGTTCTTACTGGTTTGTTTTATCATTCGCAAAAAAGAAATCGATTTGCCCGGATATGACATAACTGAGAATGGATTATTCCTTGTTATGGTTTTAGGCGGATGCATTGCATGGCCGCTATCTTTGCCGATAGTCGTTATAGTCCTAATCGGCTTGGTTATTACCGGAAAGCACAAAGAAGAATGAAATTGTATCGAACACTTGCCCTCTCTTTATTTGTGATTGGGATTGGCCTTATTGCCGGCTGGACCTTTAATCATACACCGTATCCGTTTTTGGGGATTTTGATTGCACTCATAATTCCTGTGTCTATTATTAAATTTTTGAAGGATATCTCAAAATGATTAAAAAGATTTTGATTGCCCTATTGGCAATGTTGTCGATTGCTGCCTGCTCTCGCGTTGAGCCTAACCAAGCTGGTGTATTAATGGAAAATTATGGTCGTAATGGCAAAGCAGACTTTACTATTGTTAGCGGTCGCGTTTGGACTCTTTTGCCTGGTACGGAATTGTACCAAGTTCCATTATGGGAGCAGCGTGGTAAGTTCGAAAATCCTGTAACACTGAAGGCTTCCGACAATACAGACTTCTCTGCAACGCCGGTTTACACTTTCCGCGTAACAAAAGAACGCGCGGTCGATGTGGTGTTCGATAACAAGCAGCTCGGTTATGGTTCTGAATTTGTTCAATCTCTTCAGGATAATATCTTGGAGCCTAAGATTCTCGACCTTATGAAAGAAGAGAGTCGAAAATATACCACCGAAGAGTTGATGGCAAAGGGCGGAAGTCTTGCCTTTGAACAAAAGGTTCAAGAAATCGTTAAGACCGAATTCCAAAAGCGCGGCCTGGAACTGATGACATTTAGTTCACAGTTGACGTTCTCAAAATCTGTAACCGAGCGTATTGATAAACGCAATGAAGTTAACCAGAATATTGCGGTTATCGACCAGCAAATCGAAGAGCAAAAGAAACGTTTGGAATTGGCCCGACTGGAAGCCGAAACAAACAAGCTGAAGTCTGAAGGTATTACCGAAAAACTCCTTCAGCAGCAGTTTATTGAGAAATGGGACGGTAAAACACCTCTCTATGGCAATGTACCAATTACATTGATGAAACAGGTCGACTAGTCATGACTGCCAAGAAATATTTGGTTGTAGATATAGGCAGACTAAGGGCAGAACTTCATTACGAGTTTTCAACCTCTCATATTGGATCGAACTTTCTTAAGGTTGGAGAGTTCGGTAAATATACGGTGTTCTCTATTGAGACCGATTTAAACTGGCTCTTAAATGATGCAATAATGTGTTCAGAGTGTTGGATAGAGGTAGAATATGCCTCAGGGAATTTTAAATCTCTAAAAGTCCTAAAACATAAGTCTGATAACTATATTGAAACTATCCGTGAAGCTTTAAAAATCATAGATAGAGCAACAAAACAATAAGTTGACTAACAGATAAAAAGCCGCCCTGTTTGATACGGGGCGGTTATTTTCTTATACACAAAGGATGGATTTAAAATGCCGAAACTAACAATTACTGTTGGTGTTTCTGCTTCTGGTAAAACAACATGGGTTGAGAGCCTAACTGATGAAGAGCTTTACAATACGGTTAATCTCAATAGAGATGACATTCGATTTAATATGATTAGGCCCGGCGGTACATGGAAAACCTATAACCCAAATGGCAATGAAGCAGTAGCTAAACGATTCCAGCTTAGACTTGCCCAATTGGCCGTTTCCTTTTCGGCCAGAATTATTGTTTCTGATACAAATCTTAAATCTATTGATAGGGAATTTTGGAGACAATTCGCTAAAAATAATGGCTATGACTTTGAAATCAAAGAGTTTCCGATTTCCTTAGAAGAGGCTATTGAAAGAGACTCAAAAAGGAAGAATAGTGTTGAAGAAGAGGTAATTAGAAACCAATACAAGTTGTGGCTCGAATATTTAGAATCAAAAGAAACGAAAGGAAGTTGACATGGGCGGAAGTTTATTCAAGACAGAAAGAATGAGCAGGCAGGAATATGAAGAAGCCTGCATATTTATATCAAACACTTTAAAAGGTTTGAGCCATGCATTTCCAGATTCGTTTATGGATAAGCAAGATTTTGGCGATATCGATATTATTTGCTCCAGCACAAATTATGTTAAGCAACGATTAAATGAAGCTGGATGCATTGTCGATATTAACGGTGCTTCTGTATTGATTAATTACAAAGGCAAAATGATTCAGGTTGACCTTATCGAATCTTACAATGTGCCTTATACTACGAGCTATTATTCTTATGGCATGTTCGGGGCAATGGCTGGCAAATTGTTCAAAGATGAAGGGTTCAAGCTGAACGATATTGGCCTTTTCTATGTTTACAATGGTAATGACGTATTTGTCACTTCTAATTGGCAAACTATTTTAAGGACTGTAGGTATTTTTAATTGTAAATTTACCACAGAGGAAGAAGCATTTCTAGCTATTGCAAATTCCGGCAAATTCAAGAAGAGTATTTTTACAGATTTGCCCGAAAAGAAACTTGCCAAAGCAATGAAGCGACCAATGTATTCTAGATTTTTGGAATACATAAAGGATCGTGCTGATGGAACAAGCACTACGGAGATTCTTGGCTCTTTCCGTTGTGATAACGGTTTTATTCGCCGATTACAATGCGAAGATATTACAGCTAAAGCAAATTTGGCGCTCAAGGAATTGGTAAAAAATCACTATCCTTATGCAGACTTCAAATCAAGATGCCAAGGTATGGCTGACAGGGAAGTGGCCCGAGATTACAACCTTCTTAAGGGCTATCTCAGAACTACAATTATGTCATATTTTAATGACAGAAGCTCTCAAATTCAAAGACCCTTAAGTGATAAAGCCGAACTTGATATGCATATTTGGCTCTTCGGCCATAAGGTAGATGGTATTGACTTCAAATATCTACCAATGGACAACATAAGAGAATACCAAGGTATTGAGCAGTGTCGTATTTATCAAGAACGGTACATGAGCCAAGAAGAAAAGGACAACTAAATGAAACAATATTTAGATTTGGTTAAGGACGTTTTTGAAAACGGGACGCCTAAGCCGAACCGTACAGAAATCCCTACGCCGTACACTGTATTTGGCCGTCAGATTCGATTTAATCTAGCTGAAGGTCTACCCGTACTGACAACCAAGAAGATGGCTATTAAGGCTTGTGTAGCTGAGCTGTTATGGTTTATTGAAGGTAGCCCTGATGAGCGTCGTTTAGCTGAAATTCAATACGGTAAACCTCGTGAAGAATTGAAAGACAAACGTACTATCTGGTCTGATAACTATGAAGCATGGACTGGCAGAAAAGTTAGCGATTTTCGTTATGCAAGCCTTGGTTGCGTGTATGGTGTTCAATGGCGAGATTTTGAAATATCCGATTGGACTGAACTCGAAACATTTGACCAATTGGATTGGCTAATTAAAGAGCTAAAAGCCAATCCGAATAGTCGGAAGTTGATTATGTTATCCTACAATCCGGCCCAGATTCTCGATGCTGCATTGACTGCTTGCCATACACAAGTTCAGTTTCAAGTCCAAAACGGAAAATTGAACTGTATGTGGACACAAGCAAGTGTTGACCTGTTCTTGGGTCTTCCGTTTAATATTATGTCCTATGCTATTTTAACTCATATGCTGGCAAAAGAAGCCGGATTGGAAGTTGGTGAATTGATTGGCTCTTTGGGCGATGTTCATATCTATGAGAATTGCGTGGACAATTTAAAAGAACAATTGTCGCGCGAACCATTGCCATTGCCTAAGTTATGGCTGAATCCGGAGAAGGATATCTTCTCTTACACTGTTGATGATGTGAAGCTGATTGACTATCAAAGCCATGATGCACTTAAGGCGAAGATGGCTGTTTAACTAAAAAGGAAACAAAATGAAAAGTTTGATCTCAAAACGTAAAGAAAAACCGGTATCTGTTAAGAGCCTTTCTATTAAGGCCCTGAAAGAAATGTTGCCTAAGTTAAGCCCTAAACGCCGAGTAAAAGCCGAAAAAGAACTGCGCTTGCGTGGTGTTGAAATTTAAAACAATAGAAATGCGGCTTTCTGATAGTCGCTTCCTAAAGTTATGATATTTACCGGCATATGTTTCGCATGTGTCGGTTCTTTTTTATTTTTGCGACAATAATAACAATAAGAGCAACAAATGTCTTCTAAATACGATTTTGAAAAATTACTGTCCGTTGCGACAACAGACGCGCAGCGCGAAAAACTTAAAGCCGTTATCGAAACCGGAAGTGTTCGTAAGGCTGCTAAAAAACTTGGTATTTCCACCGGTACAATTGGAAATGTTTTAACCTTCTTGAGTGAGCGACTAGCAAACGGTGTCGCAGTTGAGCGAAATTGCTTTAAAGACGTAACTGACACTACTGCTGTTCTCACTCTTCCTATTTCTGATGCTGAATCTGGTATCGTTGAAGAGCCTGCCAAACTTTCTGTTGGTGATGGCACCTCTACTTTGTATGATGCCGATGGTAAAGTCAAACTTCAATGGGTTAAAAAAGACGGCAAAGGTAATGCTATTGCTGAAACTATTCGTCGCGCGATGGAGTCCTTTAAAGACGTTATTCAGCCCGTGCCATTTAATTTGGTTCCGCGAGCTATTAGTGGTGAGGGATTATTGGCCCAATACACAATCACTGATTATCATTTGGGGATGTTTGCTTCTCAAAATGAATCAGGCCAAGAATGGTCCACTAAAATTGCCACAGAAAAGATTTATCGTGTAATCGATTCTATGGTTGAAGCAACCCCTCATACCGAACATGCTGTTATTAATATCCTTGGCGATTTCTTGCACAGTGACTCTCAGCTTGCAGTTACTCCGGCATCACGACATATCCTTGATCAAGATACACGCTATTCTGATTTGATTTCCATCGCAGTTAGAATTATTGCTTATTTTGTTCAACGCGCCCGGACTAAAGCAACCAATGTAACACTTCTGATTGCACAAGGCAACCACGACCCTATTGGTTCACTATGGCTGCAGGAACTGTTCTCTTATTACTTTGAGAATGATCCTAATATCGCTGTAATCAAAAGCAGCTATCCATTCTATGCAATTGAATTTGGCAAAACTATGCTTGCCTATCATCATGGTGATAAAGTTCAATTTGCTAAGATGGCCGGCGTGGTTCCTTCATTGTTCCCTGAAATCTGGGGACGTACCAAATTTCGTTATGCACACATGGGTGATAAACATCATCGTCGTGTAGTTGAAAGCCTTGGCATTATTGTTGAGCAACATCAGACTTTGATTGCAAATGACGCATATAGCAGCTCTCATGGTTGGACATCTGAAGCTGGTGCAAACGTAATTATCTACTCGCGCGAAACCGGCGAATTGAGCCGAATGACATTCCGCTAATAGAAAGGAATAGGAAGATGGATGTACTAACTACTCCTGAAGTGTATTGTTATGATGCCGAAGAAGTTCCACCACCAAAGAATAAAATCGTTTGGGTTGTTAGCAAATTTGGAGTAGGAAGAAGAGACAGATTTTGCGAAGGATTCGATATCGCTTGGTACCCTCTTCCTAAAGTTCCATTAAGTGCTAAGTTGCGCGGACAAGAAATGAAATGTAAGTAAAACTTACAGGGCAAGATAGCTAAGAACTGCATCTTTTGTAGCATAGCCAATATTAGCTATCCTCTGTCCATCTTTACCCAATAAGGGTCTTAATATGGAAAGTAATAAAAATTCTAAACACCCTTTGTTTGACCGTGTTATGGCCTTAAATTGGGATGTTATCGGTTATCAAAATATCGGAGAGGACACCATTATTGGTGTTGAATGTGGTGATTCTGATTTGATTCTCCCATTCAATACAGATGGTGCATTGTACACTCCCACTGATATGGAGAAATTCCGTGAATACTTAAGTGATGGCGGATACTTTAATGACGCAATTCATTTGTCAGAAATGTTTGAGCTATATCCTGAATGGGCTATAAGGTATCTGGAGGAGTTCTATTTTGAATAAATCATATAAAAGGATAGACCTCCTAAAAAGAAGATTTAATTTGCCGTTAAAGATGGCTCCAATATTCTTTGACAATGAAAAGGCGCTTAATGCTCATCCATTTTTAATAGCCCTGAAAAATAATGGGCGATTCAAATTCTCAAATACATATATCATCACCTTCAAAAAGTCCTTTATAGTTGTATATTATTTGGGCAGAGCTATAACGATTCCCTTCTATTTGGATGGGAGTATGTGTACAGAAGAACAAATGGAGAATATGAAGAGGTTTACGCCTCCAACATCTACATATTGGTTCAATGTATTTTCCATATATTCCGTATGGAACTTGCTTCAAAGATTGTCTCCGAAGGAAGTCATTAATATCCTGATTTGGAGTAATATGAACATACTGGAAAGAAGTGACGGGGAGGTTCTGTTTTGAATAAATTAGGAAAAAGAATAAATCTCTTTTATAATAGGTATGAGAATAAGCTTCCTGTCTATTCTATTTTTGCGGGCGACAATATCAAAAATGTGCACCCGTTTTTGACGTTTATTAAAAATAATCGCCTCGTCGGCCTCAATTCATACCACTCTTCTCCTCTTAATATGAAAGCCCTCTATATTATTATTGGGTCGCATACAGTATCTATCCCATTCTCTTATGATGGGAAGATGTTAACGAAAGAGGAGATAGAGGGATTAAAGGCATTTATCCCAAGGCCATACCATAGGTATGAGTCTAAAAATATAAAAGAAATGATTCATGTTTGGTATTTGCTGCAAAAGTTTAGTCCTAAAGAAGTTTTCTGCATTTTAATTGGTTTTATCCGTGATGGCTTGGGTCGTGTCAGTTTAAGCGCGAATGCGTTTCATGATTGAGGATTATTATGCTAAAATACATAAAAAAGAGAGGATGGGTTAGCAATAAAATCAGGGATTCTTTGACTGATTTTAGAGTGCGGGCAGAATACGGAAATCTTGACGCATTCCTGAAAAGGCTTCTAAAGTTGCCCATTATTTACTTTACAGCCGCCAATTCTAATGATCCCCTTCCGGAATGTATTATAGTAAGCAGAACTAGATTTTCGACTCAGTTTTGTATTCCTTATGATCATTCCGGAGTGTTTATTAAGGATATTAACTCTGAGGACATAAAGAAGAGGCTTCATGAGAGAGCGTATATATCCGGATATAGTAGAAGGATGTATCGTTTTCACGCATATGTATTAACAACTCTGCACGACTTAATTAGTCGTGGGGAGATTGACGAAGCTTTCGACTTTATGGCGTCTGTCCTTAATGAATATTCAAATTAATGGAGTGCTAAAACAATGAAATTGTTGAATTTAAAAAATGGAAATGGTTTAGCTTCATTTGTCTTTATGGGTGAGAATGCCTTTAGGGTTAAATCTCTCCTTTGGGACAATACGCTCCGCCTCGGAGATTTGGAGTCGTTCGGTTCGAATTTAGACATCCCCGAGATGCAGAACTCATCATTCCCAGTTACAGTTAGTCTTATTGGAATAAAAAACAACGAAGAAAAGGTTTTGCATTCAATTAATTCTCGAGTATTTATAACTGAGAAAGGTTTAGCATATACCGACCCCCTTGTTTCAGCTATCCAAGGCATTATTCGTGTAATCGAAAATGTCAGTATTTATTCTAGCATGTCAAATATTAGAATCAAGGATGGCTCGTATCTGATAGGATTTGACTCCCCGGTTGATATATCCAATTGGGTTGAGTATAACATTAGTAAAAGGTAAAGTAGCATGAGCTATATTATTATTTTTGCTGCTATTGCTTTCATCTTCTATAAGGTGTACCAATTTGCCATGTTACACGACGCGCGATTTGCCGTCGTTGACGAAACAAAGGTTAAAGGCATGATTGCCGATTTGCGTGCAAATATTGGCACTGATGATTTTGAAAACAAAACAAAAATGTTTTTGAATGAGCTGGAAGCGTCACTGCTCACTCACGAAGAGAGTGTGAAGCTTATGGCAAAAGGGAAGTAATTCCCGAAACCTCCAGTCGAGCGACTAGGGGGCAAGCTGAAATCTTGCGTTTCAGGGGCCCTGTGTGTTTGGCTGGCGAAAGAGTTAAGGCTCTTGTATATTATGTGGAGTTCCCAAGCTCCGCTAGGGTATCTAGAGACGGGTGGTCGCGTTTGGCGACAGAGCTCTCGATGATGATACCGCCTTCATCGGCAAATTCCCGAGGCTTTAAATGGAAATTTACGATTACAACTTTGAACTCTTTTTTGAGAAGAGTCCAAACATATATCTGAAACACGGATATATTAAACGATGTTCTGAGTTTATTTTATGTGAACTTGGAATGCAATGTGTAGGCTATTCTGACCATATCTTTGGAAACAGAACTATGTCTACTGGGGTGTTTTTGCTAAGTACAAGTCATTGGGCTTGGCACACTTTCCCTGAACACAATAAGGTGTCGGTTTCTTTTAGCACATGCAAAGAGAAATTAGACATCGAAAAATTTGAGAGACTCTTAAAAAAAGCGTTTGATTGTTCTTTCGTAGTGTTCAAATAATGCCTTGTTTCTAATAACTATAATAACAAAAGAAACAAAATGAAAAAACAAATTGCCCCAAAAAGAAAATCTGTATTGGTTGTATCAATGCTGAACGACCAAACTACAAATCCCGAGAATCCTAAGGCCATTCCAAATGCTGATAAAAGCTTGGAAAAACTTCAAACGTCTTTGGCGGCCGGAAATATTAAACATGATGCCGTTATTACGGTTGATTACTCTGGCAGCAAAAACAGCAAATGGTCAAGTGGAAAGCTGGTTCCTAACAATAAAGTTATTAAGGTTGAACTTCAATCTGATAACTGGTTCGGAAAAGAAAATTTGATGCGCATTCCGGAATCTACCGGTGATGATGTAGTTGTACAGCATTTCAACAATATTGATTTCCTATTGCCGACTTCTGAATATGATTTAACCTTTGCCGGTATTGACTTCTTCGGGACAATGAGCGCTTCTATGAAAGAGCTTGCAGCCCGCGGTTATCGTATTCGTTATTATTCTGATTGTTCCCATTTTTATGGCCGCAATCGAAAAGAAGAATTGGCTGAACTTGGCATTTATCGTCATTTCACTTCTTTCAAAAAGGAAAGTAAATGATGGATATTCAAGTAACTTTGTGGGAAAATTCCTCAAATGGTTCCACTTTGGCCCGCGGATTTGTTAAGATTGGCGGTTTTGTCCAAATTAACATTTCTATTTATTCTGGTCGAAATGGCCCATTCATCGCCTTCCCATCTTACAAAAAGCAAGATGGCACATGGCAAGAAACTGCCGGCCCTGTAAGTAAAGAATCCCGTGAAGCTATTACAGCTGCGGTATTGAATGCTTATCACAAAGGCTCGGCACCAGCTGCAGGTAATGGATATAATGTGGTCGAACCTCCTCGAACACAATATCAAGGACAAGCTGCAGCCAGAAGCAATGATAACCCAAATGTGGGTAATGGTAATGGTGGAAATCCAGACTATAATCATATGCCTACTGGCGGAATTCCTTTTTGAGGTAAAGCATGTCTAATTACAATGTAGCAGAACAACCCTTGGAATATGCTATTTATAAATCCAAGGCGGCGCTTCGTATGCGCCTAGTGAATCCTCGTATTGATAACTCTTCAGGACGTGATGTTCTAAATAAGGGTTTTGTATTTTTGGAAATGGCCCCAATTAAAGAGGGTTCTGGAAACCAAAAACAATACGAATGGGAGCAAAAGAAGATCGGCGTAAAACTTGGAATGCCTGACTTAGCTCAGATTGTTTATTCCATGAAACGCGGGCAAGAGGCCGAAATGTTTCATGAATTCGATGGCTCTACAAAGGTCATTAAATTAACCCGGGCCACCGAAGGAAAGTCTCCTTATTTTATTTCGGTATCTCAAAACAATGGCGGTGTGAAATCCCAATGTTCAATTCCTGTAAGCGGACAAGAAGCTGAAGTGATTTTGAACTTGGTATCTTATGCTATTCCTAAAATTCTTAATTGGTAGGTTACTATGGCTCAAATCCAAATCGTAATTGCAGGTGAAAGCACTACTGCCGAACAAATCGCCGAAGTTTTGGCTTCTGCGTTTCAAGTTCGTCCAGCCGTTCAGACTCCTGTACAATCCGGTCCTCTCTCTGTTGACCAACTGAATGCCGCACTTTTGGTTGAAACCAAAGAGCTTGATGCTGAAGAAGTTCAGCGTTATCTCGATGGTGATACCGAAATGCACCCTGATGATGTTGCCGCATTTGTATCCGGTGTCGATAACCGTTTGGTTTTCGAATCCCTGGAAAAATTCAAACAGTACGCCAGCTCAAATCTGGTTGACGGCGACAGCCTGATTATTTCCGACGTCAGCGGCCAAGTTGTTGCAACTTACCGTCGCTAATCCTTTAAAACACACTACAGAAAGAAACTACTATGTCTCAAGTTCGTGGCTATATCTACAACGGCGAAACCAAAACCCTGCCTAACAATGGCACTACCACCGTTGAAAACATGTTGACCGCCCTGAAAAACAAATACGTCGCCCTGCGCGGTGAAGGCTCGTTCGACCACGCCGTAAATGCCGATGGTTACCTGGTCATCACGAACCGTACCGGTTCTAAAGCTTAATTTAGGCTTTAACTTACAATTCGCTTTTTCTTGAACGCTTGATTGCGTAATATGGGTCATGGGCCCACACAAATATAGGACTCCGTGCTCTGCATTTATATGCAACGGAGTCCATTTCTTTTATTGGAGAAAGTTATGTCTTATGTTGATGACGATTTTTTGGCGATTTTGAATGACGTTGAAGCGGCCAGTAAAGAGGCGGATGAAGAAATTGAAGCTGCCGGTGAAATGGGCGAAGATGTCATTGAGAACCTTGCGGGCATCTTTGAACATGGTGAAGATATCGGTATTGATTCCGAGGATTTAAAAGTCATCATGGAAGCGCGTTCTACCGTGCATATTAAGCCTGAAATCATTGATCGTATCTTCCAGAATTTCAAACCTGAGTTTTGGTTGCAGGCCCCAGTTGTAGTTGACAAGGCTCTCGAAGTTATTCGAAATGCCCAAAATGTTCAGTCTGAATATGTCTAAATAAAAAGGGGACTTGCAAATGGTTGCTAATGAATACCAGCCTATAATGAGGCTTCTTTTCGCAAAAATTGCGAATGAAATGGGAGTAAAATATAAGGTCCCCAAATTTGTTGAGCCACATCATTTCAATATGTTTTTCAAAAATCTTCGTGTAGATGCGATGTTGATTGAAGGCATTGCCTTCCGGAACTATTCGTTATATGCGGACCTTTCTGTTGATATCAAGAAGACTGTTTCTGAGCTGATAGAAGAATACGGTTATTGGAACAATGAGAGTGTCGTTAAAAGGGACCTCATTCGTTTTGAAGATCATGGCGATTTTATTAAAATGTATATGCCATATAACGGTATTATGATGTCAATTTACGATAAAGATGTTAGACGTATTTTTGATTATTTTCCAGATGATGATGATAATGAGGAAAAGAAATACGCCGACGGATTCTATAGTATGGATTGTGCTCTGTTTATTCCTAAACAACTGATTGACAGCACCTACATATTCTTTGAAATGAGCTGTAATGTAGAGGAAGAGATTTCACGTCTTCTAAGTGAAGACACCTATCTTGCTTTTGCAAGGTATGGTTGTTAGGTTTGGATGATCTTCAACATTTAGGATTGATGAGGTTGAAATGGATTTTGATAAAATATATGAAAGAATGATGTTGTTAAAACTGATTCAAAGCTCCGGTGTTGAAACTCCATACGAAATGGACTTGGGTCTGGTTGGGGAAGTTCTTTTAGGCAAGAATTATAAAATCACGCCTCCGTCATTTTCGGCGTGGGAAACAGGGGCGATTGCAAATGTATTCGCCACAGTTAAAATCGAACCGGCAGTTATCCCGAATATATATATATCGGGACTTAAATCCTTCATCATGTTTTTCAGAAAGGATAACGACCTGCACCTTGTGCACATCCGCTCTAAATCAATAAATGCGGTTTCGTTTGAAATCATGCAAAAAATTGGGGCGAGAAGAATATACTGCCATATCTCTGGTGATGGAGTATATTTGTTTTCCCACGATTTTCATTGCATAGAGAATATCTATTATCACTCTGTAATAACATTGCGGAAAGCAAATTTGACTTTTCAGGATTTCGTAAGCAATATGTGCTACAGTCGAAATCGTGTTACTGATTTAATAGACAGGAGTCGAAATGTTTGATCTAGATATTCATAATCCATTGCAGAAATTGGTTATGTCAAGGTTTCTACTAGATGCCAAATACGATGGCCTTATTGAGAACTTCGTTAATGTGGTTCCTGATGTTTTTGCTATTCGTATGAATCGTCGCAGAAAGATTCTTATTGAGTCTGCTGTCCATGTGCCGATGAATTTTGACGATACAAGAGCGGCTACAGGCAGAAATCTTATTAGCCAAGAGTTATCAACTGTTATGTACGAAGGAGTAAATGGGCATTACATAAATTTAAGTGCCCGTTTATACGATGCGAACACAGATTGCCTTACATACCTGAGAAGAATGAACCTCCCTATTAAAATGGGTGTCCATGAAGTTGACGACTGTATGACTAGGTATTACGTCTATTTTCTAATAGAGCTATATATGAATCCTAGTGTGAACATATACGACGAATTTCTTGTTAAAAGACGAAGGGTTTTGAGTTCCTTTGAAGCCATGAGAGATAGCATTAAGAACTCTTTTGCATATAAACTTGAAGAGCACTTTAAGCCTGACGATAGCAAAAGGACAGCATCGCCATTTTTCTCATATAGCTGGAGCCCGTATTTCACGACAAGAAATTTCTACGATTATTAATTTTTAAAGGAAATAAAAAATGCAAGGAAAAATCAATATTGAAGTCCTAAATAAGGACAAAGTTGTTCTTCATGTTACCGATACTCAAGGTCGCAGAACATCAAAAATGGTTACAGCTAAGGCTGCGGCTGCTGCGTTGGCCGGTCCCAATGGCGAGAATAAGGATTCAGGTTTGATTCCTCAGAATATTCTGCGCATTTGGGAAAACTCAGAATACAAGGGCTACTTGATTTATCAACCATCCCGCGCGTTTCAAGTGCAGTATCGTGGTGGTGAACCATATCAGGTTAAACTTCCAGGCATCGTTATGAAGGCCGTTGCAAGTGCAAACGGTAACTTCTTGCGTGAGAAAAGCTCTATCTTTATCTGCGATGGAAATGAAATCAATCCAAGCACAAAACTTTGGGATTTAAAGATGAACAACTACAACCCCTCTTATGGGGTTTGTTGGGGCCGGAATGAAGACTCCGTTAATGAAATCATGAAGAGAGGCGACCTCTTTGATATTGAGCAATTGCCGCAAATCTTCTTTGGTTCGATATTTAACGGCGACCTGCATAACCAGTATCATTTTACTGATGCTATTTGGGATAAAATCAAGCCAAGTGCTTCCAACTGTTCTGCTGAAAATTCAACTGTTCGGTACTTTGCAATGAAGTATGAAAAAGACGAAGATTTCGATTTGAGCTCTGAAATCCTGGACTCATATCAATGTCTCGTTGGCGGCGTTATGATGTAATTTTTGTTTCACAGATTAAAGGAAAAATATTATGAGTTTAAGCATTGAAGACCTGATGGCCGAAATGGATTTTCGTGTGCCGCAGATTGTAAAGACGAAAGAAGAAGCTGAAGATGGCGATTCTATTGTTGCTGAAGATGGTGTCTACAAACTGGTCCGCGCCACTATTGGTGATTTCTGGATTAAGGCAGAAAGCTTTAAAACCAAAATGATTGGTATGCCTCAGATGTCTGAAAGTTTCACCCAATCATTGGAAATTCCAAAGATTCCTGGCGAATTGTTCTACGGAATTATCCGTTTCTATCGCAAGATTTATGAAACTAACAAAAATGAAGTGATGGCCCAAATCTGGTGGGATAAAGAAGAGCAGAAGTATCTCGTTGAGGTCCCAGAACAAGAAGTTGCCGGTGCGTCTATCACTTATCAAAGAACTGGCGGTTGGTATGATGACCCTAATAAAGTGTTGGTATTGACATCACACTCACATCATACAATGGGTAAACATGTGCCCATTTAAAACCTTGTGAATTGCTGGAAACCCTTAAGGACAAATTGTCTAGGGCAATCAGCATCGAAACCTTAATAGATGAATATAATTTATCTGTAAGGGACGATCAGAGACTATCGAAAGACTTTGTAATTAATTACATAGAATCGAGTAGAGTAGGGATGTGCCCCGAAGCGCAAGGCACTGATAACAATCAGTGATGATATAGTCCCACACCGCGAGATGACGTAACAATCTCAATACCGAAAGGGCGGATTTAGGTTAGTCGAACCTAAACGTAAGAGGAATAGTAAAAAAGGCATTCTATTCCGGCACAGACAACTCAGACGAGAAAGGCAAACACGGCATTTACTCGTTTGTATTTGGCAATTTGGTAAACAATACTGCCGACAATACCTTTACATATAAAACCGTTCAACGCGTTTGCTGTGCTGATGCATTGATTCCTTTGGCTCTGGAAGACATCTTCGAATTTACCGAAGGTTGCGAATTCTTGTTCGAAATTCCCGAAGAAGACTATGCAAAAGTTAAAGCTAAGGTCTATAACTATGGAGCGTATGGCAATTATGGCAAGACAAAATCGAAAGGGTTTCCCAGCACGGGCGGCAAGCCAGCGGCAAACGTCTCCAAAGTCAAAGACTACTATTATGGCGGCGATGTTGAAGATTATGATTACTGCGCCGGCTATGGGGATTATCCTTACTATGGCCACTATGATCATTGGAATAATGTTGCTGGTGGTACAAATGCTAAAGTTGTAACTCCTAGCGATGTAGAGGATAACTGGACCCTCGGGAACGAGGCAGCTGCGGACAAAGCGAAGTATCATTGGATTTCGTCTATTCTTCGCGGTTTTTATAAACCATATGACACTCTTCTGTATGCCGATGAAGAGTTTAAACAAATTGAAGCTGCCGCTTCTGATTTTATCAATGCGATCGAGCTGCCTGAAGGTCATCCGTACCGCGTATTCTCGTCCGGCTTGCAAATTTTTATGTCGAATTTGGTAGAATCAATTTCGGATATCCACTCCGGTGAGAGAAGCGGTATTGATAAAATTGCAGACCCTTCAAAAGCATTGTGTATTGCGCTTGCATCCTCTATTTTTGCCGTAGAAGACTCGTTTATTACGAGCAGTAATCCGTTGTCGAAAGAGCTTGATGCTCACGGCATTAAATATTTATGCCTGCCTGAGCGTATTGCTGCTTATCTGGAAAAATTTTAAAGGAAAATCATTAATGGAAAGAACATCTATTCGTGGAAAGATCATCGAGTTCCTTTCTACTCAGGAAGAAATTGACGCTCATCAAAAAGGCGTGGAAGAATATGAATCGGGAAAGCTGATGGAAAGGCTTTCCGGTGAAGAATCTGCACGAACCTTTAGGCTTTTGGATAAAATTGTTGTGGTTGGTTGCGGCGGAACAGGCTCTTGGCTGATTCCAAAGCTGGCTAAAACCATCAATGACATGAAGCGCAAGAATTTGCTGTCACACAAGTTCTCTTTGATCCTTGTGGACGGGGACACGGTCGAACCTAAGAACTTGATTCGGCAGAACTTTATTGAGCCGGACATTGGCAGTAACAAAGCAGAAGTTATGGCTTTGCGTTACGGCCCTGTAATGAAGGATATTGAAGTTCAATATCTGGATAAATATTTGACAATGAAATCCAATTCCGATCCGGCCCATTTCACCTATATTGGTGTTCTGAACAGCATGATTGAACACTGCGATAAAGTTGTGGTGTTCAATTTGGTGGACAATCAAAATGCCCGCCGCGCGGTCCACTCTCTCAGTATGAGCGGATGGATTGTCGATATTGGCAATGAACTGGCTCATGGTCAACTGTTTGCAACGCCGTATGGAAGAGCAACAAATGAAGAATTCTGGAGATTGAAATTCTTTTCTATGTCTCCGGAAACTCTGACTCAGGAAGAAGAAGTTAAGCTGTATTCTTGTGCAGAGGCAGATACCGATGAAGCTCTGGAAGAACAATTCTTGGTGGCAAATGATACTGCTGCCCTTGTTGGACACAACTGGTTATGCTCGTTTATGAGCCAACCGGATTCTATTCCTGCTCGTATTAATTTCAATTGTCTTCCAATGCCGACTGTTGAAGTTGTTCTGAAAAACATTGCAATTATCTAATAGATGGCCGGCATATTAAATGTGTCGGCCGCTCTTTCACTTTCAAGGAAGTTAAATGGACGCAGTAGATATTCATTTAGAGTTCATTACGCCAATTGTTTATTTGGCCCAAACATTTTTAGACATCATCAAAAAAATTGAAGATGGTGAATGCGATATTGATTCCACATTCCCGGAGAAACTTTTTAACAAGACACCTAAGGAAGATGTCCTGAAGGCAATCGAATCCCTTAATGGTGTAAATGGCTTGTTGACTCCGGATTTTGAGGAATACTCAAGAATGGTTAAAACTCTTGCTGACTTTGTCGGTAATTGCAATAACACTCTTCTTTTCCGTAATTTTGTGACAGATAAAGGCCGTGAGGTTTGTTATATCAACAAAAAGATTTCTGAAGATGATTGTGAGAATATTAAACGGGCTCATAATCGTATTCGGAATACCTTACGTTGGATGACTCCAAATTTACGGTTTATGCACAATATCCACAATACAAATCATGTAGCGACTAATAATTACAATGAAATGGTTATTAAGTCGGATATTTCTGCCTTCTTTAAATCTGTAAGATTTGAAAAGGTAATGCAGCTTGCATCTAAAACATTTTTGATTAAAAATCTTCCGTTGTTCAGCGAATGCAAATTCGAACTGGAAGACCACAAAAAGTTTGAGCGCCTTGAAATTGGATTGTGGGCATTTTTGAGTTGCCTCTTTCACAATGGTGCCGTTCCTACTGGTGCGAGATATGCGAATGAGTTGGCGAATTACCATTTGTACAATACGATCTTTCATCACTTTGATAAGGCTATGGCGGGTGTTACATCTTCGCGGGTTTATGTATATGTGGATGATTTAATTCTTGCCGGCAGGGAACATGATATTAAGGCTATTTATGCTGAATTTGAAAAAGCCTTAAACAAGGGCGGCCTCTACTTGAATTATAAAAAGACGCAATACTTCTATCCCAAAGCTGATGACTCTAAATTTGAGTATTCTACCCTTGGCAAGCGTAAAGTCTTTGATTTCACTGCCCGCCATTACTCGAAGGTTGATTCTAAGAGTCGTAAAAAATGTCTTGACATTGTCAAAGAACGCCGTGAATATACGCCTTCCGAAAAGGGCATCATTGACTACGCAATTCGTATTAATAGTGGCATTTCGGTATTGTTCAATCCAGATATCATTTTGCATTCCTATTTTGACGATAAGTGTAAGCTTTGGGATAAATTGGTTGCCGGTGAATTGGATTTAAAAATGGACAAGGATATCTTTGACCCAACCGGATTGAGCTATAAAGATATCTGCATTATGGCTAAAAATCTTCCAATCAATTACCGATGGCCTTACGGGCGTGATAGTGATGATGAAGATCAAGAGCTATATGCGGCGATAGACAAATTTGCTGAAATGTTTATTGCGGACAATCCTTCCGGTTACAAAATGTGGACTACAAATGTTTACGAGGAAGGCGGCAAAGTCCATTTGTCCGTCGGCCTTGTTAAAGAATTCTCCAATGGCACTAAAAAACATACTGCTTCGGTATTCTCTTTTGAGAAAGATTTCTTGGATGCCCTTTATATTGACCGTCAGGAATAACTTCAGATTTTAGAGGAACAATATGCACAATATAATTTATGTAGTAAGTAAGCGCGTGACTTCTCAAGAGTCTGAGGCAATTAAACGCATTTTTTCCTTGGCTAATATTAGTCCGGAATTTGTTCGTGTAATTGATGTTGAATCTGAAGATTTAAATGTTTCTGGTAAGTCGATTTTTCTTTGCTTCAATGAAACGTCCGGCAAGGTTACTATGCCTTTGTCCAGAGAGCGCGGCTATCCTGGATATACCTTTATCAAAGACTTTGCAGACGATGCACAAAAGGTTGCAGTTTGCATTTTGTCGGAGCCTATTTCCCACTATGCCTTGCCGCATTGTTTGGTTTCTGATAAGGCAATGTTATGGAATTGCGTCCAGAAGATTGCGGCTAAATTCTCTGAATGGTATCCAAGCCTTGTTCAACACAGCCAACCTCAACAGCAAGCCCAAGAGGCGCAGCAACCAGAAGTTAAACAGGAGCCTGTAAAGGAAGTTGTTCAGGAGGCCCCTCAGAATGAGCAGGAAGCCCCTGCAGAGGCTAAACCTGAGCAACCATATGTCCGACCGGATGATGCGCCTACAACGTTCTCTATGGCCCAGGAAACAGCAGACGGAACCGAAGTTTCGTTTCAAGTTGATGAGATGATTGACCGTATGATTGATTCTATGAAGTTGAGTGACCCTGGATTAGGCAAATCCCTCAAGCTAATGGAATCTGTCGTGTTGGAATCAAACAATGGTCAGCGTATTACTGTTTATCCGGGCAATATTGTTAAAGACCCAAGTGAAGGCGTACATATATCCTTTAAGGATGTATGCTCCTTGGTTAAGCTTGCATTGATTTCAGATTCAGATAAAATCCGATTTATACTACGGAGAGAGTAATGATTAAATATAAAGATGTTGATCAAACAACTGAAAGTGAAGTTATGGAAACTAGCGGCCCGGTATTTGCCGAAACATTCCCCAAAAAAGAAAGTGTCGTGTTTGATAAAGACCCGGACTATTCTCCCGATAAGGATGGCCGAGAGAAAGTAAAAGAGGCTCCTCAGCCTGTTCAAAAAACAATCGTAATTGTGGAAAAGAATGGTTCAATTTCCTTTTCGATTGAAGGCCAATGGGGAAGTCATGAGGCGATTGGTGCATTGGAAGTCGTCAAATCTACTATTCTCTCTAAAATCAATCCGCAAGCTCCAAGCATTATGGACCGCATTTTGATGGCTTCTGGTATTAACTAAAATCGGCCTCCTGTCTTGGGACGGGAGGCTATCGTATAGATTGGTGTAATATGATTCCTCCTTTGCTAAGGCGCCTGAGTTTAACTCTAATGTCTCAAATATCTGGAATGAATTTCAAGTTTTCAGATAAAGATTATACATGGGAATTCTGCCTTGAGATTTATGAATTTTTAGAACTTATCAGAATGCATTTGCCTTTTGATGTTATTGAGCTTAGCAGCAACTGTTCATATATTCGTTTTACCATTCCTCCTTTCGAAATCCACAGAAAAAAGCCTAGAAGGATGCTTGAGCCGTCCAATGCGATGAAGGCATACTATTGCCTCTATCTTTTTATGAAAGAGAACGATGTGGACGATACTGGATGGAGGCATAATAATTTCCATTTTTTAATCAACCTTGACTACCATCATGTCGATAGGACTATGATCTACGATACGGTTGTGTGGAAAGATAATTTATGGAATAGGAGATGCCATGAGACGGATCTTATTGTTCCGACATCACTGCTTTTGAACAAAGAATTCCTTGAGATAATTCGTCTTTTGTATAATGATATCTTTATGCAAACGATAGAATAGGGCAACACCAATTCAAACAGAAAGATATTAACATGAACTTTTTAGATAATGAAGTGCTTTTGAGAACTGCAATTTCGAATATCGCAGGTATTCGGGATACAAAGGTTAAATTCGGAGGCTTCGATATGGGAAGCTACCGCCGATCCTTGGGAGCTCATCTCAGAAAACTTTTGGGTGATGGAGTCCGGGTTTCGCTGAATAACAATAATGTCCGCATATATTTTCCTCGGCAAAAAATCTTCTCTGATACAATGTTTGATAACAGGACGCATGATTTAAATAATATGCTGTTTAAGCCATATATTAGGGGAGAAGCGAAAAAGAACGTTCACTCCTTCTATGCTTACAATGCAAGCGAGTATCTGAAGTCTATTGTTAACCTCAGAAATTATATGGTTGGGCAGGAATACTTGCTCGATATCGCGTATAGCCTTGATAGGCAGATGTTTTCAAACACGCACTATCAGGCGATTTATGAGGATCTCGATACCACCTTCTGGTCGGAATCTCTCATTCCTTACCATAATTTTGTTAGAGGTATTGCATTTGACATTCCTACCGAGCCGGTTATGATGAATATTACTGCTCCTCATATTCATGCTTCGGTATACTGGCTGTATCACCATAGAGAGAACGTTGTATTATTCAATTTGGGCGCTACCCATCTTGACCCGAATGCAACATATCCTTCTTTTACTTTGGATATTCCTTATAGAGCACTTCTTAATAGAGAGTTCTTAACCATTATTGCTGGAATTGGTTCTATTGGTAATGGTAGTAGCAATGAGTAAACTATGAGTGTTTATTTTTGTGGTATTGACTTATCTGTCACCAATACAGGGTTGGCAGTAGTTGAATATCTAGGGGAAGGCAAATTCAATTTGATTGATATCAAGTCAATCGCGCCGAACCCGAGAACAAAAGGTTTCAACAAAAAATTGGAATCTTTGGAATGCTTTATCTTTGCAACAGAGTCCTTTACTCCAATTAAGGACTCTAAGTTCTTTGTATTGGAAAACTATAGTTTTGGTTCTCCCGGCCGTCTAACAGACTTGGCTGAACTGGCTGGATTATATAAGGGGCATATTATACGCGGACTTGATAAAAGTTACGACGTAATTGCTCCCCAAACAGTCAAGAAAATAATTACCGGCTCGGGAAGGGCAGACAAAAATGAAGTCCAGTCGGCATTAAAAAATTTTGTCGTGAATATTGATGATTTCACCTTCAACAATTACGATGAATCTGATGCTGTTGCTGTTGCCGTTTCCTATGGTTTGCAAATGGAGAGAATACAAAATGGATGTGAAGAAGATAAAGAAGATACTGGGAAGACTAAACGAGGTCGTAGAAGAAGAAAGTCCGACTAATGCCGAGTTTATTTTATCTGTTGCTAATTTGCTGCGAGTCTTTTCGCTTGCACATATAGTGATTGACGGAAACATTCCTAAATTTAATTACAATGACAGCTTCGAGGTTGAGAAAATGTGCCTTGCCCATCCGGACAATTTCGGATTGCAACTAATGCTTCAGGTTCATGTTCTAATCAAGATGTCTGAACGTTTTTCTGATTCGCCTGAAATAGAGAAATAATATGTCTGAAACTATTGAAACAGCCATGATTGGCTATCGTAATTATGATGAGTATGTTTCTTCTTTTATGGAGAATGTTCCATTTAGAGGAAAGTCCTTGGCTGAATGGGAAGCTGAAGTTCAACTTCCTGTTATCAATGAGCATTCAGATACTGCTGATTTGCGGGCGGCCAATGCAAGGTTTATTCAAATACTCCGTGTTGTAAATTCTAATTATGCGTATGCTAAAGCTGCGTATAAGACTTGTGAAGTGCATTATCAGGCTGCTATGTTGGCTGCCAAAAAAGAAATTATGGAGCGCTTCGAGCAACAAGAAGCTAAGCGCCGGCCGAGCATTGAAGCTTTAAATTCTATGGCTATGGAAGAGTGTAAAACAAAATATATTGCAATGAACATAGCCGAATCATTCGTTGACTATTGGCATATTCAAAATGAAAAAATCAAAGTCTTCGATTCCAGACTGGGAGGTCTGGGATATTTGGTATCTCTAGAAGAGAGATACTCTACTAGAGGTCAATAATAACTCTAAATAAAAAGGACAACGTAGAAGTGTCTAAAATAGAAATGAACGTTTCGCCCGACGTTAAAAGGGCAATGACCAGCTTTAAGACAGCAATGAATAAGAAATACGGTGAAGGTGGCGATATCTTCTCCAATGGGGAGTATCAGGTTTTTGAGTCTATTTCTTCTGGCTCTGCTATTCTTGATGGTCTTCTTGGCAATGGAGGATGGGTCAGAGGTCGTATTCACGAGATCTTTGGGGCATCCGGTTCTGGCAAATCTACCATTGTATCTTTGACTTGTGCAAATGCACGTCGACAATATCCCGACAAATATATCTTGTACGTTGACGCCGAACAGGCACAAAACTTCAACTATATGCGAAAGCTTGGCCTTGACTGCGAAAATGACGAAGGCGTTGTGTTCCTTCAGATGCAAGAAGCTGAAAATGTTTTCGAAGTTATTGATGGCGCGGTCGCTACCGGCGCCTTTAGTTTAGTTATTGTTGATAGCGTTCCAGCGCTGATGACTAAACGTGAATTAAATGGCGATTATGATAAAGAGACGATGGCCGAGAAAGCCCGATTCTTGTCCAAGGCCCTGCCAAAGCTTTTAGAGTCTCTGAAGAAAGCTAATACCACTCTGATCTTTGTGAATCAGGTGAGGGACAAGATGGACCTTTGGGGTGGGCAAACCACTCCAGGTAATGTATATAAATCAACTACTTAAGTGATTATATCTGCCGTTCATAGCGGAAACGTTATGAATTATAATAGCGGAATTAAGCGAGAAAATCCTCCCTCTTAGATAGGACAACTCGAACCGAAGGCTGGTCTAACGGCCCAGTCAGGGGCAACGCATAGAAGCTGAAACTAATAATAGAATATAATGCTTCCACGAGGCCGCTACACCTAAGTCCTTTGGATATGGTGAAAAAGTATGCTGAACTGCATTGTAATGATGCAGAAGCAGAGATAAAAAGCTCTGCGATAACAAAATGGGAAAAGCCATTCCCTTCTATTGCTCAAGCCGTGTCAAAGTCAATTCGACTCCATCAATGAGAATCAAGAATTCAGCCGGTGATGGATTCATTGGCCAAACCGTGGACTTTACTATAATTAAGAATAAAGTCGGTAGTCCTTTTGGTGTTGGTGAATCTAACCTTTATTTTGGTGTAGGTTTCAATAGGGTTGAAGAACTTATTGATGCTGCTATTGCTAAAGATGTTTTTGAAAAGGGCGGCGCTTGGTATACATTACCTTATTGTACTCCTGATGGTGAAGTTCTTAAATTCCAAGGCAAGACTGGTCTTAAGTCTTATTATGAAGCTAATCCTTCTGAATTGGATAAACTTCAGGAACTTGTTAACAATGCAGGGCATGACGATGATGGTATTCAAGTAGTCGGTGCGCCCGGAACTGTTGAGGATGGATACTAATGTTTTTTTATCAAGTATGGATGACCGGTAATTTTATGATGTGCAAACTTGCAAAATTCTTTGGTGTTAAGAGTCACACGGAAAAGGTAAAACGGTTTATGACTATTGCTGGCCAAACCGTTAATGAGAAGGCTACCATTCCTTCTTCCGCCGATTCTCTCCTTCGTGTACAATTGACTCTCGAAGAAACCATCGAAATGGCCGAAGCTATTTTGTCTAATGAAGCTGAAAATAATAATAAAGCAAAAGATGTCCTGGACACTTTAAATGTCGGCCTGAAGAAACTGAAAGATGTTTCTCATGAATTGAAAGATAAAGATCTCGATATTGATTTGATTGGCGTCTATGATGCTATTGTTGATATCGACTATGTTAATACTGGTGCTGCCATTGCATTTGGTTTGGATCTTGAAGCTGGATTTGATGAAGTTCATGCTTCTAATATGTCTAAATTTGTTGATGGCAAGGCTGTTAAAAATGAACTCGGAAAGGTTATCAAAGGCCCTCATTATTGGGCGCCGGATTTAACTAAGTGTATTAAGTAACCACTCCAATAAGAAAGGACTATTGATGGAATTTGTGTCCACTCCCGAAAATCCAAATGGCGATATTAAACCCGAAGATGTCGGGATGTATACGAATCTGCATGCTCATAGTATCTATAGTCCTTTGGATGGATTTGGTAAGCTTGAAGAGTATTGTGAACGTGTTAAGGCTCTTGGAATGAAGGGTTTGTGTTTGTCTGAACATGGCAATATGATTGGCCATCATGAGCAAGCTAAAATTTGCGCTAAGCATGGTATTAAGCCAATTTTTGCTAATGAAGGATACATGACTCTTCATTCTGGCTCTATTAAGGAAAAGATAGAAGGCTATAAAGCTAACTATCATATTCTGCTTATCGCTATTAATGAGCAGGGCTATCGTAACCTTATGAAAGCTACCTCTATTGCCTGGACTCGTTACAAATACTATAAGCCGCGTTTTGATTTAGCTCTTCTTGAAGAGTGCAATGAAGGCTTGATTTGTACGTCTGCTTGTTTGGGCGGACCTATTAACCAGCTGTATTTGGATGGCAAACCGGAAGAAGCCGAACAGATTGCATTAAAGCTGAAGGAGATTTTTGGTGACAGATTCTATTTGGAGAAAACTTATACCGGCCTTGAAGAGCAGGATATTGCCAATAAGAATTTGGTTGAAATCTCCAAGAAGCATAATATTCCTATGGTTATCACATGTGATAGCCACTATGTATATCCTTGGCAATCTGATAGCCATGCTAAATTAGTTATGGTTAATACTGGCGGTCAAATCAATAAGGCGGTAAAAGCTGCCGGCCTGACTGACTCGAGCAAAGAAGATGCCGACGTTGATAGCAACTCTATGTTCTATCAGCCTAGCCAGTATTATGTTAAGCCGCATCATGTATTGGTTGAAGAGTATTACTCTCATCCTGAAGATGCAGAGGCTTTTGCAAATACAAATAAAATTGCAGAGATGTGTAATGTAACCTTGCCTAAGAATGAGGATATTATCTTCCCTGCTCCTTATGCTGACCCTGACTCTGTATTGAGAGGCAGAGCCATGCAATGGTATTCTGAATATTCTAAAAAGCTTTCTGACGAACAGAAGAAGGTTTATTTCGATAGACTTGAAGAAGAGCTTGATATGTACTCTAAGATGGGTTTCAGTTCTTATCCTTTGGTCTTGCAAGAGATTCTTGATGAGGCTAAAGCTAAAGGTATTATGATTGGTCCTGGTCGTGGGTGTCTATTTGAGGGGACTAAGGTTCTAATCAATAGGGCCGGCGCCATTTATTATTGTCCGATTGAATTTGTCAAAGTCGGAGATATGGTTTGGACCCATAATAACCGATGGAAGTCTGTGTATCATACTACCAAACATATTGTAGATTATAGGGAAATGATTACCCTTGAAACTGAATATGGTATGATGCATTTAACAGAAGACCATAAAGTTAAAACTAAAAAACATGGATTCATTCCCGCTATCGAATTGGACAAGCAAATACACACACTAGATAGGGGAACTTTACCTGACGATATTTTGTCTAAGGTTGAAGATTACAAAATGGATTCAATAGACAATTTTGAGTTGTCTAGCTTCTATAATGAAGATGAACCGGTAAGGGTATATGACCTTATGGTTGACGAGGATTGTTCTTTTAGGACTAATGTTTGTATGGTTCACAATAGCGCCGCGGGCTCATTGCTCTCCTATGCTTTAGGTATTACCGCTATTGATCCTATCCCATACGGGCTAATGTTCAGCCGTTACCTTAATGCCGGACGCGCAAAATTGCCGGTTATCGAAATTAAAGGCTACCCGTTAAAAGAGTGGCTTACTACAGAAAGAAAATAAAAAATGTCTTTACCGTACCTTCAAAACGAACTACTCCCAAAACTGAATAACGCAAATTTTGCATGCTATTCTACTTATACCAATTTGCCGGTAAAAGAGAAATATGAATTCCTCAAGGAAGTTGTCAAGTCCGGTTTTGACCACAATTGGATGTCCTTCATGGACACATTGCACATCTCTTGCAATGAAGACGATTTGCTTTTGAGTTGCGTGCCGGAATGCGTAAATCCTGTAGTCTATTTCTCGCATCGTAAAGACGGCCGTATGGGTCTTGATGAAGTTACCAACGTTTATGGCCTATTGGCGCGAATCCTCGAAATGGAAGACGGCGAGAAACGTTTGGATTCTTTGATCATTGACGATCGCCTGAATGCAGGGCCTATTTGGTATATGCATCAGGATGACACACTACTTGAGCTTGCAACAATTCTGCACTTCATGATTGTGTCAAACGCTTCCTATATACGAATTGAAGGTAGTAAAGAGTAAGGATCTGATGTAGAATGTATCTGTAGCAACAGATATATTTTTCTACAAGAAAGGATTTCTTATGCCAGAAACCAGTTCTCCTACGGGCTTTTCAGTTCCGCAATGGACTAATGGCTCAGGACAAGAAGCACTCCCGTTTGGAAATGGTGTCTCTAGACGGGTAACTACAGAAGATGATATTAGTGTTCGAGATATTAACGATATGCGTCGTGTTATTGAGGCACTGATGATTCATACACATACACACCAAGATAATGTTGGAGGTGGCTGCTGATGGCCCTTAGCTTTTTTGAAATCAACAATACGATGACGGTTGCCGAGGGTAACTATGAAAAGGCTCTGGAAGTTCTTGAAGCTTCCGAAAAGGGTTCATTGGAACGGGCGGAAAAGATTTTCTATTTCGCCTCTAATATCGAGGATGATGATTACTCTCTCTATGCCTATAACACTCTGAAGGGTATTATTGATGCCGAACTAGAAGTAGTTGAGAAGGAATCGGAACAGTACCCATTGTTACGTTTCTCCCGCTTCTATTGTGAGAAGTATGCACTTCCTCGTACTGATGCAGATTTGGCAAGCCTTGATATTCGAGGTTTACGCGAATTTGTAGACCACCTCTATCAGTGCTATACTGCCCTTGATGGAATTCAGGAATCTGATTTTAAATATCTGAAATTCCAATTTGCATTTGACTATGAAACCGATTGGTTGTGGTTATATACAAAAGAGCTTTACGAAAAGATCAAAGTCTACAAAACCAGATTTGGTTACAATGACTATATCATGGGCTTCTTCGACGAGGATGATTCTGCCCGTAAAGCAATTCCATCTCAAGTGCAAGCTTATTTTAGAGACAACCCAGTGAAGGACTAAAGATGTATATTCTTAGTGTTGTGTTCAGTAATCATTGCGATTTGGATTGTTCTTATTGCTGTATACAGTCTAAGAATGAATCTCCAGTATTGGCTGATTTAAATCAAATTAAAGACTTCATTAGGAAGTATGCTAAGGTAGGTTCCATCGTCGAGTTTTACGGCGGTGAGCCTACCCTCCATAAAAAAGAACTGTTTGACATTATTGATTTTTGCAGTTCTCTTGATATGGGCATTCGTACCAGATTGTACACTAATGGATTATTTAAAGACTGGACGGAGGAAGAGGTCCTTTCTCTGTCTTATATTTTAGATGAAGTTCTTATTTCTCTTGATGGTTCTACTTTTGAAGAGAATAAGCAGCGTTTTGAAAGTCAGGCTCAGTTTGAAGCTGTTCTGAATAATATTAGAGCAATGCGAAAATCAGATGAGCTTGATATTACTTTGAGTTCTGTTCTGTATGGTCGGGCTAAATTTGAGAATATGTTTGATAATTACAAATTCTTCTCGACGCTTGGTGTCGATACGTTTAGTTACGAGCCGGCAACAATATATAGAACAGACAAAGCTGTTATCATCCCTAGAGATTTCTTTGGTGCTTTATTTAAAGGCATTATGGAGATTTCTAGGGATATTTATATTTCCGGAGAAGATAAGTCTCTGTTTGTAGCGAAAGAGCTATTGGCTGCATCTTGGTATCATCAAGGCGATAAGGATTTATGCTCAAAGAACGTAAGGGCTATTTCGCCGCGCGGTAACATTTATATGTGCCGTGATCATGCAGCAAACGAAGAAGAGATGTTCTATTCTCCAAAGGTTATTCAATTCTTCAATAAGAATAACCTAAAATCTGACAATGAGTCTTTTCCTATAGTTGAACAAAACGAGAAAGACTTAACCCATTGTCCAGTTAAGAATATACAGTATAGACAGGCAGGTGTTGAAAACGATCTGTATTGGCTATCTGATTCATGGCAAGATTTTGTAGTAAAACCTATGTACTCTACAATCGTTGCCGTAAATTCTCAGGCTGATAATCTGTCTGAGATAATTGATTATTTTTATCCTAAAGTTGATGAGCTATTAAAAATAGCTATTGAGCAGGAAGAAGTTGAGAGAGAAGACTGATGGTTTTAGTACGAAAAGCAACAGAAGCCGATTTTGAATGGCTTGTGGAATGTTCCAATAAAGACTGGGTTATCAATGATTATAGCGGGACATTTGAGGACTGGTTGAAGGAGTTTGGTATCCGTGAGGAAGAGCTGCATAAGTGTTATAACTTTGACTGGTTTAAACGGTACATCTATCCAAAGGCGCCGCAAGACCTATATGTCGTCAACAACGGACAAAAAGATGTTGGCTTTTTCTGTCAGGACTTAGACCGAACAAATTCTATTATTGGCGGTACTATATTTCTCCATCCTCGCTCATGCAAAATGTCTATCCTTAAAGCTATCAAGGCAATTTGCATTCGGGCTTGTTTAATCCAAGATGAATTCGATGCGTGTGAAGTAAACACATGGACTCCACTTATCGTTTCTACTGCCCAATCCGTCGTTCCTTGCTTAAAAGAGAGCATGATTGCTGAAGAGTATCGTATTCTTTATGGTGAAACGAGGGACTTCCCTACTAAGGAAGATGTTATTAAGAAGTATAATGTTACAGATATCGACAAGGATAACTGTTTTGTTTTTGATGAGGTAAGAAGATATGGAGCTTGAGTTTAAAAAGGGCCCGGGCGGGTCGTTTGGTTATTACATTGACGGTTTGATCCAATGGGCAACTGGCCGGGATTATTTCAAATATCCCCGAATGTTCCATAAAGTATACCGAAGAATGTTCCCTGATAATAAGGCTCCGGAAGAATGGAACAATATCCTTGTTATTGGCGGTGGTGATTTCCAGTTAATCAGCGAATGTACATTCCTGTCCTATGATAACCGCATTACAATTGTGGACCCAGGCATTACGGAATACTTTACCAAGTTTAAGCCTCATCATACTGCTGCTGCTAACCAATTTAAAAAGCAATATGCAGCCATGACCGGCAAGGCATTTTTAACTATCGTAGAGAAAGACATTCAAACTTTCTTGGCTGAGCATAACGAACAATCTGAGACTTATGACCTAATTGTTTGTGATTTGACTGATGAACTTGCTCTTGACCCTACGAATATTTATTCTACCCAGGTCTATGAAAAACTTCTTCGTCCCGGCGGCATTATGGTTGGCTATGGTGGCCTATCTACTAAGAGCTTCTTTGAGGAGTTCCCATTGTTAACTATGGACATTACTGATCTTCATGTTATTGCCGAAAAATTCCAAAGTTGGAATGGCGATACTGGCGTATTTTATGGCCTGGCAAAAGCGGGTTTAGCCGAATGATAAAGGAATTAGAAAATGAAAGACTCACCTATATACATGCTTAGAGGCGTTTACGCGGATATCAAATATTCGAATCTTGGGCGCTATGGTTATTTCGGCAATGTGAATGAAAAGCCCGGTGATTTCGGCATGAAGATTGCCCAAGAGCTTGCCGAAGGCTATGAAGTCTGCGAAGAGGGCTTGAATGCCTTATGCGGCATTTGGATTCCTGGTAAGTCCGGGGAACTGAAAGGTCATCCTTATGGGTATGAACCTCCCGGCACCCTGAGCTTTCTGATTCCTTTGTTCCAATCTTCTTTAAAATACAATGGGGAACACTATGAGTCGAAAGCGACTGAACTCTGTTTTGAAATCAATCGCGGTACTGATTTTGAACATCTTGGCGGCGCTGGTATTTATGCCTTTATTGTTACTTGTCCTCCTGATAGGAGCTATAATTCAAGCTTCTTGAAGCCAACTATGAGCTATACAGAAGTAATTGAAGGTAGCTTCATTTATGCGGATAGTTGTGATTCTGGGCATATCCGTATTCCCGATTTCAAATTGTTTAAGAATACTGGACTGTTAGATACTATCGTAGAAACTATCGGTATGTATCCTAATAGTATGGATAAACTTTCTGGTGTTTGGAATACTAATTTCTTGTATGCCGCGGGCCTTGTTAATCCTAAGGCACACAGAACTCCATTAGCCCATCTTACTATGGTCGGACTTGAATTGCAGATTGAACAATACAACAAAGATAACGATTATATTGTTGCCGGCGTTGAAGTTGAGGAATTTGAAGACTGTGTAGTCTCTGAGCATACTGACACAATTAACTTTGACACCAGACGTATTCGCCTGTTTGTTCCGGTCAGTCCAGTTCAAGATGGAAGCTATGTTAAATTTGGTGACAAGGTGATCCCACTTGTGTCGGCGGAACCGGTTGCTTTTGATTGTACTAAACCTCATTCTGCGGAAATCAAAGGTCAAATGAAGGCCCTGATTATTGATTTGCTTCCAAAAGAATCAAGTATTGAGGATAGAATCGCCTATATGGTTCAACCATTGGCATATTACATGGGCAAAGAAAATGGCTGAGCATAAAAACTTAAGAGAGTTAGTTCTTTCTTATTCTGATACCGATTGGTTCAAAGAACATAAAGCAAATATTATGTTCGAATTGAATCATTGTGAATTGCATCATATCGATTCGTATTATTTGAATCTGTATAATGCGAGTGTTAGAAATATTGAGGATAATGAGGCTAATTCTTCTATTGCTTATCTACTCGGAATCGTAACAACCCCGCCGACCGGTAAGGTTCATACTGTTGGTGGCGGCTTCCCGGATTAAAATAGTCCCTTTGTCAAGAAATTGACAACAGAAAACTCTGTGAAAACGGTGAAACTCTCTAGAAGACAATACCGTGCGAAACTTTGCGAAAGCGAAGGACGTGTAACGACTATTATGTAGGGCCAAGTGGTTCGAAGCGCAGAGCACCTAAATCCTCATGGACATGGTGATGAGATAGTCTGGTCTCTATGGCGACATAGAGCTGGTTTTGTACCGGGTATAGATTAACGACCTATACTGAACATAAACGATTGATTCCGACGTAGAGAAAGAACGTCGGCCTGAAGTTTTCGAAATGCTCAAGGAGAAGTATGGTGATGGATTTGCTCATTTGGGCACCTTAACATACACCGGCGGCAAAAAGGCCTTTAAAGACGCTGCACGTATTCATGGTATGGGCTTTGAAAAGGCCAATAAGATATCCGGCATGATGCCGGAGCTTGATTGCCCTCCACTTGATGTATTGCTTAAAGAGGACGATTCCATTAAGGCATTATATGACTCAGACCCTGAAGTAAAAGAGGTCTGGGATGATGCAATTAGTCTTAGTGATTGTTTGGCGGCCACTGGTCTTCATGCCTGTTTCATAGCAGATACAAAGGTTTATATAAAAACATCTGAAAATGATGCCCCTCGACTTATGAATATTCAGGATGTTAAGCCTGGATATTATGCCTTAACCCATATGTTAAGATGGAAAGAGGTAGTTGAGATTCAAGTCAACAAGGTCCGAAAAGAAGACCTTTTGCACATATCTTACCAATGTTCTAAGTATGACGATTTTAACCATTTTGTTTGTACCTCGAATCACCCGATTGGGCTCATTGATCCAATTGAACCGCAAGGTAATGGCGAATTCAAAGGGCAATTGATATGGTCAGAGGCAAAGTCTATTGTTGCAGGGTATGGTGTGATAGGCATCAACGATAAGGAAGATTTAAGATATGCAAGAAAAGTTCTTGATGTATCCAAAGCCTTTGCTAAAGATCTTGACTCAGAGGTTGATGTATATAACTTTACCGTATTAGATGACTCTTCTTATATTGCTAATGGCGTAGTTGTTCATAACTGTGGCGTTGCATTGTCTGACCGTCCTCTATGGGAAGATGTGCCACTCTGGGATAGTAAGGGCTCCCCTGCTATTCAATGGGAGGGCAATAAGATTGAAGAAACGTCAAATGTCGTGAAGCTAGATATCTGGCGTCCATAGTGGGAACATTATGGATTATCACACCGGAATTAAGCGAGAAGGCTGTGATGCTAACTCGAGACCGAAGGCTAGATTTAAAAATTTAGTCAGGCGCAGAGCATAGGGATTGAACCTATTTAAATAGAATATAATATCCCCACGAGGCCGGTGCAACCAGAACGGTTGAAAAAGTATGCCAAACCAGATTAAAAAGAAGTCTGGACGGTTGGGATAAAAAGCCCACCCTTGTATTGATTATACAAAATTTTGAGACATCCTTGGGTTAAAGACGCTTACAGTTCTTAACTTTGCAAGAGAGCTGATTAAGAAGCGTCACGGCATTGATATTGATTGGTATAATTTACCAATGGACAACGAGGCAGCGTATAAGGTTCTTTGGAATGAAAGGAACTATGGTATCTTTCAATTTGAAGAGGCAGGTATGTCTGGATTTGTTAATGCCTGTAAACCCAAAACGATTCATGATATTGCAGTAATTGTTAGTACATATCGCCCTAAAGCGGTCTGGGGCCCTAATTGGAAACAGTTAGGTTAAAATCGGGTGAACTCAGGGAAACCTAAGTCTTAATTTAAGATAAGGCAATCCTGAGCCAAGCTTATGGTACACCATAAGAAGGTGCAGAGACTACTGGAGAACTATAGTGTTCTTAATTACCAGATACAGCGCCCGACACCTAAGTCATTTGATATGGTGATGAGATAGTCCAATCCTGATAGAAATATCAGATACCGTTGTATTGCATTTCTGGGACCGCTTAATATCCCCGGATTGGTACAACGAATTATAGGAAAGATTTCAGGAGAGCTTCCTCCAACGAAATTTAGATTTCCTAAGTATGACCACATTTTTAGTAACGCACATAACGAATTGATTTTTCAGGAAGGTTCTAAGAGGGACGTTTAAAGTAGAAATACTTTTTATTATTACTGGCCAATATCGGTGAAGGGATTTTGCTTTTATCCTAATACCGAGATAACTTCGCATTTAAACGACGCGGAGCATCGTAGAGCATAGAATCTGAAACTCCAATGGAGAATATAATGATTCCACGAGTGGCCGGCACCTAAGTTGATTTTCAATATGGTGAAAATGTATGCCGAACTATATCGAGAGCAAAAGTAGATATAGAGCCAAAGGATAAAAAAGCCTTTGGGATAACAAATTGTCCTCCGATTATCAAAAGAAATGTGCGGCTTCTCTGATATTAAAGCTGATGTTTTAAGAAAGGCTGTTGGTAATTTTAATTGCCCCCTGCTTCAGTAATGATGCAGTGTGTATCGAGCAAAATCGGTGAAGGCTGAGATGCTAATACCGAGGTAAGTTTACAGGAACTGTAAACCACCGTAGAGCGTAGAGATTGAAAAGATATAATATCTCCAAGAGTGTTCGACATCCCAATGGGATGAAAATGTACGCCGAACTTATACGAATATGAAGTATAAGAACTGCCGGATAAAAAGCCGGCGGGATAACATAATTGAAAAAAGATGCAGCCAAACTGGCATCACTCAGAGAGGACTTCATCAATGGTGCAGTGGCCAATGGTGAAGATAAACAAGAAGTAGCGCAATTCTGGGAAGAGCTCCTGGAGTTTGCGAGGTATGCGTCATTGGCGCCTTTGTATAGAAATATACAAATGATAATCCCGTTAATTGCTGGAACCCGTTTAGGGAATCAGCAGCCACGTCTACGGACAGGTTCAACGACTAGCTGAAAAGCGTAAGGCATAAGCTTATGATGTCTGAAAATGGGAATTCTACAGTGGATTTATTCCTCTATGTAGACACCTTATTGGTGCCTTACCGGATAATGCCGGAGGATATGATATAGTCTGAACTTCTATGGAAACATAGAGCAGTTATTAATAACGGACCTCAACTTGCGAATGAGGTTGAACATATTTGTTAATGCTTTGAATAATGCGAGGCGTCTAGTATAGTAATATATTAGATTATCAGTGGGCAAAATCGGTGAAAGGATTTGCCTTGTGTTCCTAATACCGAGATAAGTTTAAGGTTAACATCTTAAACCATTGTAGAGCATAGGCGGTGAAACTCGTTAGAGAATATAATCCGCCCAAGAGTGTCCGCCTTCCCTATGGGAAGAAAATATATGCCGAACTATGGAGAGTGTAAAGTATCCATAGAGCTAGAGGATAAAAAGCCTCTAGGGTAACAATTGTCGCATGCGTACTCCTATGGTCATTTGACTTACTACACTGCATGGCTTAAAGCCAATTATCCGGAAGAGTTTTATTGCTCTATTATTACTTGTGAAACTGATCCTCCTATGAAGAAAACCTATATGGAAGATGCTGTTTCTAAAGGTATTAATATCTTGCCGCCCGACCTGAATGAATCTGTTGGTACTTTTGGTCTTAATCGTAACAATGATATTATTTATGGTTTGTCTGGTATTCGTGGGATTGGTGATGGTGCTGTTAGTAAATTGATTGAACTTAGACCTTATAGTAGTTTTGGGGATTTTCTTCTTAGAACTTATTTGTTGACTACTAATATCAATAAGAAGGTTTGTGATAGTTTAATCCTTTCCGGCGCGGTCGATTCTTTTGGATATAAACGAAGTGTACTTATTCGTTCGTACTCTAAGTTCATTCTTGATTTTGACCCTAAGGGCAGATTGAAGAAGGAATGCAGGGCAGCTAAAGGCTTAACTACTGAAGCTGAAGAGAGAATCAAGGAATTCTGCAAGCTGGAGCATACGTATTTCGTTGACCCATTGTTTAAGGAATTTACGCTTCTTGAAATCCTGGAATCAGAAAAAGAATTGATTGGTGTATACATTTCAGGTAACCCTATGGATGTTATTACCAAGGGTGTTAAGGATGTGCATCATGATTCTGCTTTTATTGAACGTGAAGTCGCTGAAGCCGGAGGTTATCATGGAGCCACTGTATGTCAGGTTTCTAAGGTTAGGGTTATTACCACTAAAAATGGTAAGCCTATGGCCTTTATTGAAGCTAAGGATATACATGGCAGGGATTATGCCTTAACTGCATTCTCCAACGTCTATGAGCCTAATAAAGAGCTGTTTGCTGTAGGGAAGTATCTGCAGTGCTTTATTACAGCTAAGCCTAGTTATAGAGGCACTGGTATTGACTGTATTATAAATTCTGTTTTGGATTTAACTGTTGATACTTCTAGCCCCGATGACGAGGCTGCGTCCGTCTTCGAAGAAATTACAGTCAATATGACTGGGATTCCGTCTCCTATTAAGTTTAGAACCGTTCTGAACAAAATTAGGGACAATAGATCTGATGACGATGAGGGCACGAAAGTGTTCATCACTATGGCCGACTTTGAACCGGAAGTTAGCCCTGGCGTCAAGATCAATAAAGCAACTATACGGTTTGGCCCATTTTACATTAAGACTGCTGATATTGATGTTGTTCGTGATTTTAATGGGCTTAGAGATGTAACAATCTCTACAAGATAATATGTCGGGTCGGAAACGGCCCGGCTATTTTTATTAAAATAACATCGGAAAAAGAAAATGTCTGAACACCCACTCTCTTCTATTACTAAATCGCATATTGCAAATTGTTTGCGAACTGTGACCAATAAACAGGTCGGCCGATTCAGAACTGACAGCCTTTCAGCTAAAATCAGTCTTTATATTGATAATGAGGACGGCATTCGAAATGGTATTTTGACATTGGTTGCAAAAGAGCCTGCTACAAATATTATGCACGGCGCTACCTATCACTTTAAAGAACGTCATGTTGAAGAGAATATTTTGAAAGAGGGTGAGTTTAAATTAAAGTCAGACGCAATTGAATTGGTCGCCCATAAATGGTTTTCTGAATTTCAAGAAGCGGCCCGGAGAGCAAATAATGATAAAACAATTCTTCATCGACAGTCTTGAAAATATCAACATAAAGACAACCTTTTTCCCTGAAGATAAAGTAGACTTCAACGGCATTCCACTTGATGGTGAAGCCGTCCCTGCTAAAGGCATTAACCTGCATGTGTCTATTAAGAGGTCAATCCTTTTGGACTGCATTCAGGCAATGGCAAGCAATAAAGGCTCTATTTATGAGCTAACACCTTATGCTGATGTCTCTCTTAGTGAAATTGGGGAACCTGTTGGTGTGTCTATCCGCAGGGATGAGGATATGATGATTCGTTTGTATTATAAGTGCCGTATTGAAGTTGATGGTGTTTCTTATAATCATGAATTTGATATGCGTCCTTATATACCTATGGATTTAATCCATTTTTTAACTGAGTTCAAATAATGAGATTTTTTAAAACAATAGAAGATAACATATTGGCCCCGCCGCCGTTAAAGGGAAGTCGTCTAAAAACGCTCTATCCTTCATCGGCATCTTGCCGTGATATTGAAGACCCTTCTAAAATCCACGGTGGTTGTTTAAGGGCAACATGGTATCGTTTGGCAGGGTACTCCGAGTCTGACCCATCTGGGGCTTATAGCCAGTATATCTTTGCTGCAGGTAAGATGTGGGAAGAATGGATTATTGAGCAATGTAAGCTCGGTGGTTTCTTCCTGATGAATAACCTGAAGTTCTCTATCCCTGAATATTATCTTTCCGGTGAAATCGATATTGCAATCAAGGACCCTGAAACAGGGGAAGTAATTATCGTAGAGTCTAAGACTTATAGCTCTGCTAATTATCAGGCCAAAGCTGAGTATTGCGGCATTGGAGGTAGAGTTCCTATGCCTAAGCATCAGAATGTAATGCAGGCTGCTTTGTATCTGCATTATTTCAATCCTCCAGAAAGAGGCGGAATCAATAGGGTTTTACTAACCTATTTTGATAGGGCTTGTGGAGGACCAGAGAACAATAGGGAATTCTGGGTAACATTAAGACCAGAAGGTGATAAGACCTATATCCATATTGATGGTGAAGACATTAAAGGTGTTCATCATTCTTATGATATGCCTGGTATTACCCTTGAGGGTGTATTTGAGCGGTATGAAGAGCAAATTAATTCTGCCCGTGACTACAAAGACATGCCGCCGCCGCCCGACTATGAACATGTCTATTCCAAAGAAAAGGTAATCCGACTTTGGAATGAAGGCGAAATCGCAAAAACTAAATACGAAAAATGGACAAGAAATCCAGATGCCAACCCAATCGGTGATTGGCAATGTGCATATTGCAACTACAGAACTATTTGTAAACAACAAAAAGAAGAACAAGGATACACATAATGTCTGAACAAAAACTACAACAAGAAATTCCACAAATCGAAGTCAAAGATTTCGCCGAAGCATCTAAGCGTTTTACCGAAGTGTATTTTGCACTTGGTAGTTTCCAAAGTGCACTTGGCCGTGCAAGCCATGCATTTGCAGAACAAGATGGCAAATGGATGTCTAACTTCCTGATTTGTGAGGCAATTCTGTCCATCCTTGAAGAAAAGAAATTGGTCACACGCGAAGAATTTGAAAAAGAAATGACCCGTCTTGGTCAAGAGCTGAAGGCACACCGTGACCGCCTGGAACAAGAAGCCGAACAGTCTGCTGCAGAACAAGCAGAGAAACTTGCCGATTCCGCCGAAGCAGCAGTAAAAGCTGCAGAAGAAAAAGCCAAAGAACAATAATTATAAAGGCGAGATATGTCTTACAGAAAAATAAGTGATTTCGAAAGTCAGCTTGATAGCATTCGAATGTTTTTGCCTGCATATCTGCATGAGCATGGTCTCAATGTAGAGAATGGCAAAAAGATTTGTTGCTTGAATCCTGAACATAATGACCATCACCCGTCAATGTCCATGTTTATGGCGGAACAGGGTTATCCTCTTGTGAAGTGTATGAGCTGTGGGTCTACAATGGACATCTTCAATGCAGCTCATGTGCTGGAAGATAAACCCATGTCTGGCCCCGGATTTGTCGACAACACCGTTGCATATCTCGCCGATAAATATGGCATTGAGCTTGTATATCGTAAACTCTCTGAGGATGAGGTATATGAGCTTAACATGTATCAGGCCTATGAAGCTGCCTCGAACTATATTGTCTCTCGAACTGATTTGAATGAAAAGCAGATGGGGGAAATGGAGAAGCGGGGATTCAGTGCTGAATTCATGAAGAAATACCGGATTGGCGTATGTAATGATGTTGCCGATTTGCGCAAGTATTTGAATAACCTTGGTTTTAAAAATACATTTATCGACGAAGTTGATTTGTGTAACCCGATGTTGTTCAATCCTTCGAATTTTATCTATACCATTTGTGATGAGTTTGGTCGTCCTGTTGGGTTCCAAGCCCGTAATCTGAACTATGATGGTGTATTCAATGAGGATGGGAAACTGGTTAACGGCCCTAAATTCATTGGAACTAAAAACGGTGTTAAGAAGAACATCTACAAGAAGAATGAGCGACTTTATCTATTGGATAAGGCCCGTAAAACAACTGATTCCATTTTTATTGTAGAGGGCAATTCTGATGCCTTAAGTCTGCATAACCACGGTATGACTAATGCCGTTGGTATTTGCGGCCTTGATTTCTCTGAGGCCCATTTAAATACATTGCGCCGGAATGGCTTGTATAATATTACAATCTGTCTGGACAATGACGCAGCTGGTAGACAGAAAGCGATAGATATGCTTGATAAAGTCGTGGCTAAAACCCATGATATCAAGTTTGCTTTTGTATTCTTGCCTGATGAATATGAAAATGGAGTCAGGGTTAAGATTGACCCTGATGAATTCGTCCGTAAATATGGGATCGAAAAATTTAAAGAGATTCCAAAGGTTTCGTCCTTCTCTTGGAGATTATCCCTATTCGAAGATGATGATATGGACCCTGCAGACATCTGCGAAAAGATGGTTCCTATTATTACAAGCGAGCCTAGCTCTATTCGTAGGGAAAAGATGATTTCCGAATTGTCTGTGTTTACCGGCTATAGTGATAGAATCATTCGTGATGAGGTAAACAAGTCTGAGCGTGAAAAGGATCGTAGAAGTCAAGATTCTAAAAGAGCCATTATTGACAAGCTGATTAAAGACTTGAATAGTGACTCGAGTAATGACTCTGAACTTTTACTCAGTGAAGCCCTGTCTAATATAGGGCAGATTAACCAGATGAACAATACGGACATTATGGATACGTCTGCCCGCGTTAATAATATCTTGGGGATCAAGGAATATCAGGAAGACCCTAGTAGTGGCAAATATACAGATTGGGGCGGCGATATGCCTATCCTATCTGCCACTACTGATGGCGATATCCAGGAAAAAGTCATCTTTATTGGTGGCTCTTCTAACTCTGGTAAAACCTCATGGCAGGTCAACTTGTCATGGCGCATTGCGGAGAATAATCCACATGCTATGGTTATCTTCCTTTCCATTGACGATAGTGCTAAAGAGCTATTGCCGAGATTTATTTGTTATGATGCGGCAAAACGAGCAAGAGATAATGGCAATATGGACATTTTTGATGCTATCAACATTAACAAATTCGCTAAACCGGAATTGTATAAAGATAGCCGAGAATATCCTATGCTTCTTGAAGAGCGGGAATTGTTTTTCCGTAAATTCTTAAGCTATGCCAGAGAAGACAGATTCATTATCTACGATAGTGTTGATGGTCGCTCATTGGCGTTCATTAAGACACTGATGGCTAATTACCGGGATAAATATCCTGGTCGCCACATCTACTTCTTCATTGATAACTTCCACTTGATTCAGGTCCCAACTGAGAGGTCCGGACGTGAGAAATTCCAACATATCTCACATGAACTGAAGGCATATTCTGTAGAGTATGGTTTGACTGTTGTTTCAACCGTAGAGTATACGAAGATGCCGCCGGATGTTCGCCCACACAATAACAACATTGCCGAATCTAACAGCCTTGTGTATGACAGTAATCTGATTATGCACGGTTGGAATGAGTTGCATGGTCTGCGCGAGAATGCAGTCGCTTATCATATTGATTATAGCGAAGATGAATCTCGTCGTAGAAAACCTCTTGTTATCTGGAGCATTGGTAAGAATAAAGTTGCATCCTTTAAGGGTGATATTCCAACTAGATTCTGGCCTGAGAAGGCTTACTTTGAAGAGATGACTCCTCGTGAGTTTGATGCACTGATTCAGCAAAATACTGCTGCTAAACAGGGTATCGGTCAAAATGTTCAACAATGAGATAGAAGAGCTTGTCTTAAAGGAGGAGGTTGAGATACCTCTTCATGATAGAAGGACTAGGGCTGATGCTCCTTATATGGAGCTTAATGCTAATATGTTTAAATTGTATACCCAATGCAGGAATAAGATTGACGCGCCGGATACAGTTTATCGTAGTCTAAATCAAATCATTTCTTTTGAAGGTCTTTCTTCTGATGATGAAAATCTCAGTGAGAAAGAGCGGGCCGCCCTGGCTTTATATGAAGCAATTAAGATCTATATGTCTGATTTGAATGGGCCTAGCAATGCCCCAATTCTCTATTTTGAGCGCAAAATTAGGAAGATACTCCCAGCTGGAGATGAAAATATGGAGTCGTATAAAGCGGCACTAAGAAGATTCTTAACCGAGTCTTTGGATATAATCTCTGATAGGGTGTATAACTCTAAGGGTGCTATTAATGACGAGCTTATATTTTGGTCCTATGGCAGAAAGCCAAGAAAGACGTTTCATACGTCGATAGACCTTATCCTATTGATGGAAGATGGAATTGAGGTTTTTTTAATTAGTCCTTTTCATCAAGATGATAAAAACAACCCGATGTATGCATATAACAATCCAAGAAACATGGCAGTTGTAAAGCATATAGAAGATATAGGGATTAAGGTTAATACTTTGCATGATATTCGGATTCCATTTGGTTGGACACCTAATATCAATACAGGAGTGACCAAGCGACCTGAGTTTACTCAAGGGCCGCTAAAAGAAATAGCTATCAGATTTATGAACTCTGACTCTACTTCCGGAGGTAATCCGGGAAAATGTTCTGCTTGCCCAAATCATAATTATTGCGGAATACAAAAGATGATACCTGACAATTTCTAAGGATTGAGACATGACAGTTCGTTCTATAAAGAGTAAGAAAAGAAAAGCCAAAATTGCACTAGATAAGGATGAATTGTCATTCCATAATCTAAAGCTTATTGGTGTTGGGTTTACTGCCGGTATCTTGCCAATGATACTGATGAAGATTAGCGGGGAAATTGCATTTGTTCCGTGGCCATTGATTTTTATGACTCCAGTGGTCTTCATTTTAGGCGTCTTCGCATTGGCTACATTTTTGCTTCTTGTTGAACATATTTATATACTATTCAGATGCAAGTGTAAGAAAGATTGCCCAGAAAAGGATTCCGATGAAGATAGTACATATGGCCCCTGAGAAAATGGGTTTTAATGTGGAAGGCAGCTTCGACCATCAGGTCGTTGTTGCCGTCCTCGAAGATGATGGTATTGAAGTTGCACTGATTGTAGATAAGGTTTATAACGCCTGCTATATCAATGAACTGATTGATAAACGTGCCATTTGGAAATTTGCCACTCATAACTTTAAGCGCGTTGATGATGATAAAGCGTTTGAGGCGTATCGTAAGTTCTTTTACGATAATGGACTCGGAAAGGTTCTAGATGGCATTGCTCATGGAGAATTGAGCTCTATTCAGGGTATTTGTTATGGCGGCCGATAATAGAGGCTCCAATGAACAGCGCATTATTTATGGCTATCTTTGCCAGCTTTATCCTACGTGTAATGTTATATACGAAGCTTGTCTTCCAGATGGGACGAGATATGACTGTTTCGTCAAAGAAATGGGAATAGTCGTAGAAACCGATGGGGCCCAGCATGCTGAATTTATTAAACATTTTCATAAAGACATTACAGGCTTTAAGTGGCAGCAGTTCAAGGACAAAAAGAAGGACAGAAAAGCAGAAGAGTCCGGCATTAAGCTAATTAGGATTCCTCAATCCGAATGTCCTAAAAGTAAAGAAGAGCTAAAGGCGATCATAGATTCAGTGCCTTATCCTGATGTTGAATACGATTTCAATTCTATAATGAAGAGTTCTGAAAATCCGGCCTTAGAGAAGGCAAGGGAGATCAGGGCAAAACGTTATCGAGAACAAAAACAAAAAGGTGTGGTTGATCGCAATGCCACAGAAAAATAAAAGATTAATTGCGGCGATGGATTAAGCTCCATAACCTTTTAGATTTAATTTTCATAAATTCTAAAGTCATAATGAAATTTCCTTTATAACCCGGGCCGACCAGGGCAGAGTCGGCAACTACGATTTAAGGGTCGTTATAACACCATCCAAATTTCTGCGAAATTTGGGCAGCCTGATGCTGTAGGTGCCGGCCAGATCCCGTGGGCTCTGCTCCGGCACGGAAGCTTGCCTTCCGGTCTTTGTCACTTAAGAGTGATTATACTTAGACATTTGAATCTACGCTTTGGGTAGATTCAAATAAATGCATTTTAGCGCCTGCTAAAATGTAGAAGATGTGCGGTGCATCAGTTGTGATTGACAGCTGGGATGACCTTATAGTCTTCTGCCTTAAAATGGATTGAGGTCCGTTAATATTGTATTGCATTATTTTGGTAAAATAATGCGCCCGCCCGGCGCTGCCTGGCGGAGCTGATCACCCGGCCGCGGACGCGCCCGGTGACGGAAGTTTTCCTTCCGGCCTTATATGAGCTGAGGCTCATTAATATCTTTATTTTTTCTAAAAGAAAAACTAGCTGTGGGAGTACATGCTATTCCCAACCTTCTACGAACTGAGGTTCGTTTCTGAGAAGATTCCAACACCGTGCTTCGCAGATGTTGGGCCCCCGTGCCCGGGGGTGACTGCAGATCCGGCATGCTGCCGGATCCGAGCGGACATTTTCGTCCGACCTTATTGCTTTGTTGCAATTAAGATGTTCCTACTATTATAATTACAAAAAGGAATAGCTAGTATGACAGGTACAGTATTTGGGAACGAATTGTTTCCTAAGACTTTATTCTTGGACCGCAGCCAGGGCGCTACGGTCCAGCGTTTTGATAATCCTAGATACAAAGTTATCTTGGATTTATTTACAATGCAGCTTGAAAAGATTTGGCGCCCTGAAGAAATTGATATGACTAATGATAGAACTAACTTTCCTTTGCTTACAAAGGCGGAGGAGCATATTGTTATTTCTAACATTAAGCGTCAGATCCTATTGGATTCTATTATGGGTCGTGCTCCTACTGCTGTGTTTAATCCGGCGGTTGCTGATCCTAGTCTTGAATGTGTGATTCAAACTTGGTCTTTGTTTGAATGTTTGGCTGAAGGAGCTGAAGTTCTTACCGACAAGGGATGGATTGATATTAAAGATGTAACTATGGAAACTATGGTTGCTCAATATCGTTCTACCAATAGAGGGTTGTATTGGACTCATCCTGAGAAGATTCATGTTTACGATAAGAACGAAGAACTGGTTCGTTTTAAATCTGCTAATGGTAATTTTGAGCAGTTCGTAACTAAGAACCATAGAATGCCTTTTGTGACCTATGACTCTTTTGGTTTTGAAGAGGCCGATAAGTTTGAGCCGCATGAGATGGTTGGTTTGCCATTGACCGGCACTGCTTTTGAAGATGAAGAATTCAGTGCTGATTTTGATGCGATTACAGCCGCTAAGGTGTATGCAACTGTCCTTGGATATCACCTTAAGACAGATGATGGCATTCCTGATGAACTTCATTTTTATGGAAAGAATAAGTATGCGGCCGATTTGTTGTCGAACTTAGCTAAACCTAGCTTTGTATTCGATGACCGTATTGAATTCCAATTAGATGGAGCAATTAAAGATGTCTATCATAATCGCCTTACTGATATACTGCCTCTTTCTTCGATGAGCTATCTTAAAGGTTATCAGCTTCTTGGTTTAATTAAAAATATGGCCGAAGCTTCTGGTAAAGATAACCTTTGGATTGAGCGTAAAGAAATTGTGGACGATATTCAGGCATTGCTCTTTATGTCTGGCATTCATTCTACATACAAAGAAGAGGATGGCGGCTATGTATTGTATATTAGCCATGACGATACTGTTCGTGGTGATTTTGTCGAAAAGACTTATGAGCAATATGAAGGTAAGGTTTACTGCTTAACAGTGCCAACCGGCGCGTTTGTCATTCGTTATAAAGGCATCCCGTCTATTACCGGCAACTGCCTGCATTCATTCTCATATACACATATTATCCAACAGTCTTTTGTTAATCCAAAAGAAACTTTGGATACTGTTATGGACATCCAAGAGATTGTCCAATGTAAAGATAGCATCTGCAAATATTATGATGATGCCATTCAAAAGGTTCAAGATTACTATGAAGGTAGATGTGAGCGTATTGAAGCTGTAAGGGCTTTGTGGCTTGCATTGCATACTGCAAATGCTTTGGAGTCTATCCGATTCCAAGTATCTTTTGCATGTAGTTTCATCTTTGGACAAATGGGCAAATTGCCCGGACTTGCGCGTATTATTAAACTCATCAATAGGGACGAAAATATTCACGTCGCAATCACAAACAACCTGCTAAGCATTCTTCCTGTCGATGATATCGACTTCCTTATGGTGTCTGAAGAAGAAGACGTCAAATGTGCAATTGAAGGAATATGGCGAGATGCCATTATGGAAGAGCTTGACTGGTGCAAGTACCTGTTCAAAGAAGGTGAAATTTTTGCCTTTAACCAAGTAATCCTTGAAGAGTATCTGCGCTATCTGGCAACTGCTAGATTGAAACGATACAACCTTCCGCCGCTGGAAGAGTTGTGTGGCCTGCAATCTGTAACTAAGAATCCTATTCCTTGGGTAACAGCTTGGAATGGTGAGGAAAAAGAACAAGTGGCACCACAAGAGGCGGAGAAAACAGATTATGAGCGCGGCATTATTGATAAGTCTCAAACCAATTATGGAGAGATTCTTGTTGCGTTTAACAAATTTAACCCGGAGAAAAATCAATGAAGGTTTTGATTTATTCCAAATCCAATTGCCCGCAATGTGTTCAGGCTACTGCCATTCTGGAGGGCCTGGGTACCAAATATATCGACAAGCATAAGCGATTCTATTTTGAAAAGACTTATGTTGATGCCGGTAAAACAGAAATGGAAGAACTGAAAAAACGATTCGAAGAAATGGGAAAACCTGAACCTCGTTCTGTTCCTCAAATCTTCATTGATCGTGATGATACAGGCTCTTATGAGCATGTAGAATTTAAAGACCTCCGTGCTAAAGTTGTAGAGCTTGTTAAGGCACTGAACTTGGAAGAGGCTTAATATGGGATTCAACGTTACCAAACGTAACGGTGACGTTGTCCCTTATAACCCTGAACGTATCAATTCCTTTCTTGGTTTTGTATGTGCAGGATTAGACAACGTTTCTGTTTCTGAAATTGCTGTCAATAGCAACATTATGTTTTACGATGGGATCACTACCGAAGAAATCAATGGGGCATTGTTAACCAGTGCTAACAATTTGATTGATGAAGAGCATCCTGATTATGCTATTGTTGCCGGCCGCATCTTGCTTTGTAATATGCGCAAATATGTTTATGGTGATTTTGAGCCTAAACATTTACATGAAATTATTAAACACAATACAGAACTTGGTGTTTATGACAAGATTATTCTTGAGAAGTATTCTGAAGAAGAAATTGAATGGCTGAATAAACAAATAGACCACAATAGGGATATGATGTATTCTATCTCCGGCGCGGTTGAATGGGAAGCTAAATACTTAGCCAAGAATGCTAAAACCAAAGAATATTACGAGACTCCACAAGTTTCGTATATGGTTGCAGCTATGATGTACTTTATCAACGATAAAGGCGATGCTTATACAGATCGTCTAAGCTTTGTTAAAGAGCATTATGACAATATGTCTCTTGGCCGGGTAAATGTTCCCACTCCTCATATTGCAAATTTGAGGAAACCTACTCGTAGTTTTAGTTCATGTGTCCTGATTGAAACTGATGATTCTATCGATTCGATTGGCGAAGCGGCAACTGCTGCCCGTAAATATGCAACACTGGGCGCGGGCCTTGGTATTGGTTCATCCAAATTAAGAGAGCGCAATGCATCAATCAGAAATGGTGCTGCTGTAAACAGTGGAGCTCTTTATCATGCTAAATCTATCGAGTATAGTGCACTTTCTTGTAGCCAGGGTAAATGACTGCCCCTTTGTATAGTAATATACAATAGCAAACGTAATTAATTGCTGGGAACTCTCAACATACGAGACAATCAGCAGCCAAGGTTTCCTTTTATGGATTCAAGGTTCAACGACTAGCCGAGAGGCGTAGGACGCAAGCTTATGGCGTTCGAAATGTTACGCTCCGTTTAATACGGATGAAGATATAGTCTGAACTCTATAGTGATATAGAGCTGGGTATAATCCCGGGTGTCGATTTGCGAACGATACTGAACATATTTGGGCATCAGGAAGGGCTCATTGACATTCAACTGGTGGGGTCTACATCCAGACATCGAAGAAACTCTTCTTTATAAAAATAATATGAAGAAGGATTCTGAGTCTATGAAACATTCTGACCATTCTATATTCTTAAACGGCTTTATGCTTAAGGCCGCGGCGGAAAATAGGGATATTGGCCTGTTCTCCCCGCATATCTCCAAAGAGGTTTACGATGCTTTTTATTCTAGCTGTTCTGACTCTCATTTTTATGATGCTTACACCAGAGCCATGAATAAAGGCGAGGCTGTTGGTACTATTAATGCCCGACACCTTATGGACCTATTGGTGGAAGAAAGATTCGGCACTGGTCGAGTGTATGTAGGATTTGCGGATAATATTAACCGTCATTCTATGTACAATACGGACAGATATCCGATTAAACAATCTAATTTGTGTGCTGAGATTGTTCTTCCAACTCAAGGACTTACGCGAACTTATGACCCTGTAAGTAAGACATATAAGCAGGACGGATTGATTGCTCTGTGTAACTTGAGTGGTATTAACTTTGGGGCTTTTGATGACCCTAAAGATTTGGCTCGTGTAGCTTATGTAACTATGCGTGCTGTTGACAATTTGTTAGATTTCCAAGAGCATCCTTTCCCGGCGGCCGAGGAACATAATAGATTGTTTAGACCTATTGGTATTGGTATTACAGGTCTTGCATATTGGTTAGCTAAGAATGATAAGAAATATTCCAATTGCTATGAACTGTTAGACGAATGGATGCAATATTTCTCTTATGGAGTTATTAGTGCTTCTGTTAGCCTTGCTGAAGAGCGCGGTGCTTGTGATGCATACGCTGATACTCGATGGGCGGAAGGTAAACTTCCAAAAGATATGACTACTCCTATGTATGACTCTTTGTTTAATTATGAAGAGAAATTAGATTGGACTAGTCTCCGTGCTAGAATTGCTAAGTACGGTGTTAGAAATGCTTCTATGATTGCTATGTTCCCTGCTGAAACGAGTGCTAAGATTTCTGGTTCTGGTACTACCAATGGTATTGAGCCAATACGGGAATTGATTATTTCTAAGGGCGGCAAGAATAGACAGGCTAAATTCGTAGTGCCTGAATTGGCGCGGCTTAAAGATAAGTATGACCGCATTTGGGATCATACGTCTAATGAGGCGCTAATTAAAACTTATGCTGTTATTCAGAGATATACTGACCAAGCTATTTCTGTTAATACGTATTATAACAAACAGAATTATCCTAACAACAAGGTGCCCGCATCTGTTGTATCTTGGGACATTTATCTCCATTATCTATTGGGAGGTAAGACCATGTATTATAATAACAATTATGATGGTCAATCTTCCGACATTATGGAAGGCAATGTAACCGAAGTTCCTGATGATTCTCACACAGACGATGAAGACGATTGTGTAGCGTGTAAACTATAATGATTCGTAACGTTTCCCCTGGCGATATCGCCAAAATCCTAGCAGCACATCGAGCTGCTGAAAGAAGTAAAGCTATTGACGGACTGGGTTATTTGCGTTCAGTCCAAGATGACGAGCCTGTAGAAGTTATTCCAACCGAAACCTTTGAATGTGAAGACGATGAGCAAAAAGAGTTTGAAGAGTTTCTGAAGCTTATCGGTGCTATTACATTGGCTGGAATTCTTGATGAAGCAGAAAATAAAAAAGAAGTTCGCCGATCTAAAGCGAGTGTACTTCAAGCCCATCAGGAACACCTTGACGCTCGTAAATCTAAGCGTAAAGCTTCTGAGCTTATTCAAATGTTCCAAGCTCTTATCGGTTAAATAGTTTTATACGGCTACATTATTGCTAAGGATTAACATGCTAGTAAGATGCAGATACAAAATAGAAGAAGGAGAAATACCTCCTTTGGACCATTGTGCCCTTATGTTTAATGAGGAGCAACAAGATGCAATACGTTCTGCTTTCGGCGCTATTAATGTAGATATCGAAGTAGATGATACATGGGGATTCTGCAAGATTGTAGCCGTAGAAGGACACCCTATTAAATAGGATTAAAAATGTCAAAAGAAACACTCTTAAAAGAATTAAGGGCCGCCATTTCTGATGATCCTAAATTTCATCTAGATGCTGTTCGCGTAATTTCTGAGGGGTATTCTATTCCGGCCCGAACTGCAGAAGAGGTATTAAGAGACCTTATTAGATCTAATGGTATTCACTATGCAAATCCTGACATCCTAAACGACCCTCGAAAGATGATTAGAGAGTATAACCGGTATGTTGCCGAAAGGATAGGCTTTGCATATATTTGGCGCCTAGAACAGGCAGATGCCAGAGTTACTGATGCCATTTCTGAATTCTGCAAGCAGGTAACTAAAGAAGATTTCCAAAATCTTCAGGTTTATGCAGAACTGTATTGTCGCCTAGGTATTTTGGATATTTTCGATTTGGAAGAAAAAATTCTTTCTAAATCCAAATAAGGTAATAATAATAATGAAGAAACCGTTTTTATTGGGCTTCGCTGGAAAGGCCCATAGTGGCAAAGACTTTTCAGCCGACCATATTATTCAAGAATATCCTAACCTGAAGATTGCAAAGGTTGCTTTTGCTGATGCAGTTAGAGATATGGTTAGACCTATTTTTGATGTTGATGATATTTATCGTCGTGGTAGTAAAGAAGACCCAATAGACGGTTTTGGAATTTCTTTAAGAGAGATTCTCCAGAGCCTTGGTACTGACTGGGGCAGACATATGGTGTCTGAAGATATCTGGGTTAAAGTCCTGGATAAAAGAATTTCAGAACGCTATTCTGATTTCGATATTGTCATTATCTCTGATATTAGATTTGACAATGAGCGTGATTATGTTATTAACAATGGCGGCAAAGTAATTAATATTACCGCTGTTAAAGATAAACATAATAAGTCTAAGTTTTCTGAACACGCATCAGAATGGGGAATCGAAGATGAAGTAGAAGGTGTCATTGAATTGGAAAATGACTTTTCAGCTCGTTATCTGGTTTCTCTTAAAGAAATTTTTGAATCTATGGTGTCTGCATGAATGCTATTTATGCGGATGCCGAAGATGGCGCTATATTCGATACAATAGAAGAAGCGCTTTTGAGTTGTTGCCATATTTGTGGCACTCCTCTTGAATGGGATTTGAAGCTGGCCTGGAACCCCGCTGCGGATATGAATTTTATAACCGGTTATGATAGATGCTGCGGTTATGAGTTCCGAATTGAGCCTGTCCTCTCGGCCCAAACTGATTTAGAAGGTTATAGGATTCGCCTTTCAAAATTAGCATAGAAAGATATAAGCAAAAGCAATCCTTGGTATTATTTATGTTGTCACTCTCTAAGTTTCTTGGAATCTTAGCATTCCAAAGTATGCTTATTCTAGCTAAAAGAATTGTCAACTTTGCATTGGATTTGCTTACTCGTAAAGAGAAAACCTTTCAACGCAATTATGGCAAGAACCCTATGGCATCATTAGCTAGCTTTATGAAGTTATGAGTAATGTAGTCCTTGAAGGTCAATACGACGGACAAATTCCGTATGTTACTGACTGGTCTGCATATTACCGGGTGCAAAGTCGATTTGAGAAACGTAGACAAAAGCGCCGTAAAGCTAGGATAGCCAGAATCGAAAAGGGGCTAGATAAGCCTATTGGAGATGAGCTGGTTTTTAAATCTTCTATGGTTAATGAGCTTGCCGACTTTACTCCTGAAGAGTTGAGTATGGGACTTAAGAATACCGTAAAGATGAACCGGATAATGTCAAGATTAACGAGGTCCTACCTTGTCTTTAACAAAGTATTCAGGGAAGAATGGAAAGGTTCTTATCAGATGATAAGGGATGATATTCTGTTTAGACTTGAGTTGAGGATACATTTCAAATTGAACGCCCGTTATTGGTCCATCCTCGAGGATAACTGGCCGACACTTTGGAATAATGCCCTCAACAAGTTTATGACCTGGTCTTTGCCAAAGTATAATCATGACGCAAAATTTAAATTCGGAACATTCTTCATCAATCAATTCCCGGATTGTCTGGAGTACGAATTTAGAGATTTCCTTAGAAGAGGGCCCGTTTACGACTCTCTTATATGGAGGCGGGAAACCATAGGCTTCGATGATGTACCAGATGTGGTATCATATGAAATAGATGACTGTATGTACGACCCGGCTTTGCCACTTGCTGCAGAATTCATTAGTAAATTTCATACCTGGGATTAACCCTAGGTCACATAAGGATAAAGCCTATGAATATTTTCAATCTTATTGGAGGGCTATTAAATCAGCCTGACCAAAAAACCACCAATGTTAAAGTTCCATACAGACTAGAAGAAGATTCTTTTGACGAAGTAGACGAAGTACCCGTAGAGGCTCCAAAAACGGCCGTAGAGAGCGTTTCTACTCCTGCTAATACAAAACCATTACCTGTGGTTCAAAAGCCTTCTGAGAGCAATTATGACCCATTGCCGGGCGGATTTAAATTTCAGCCCCTAAAACATGGTTTCAATGTTCTTAGAGCTGCTAAGTTAGCTTCTGTTCGTTCTGCTGGTTTTGGTATGGTTCGTAATGGAGGTACTCGGGCACATCAGGGTGTTGATCTTGCTGTGCCTAATAACTATAGATGTTATGCTGTCGATGATGGTGTAGTGTCTTTTGTTAAAACTACTGATGACAATGGTTATGGACGTATGCTTATTATTAAGCTTGACCGTGGACTGTATGTTGCGTATGCACACCTTAAAGACATTCTTGTCAAAGAGGGGCAGAGAGTTAAGGCTGGTGACGTTGTTGCCCTTACCGGCTCTTCTGGAAATGCTAGGACAATGCGGAATATGGCCGAGGGTTCTCATTTGCACTTTGAGGTGAGAACTTCCCAACATCCAGGCAAAGGCCTTACTGGACGATTGGACCCTTTAAAATATTTCACCGCGGATACGTACAACAAAGCTTTGTATCAGTAATAAAAAATATCCCCGACACCTTAATTGGTGCCGGGGTTTTGTTTTGCCTATCCGTTTAGGAGGTCTTCGACTTTCTTCATTACGGTAGGAGATAAATCAAATGTTCCGGTTGTTTCGGTCTTGGTTGTTTTACCTTTTCCTTTGGCCGGTTCTTTTGTTTGCTGACGCAACTTGATGTCCTCTACGATTAGACTTAGAGACTCTTTTACTGGGTGCACTGCTGCATCTAGCTCTGAGTATCCGACTTTATCGTATAAGAGTTTTTCTAAGTTGTTTTGTCTTTCTATGATATTAGTTAAGACAACGATGATGTCTTTTAGAGAAGAGGATTTTATCTGTTCTCCGAAGACTGCTCTTTCTACTTTTTGTAGGGCTTCTGTATCTGGAATTTCGTATTCTAATTCTAGTTTGAAACCTACTGGTAGTTCTGGTGTTATCAATACAAGGACGGTGCCCGAATTTGTGTCCAGGCTCCCGTCTACTTCTTGTACTTGATAAGACTCGTTTTTAGACTTAACTGTTCCACGTTTTGCTTTTGCAGGAACTTCATAGACAGACTCGCCAGTACCGGTGATGGTAATGGTTTCTATCATAGCTTATTGCCCTTTTTGTTCTAGCTCTTCTAGGAAAAGTTTTTTAGCACCAATTTGGGATTCCGCTTCTTGAAGGTCATCCATTAGCGCGATTGCAATTCCTTGACTTCCCCAATCTAGGGCTTCTTGGATATTTGCCTGAAGATTTCTACAGTGCTGTTTTAAATCTTCGATTTGTTGGATTAATAGATCTTTTTCCATTGCCTGGCCTTATTGTTGTACGCCGTATTTAGTCATCAACGCTGTGGCTTTTTCTCCGATTCTAGAGATATCACCCTCAATGAATTCCATTCCTTCGCCAATTGCCACTAGACGAATGGTATTTGCATTTTGGTTAGCGCCGAATCTTACTTTGTTGAACTCTGTTCCAGCTTTGATTGACATAGTTACGATATGCCATTTATCGTATTCGTATACCTTATCTGGGTCAATGTTCTTGCCGTTTATTTTGACATCTTCGTAGAAGCGAAGTTTGAATCCGCTATCCTCGTTTGTGGTTAGCAATGTAGGGACTGCGACTGCATTATCTTTCAATGGAGTAATGGCAAATGCGCCACCATCAGTTCCACCTTTAGTTAGTCTAAACGGAATAACTAACGCTCTATCCTCTCCGGCTTTAGATGCAAATCCTTCGGTTTCAAGATATCTGAATCCGCTATTTCCAGTATGGGAGCTGATAATAGATTTGTGTCCATCAACTTCTTTTACTAGACCCTGCCATCCTTCTGGCTCTCCGCTATTAGGAGAGGAGTTTAGACTTTTAATAACAATATGGCCCAGCTCGACTTTATTGGCGTTTGCTTCCACTGAAGCCAGACTCATTGCTGTTGAAACGGAAGGTCCCGGTTCTCTTGGAGGCGCTGGAGGTTGTGACGGAGTTGTAGCAGGATTAGTTGCTGATGAACCTTGTCCTGAGCTACCGGATGTTGAACCTAGTCGTTTCTCTAGTTCTGTAACCTTAGCTGTCAGTTTTTGGATTTCTTCCAAGTTTAGTACAGATTGCAAGTATGTCGGAGTGTAATTGCTATGAACAGTTCCGTTTCTATTCTTACCAATCCACGGTGTAAGCGTTTGTCTTAGTTGGTCGTATTCATAGTTTCCGATTACTTCACAGCCATTCAATGCGCCGCCGTAGAATCCTTGACTTCCGATGCCGTCTCTGTATTTCATCGTTTTGGATACATAAGGGTCACCAAATGGAAGTTTTGATTTTTCTTCGCTAGAGAACGGAGTGGTGTCTGTATAGTTGCACATCAAGGTTGAGCCTCTTAGTGAACCTACCACCAACTGTCTGGCATAGTTGCCTTCTGGGGAGTTTTGAATCCAGTTTTTAGCAATAACACATCCTAGCATGTCTCCATAGTGAGTTTCCGCACCAATGAGCATACCATATGTGTGAGAGTTTACAGTTGCAACTGCTGTTGCTCCTGAACCGCCGCCTCCTGTTATTGTTACTGTGGGAGGAGTGTCATATCTGCTTCCTGCCCGGTCTAGTCTGATTGCTACGACTTTTCCGTCTTGGATTTTTGCTGAAGCTTGTCCATCGAATGCTTCGTCACCTCCACCTGTAATTGTTACAGTTGGTTCGCTGGTGTATCCTGAGCCTTGGTTTGTGATGTTAATGCCCGAGATTTGACGCATAGAATAGAATTCGCCATAAGGAAGCGCGAATGTGAATTGGTTATTCTCAACTAGGTAGTGGTTATGGCCAAAGTTGCAAAGGATACCTCTAGGAGCATAAACAATATTGTCCGCCCAGACTTGATGGCATCTTAGCCACCATTTTTTGGCATCTCTACGGACTTTTACACCTTTGGCTCCATTAATAGGATGAAGGCCAAATAGTCCAGAGGTGATGGTGTTTCCTCTTACTTCGATATTGCTATCTTGGTATGGGAAGGAATGAGGGTCTGGAATGTCTTTACTGTTTCTATCGCTAGGTTTAATTAGCTTGCCGGCGAATAGTTCTTCAATAACTGTTGATACACCATAATACATAGCTTTACCAACGTTGTTGATGATCTTAACGTTATTGCCGGTATGGATATCCATAATTTTCCGCATTCCCAATCCGAATACGTTGTCATGGATATAGATATTATCCATTGGCAGATATCGAGATGTACATTGTTGATAGCCAGGATCGAGAGAGGTACCACCACCAATACCGCGTGTATGTTCAAGGTTTGCGTCCGGATGTCCGACGACAGAGTCTGGAGCGTAAATTCCGGTCAATTCAAAGCCAGATGCACGAATACATTCTACACCGCAGATGTAGTTATGTGTGAAGTAACCACCTGTGATTTTTGTATTTTCTGCAACAATACCAGCGGCGAATGCGGCGGCTGAGTCTCTGGCATCTACAGATTCACCCATAGGAGTGCCATAGAGTCCACAGACAATTGCACCACCTGTCATACCTCTAACATCGAAGTTTTTGACGATAGTGTTTTTAGTGCCGAATAGTCTCCATCCGTAACCACGACTGCCTCGTTGTTGTCCGCGCCAAGTTCCCCATTTCGGAGAAGTGGTTCCGTCTTCTTGAGGGAATTCGGAAATGCCCTGCTCGTTGAAGTATCCGCCGGCACTCATGTATCTGAGGGAAGAACCATTTCTCAGAAGCTCCATAATTTTGGTTTTGTTAAAACCTTCTGGCTGCTGAATGTCTTGGGCTTCATAGCCGTTGTTCATATATGCAGCAATATCATGGCGTTGTGTTGTTGTGTTGAAACCTGCTTCTGCTACGCCTTTGTCTGCCATCCCCGTACCGATGTTAGGTGCTTCTTTGGTCCATCCATCAATAGGAGCAAACAGCATTTTATCTCGGTCAGCGCCTTTTTTGTAGCCGAACTCTTGATAAGCCCGTGTAAGGATTGTGCCGCCGTGAATGATTTCGTTATCTAACGAATTGCCACAAAGATGGAATGCATCTTGGCCCATTTCTTCGACGATGAATTTTGCTTTTGCAAAGTCGTATTTATTGCCGACTGAGTGATAGAAGGAAATACATGGTTGCTGTCCGTGGACTACCAGTGTTTGAGGATTGTCCCAGTTACGTTTGATAGAACGGTTATCTGCACCGTAGTATTCTGGTTTGTAACCTTTGTTTTTGGTAAATGGGAATACGCCGCCGCGAGAAGAGATGTACGAATGAGGAGGAACTTTGTCATACCAGGCTTGAATCAGCCTTACGATTTCTCTGGCATCGTTTTTGCCTTCTACTTTTTTGTCCAGTGGTTCGTAGTATCTGGACATAACTTTGTTTCTAAGATCTTCTGTCAGTGCATCTTCGATATAGTAAATGCCTGACTCCAAGGAAAGTCTTAGAGGGGCTTTAATATGATCTTCGGATTTTGTTGCTTCAACTTGGCTTTTTAGGATCTTTTTGCTTGAGTCTTCTGAACCAAGCGCTTTTCCTACTTCCTCTTCTACTTTTTCTGGTGTTACAACTTTTACACCAGTGGTCTTATTGTTGACTTTGATGTCGCCTTCTTGTCCGACAGTAATATCAACAGTAGGAGTGACAATAGAGGATTTAGCCTCTTTAGCTGCATCTAGTGCTTCTTGAGCTTTAGTTTGAGCTTGTTCGGCTTTTGTTTTGGCATCTTCCGCCGTGGCTTTGTGCTGTGCTACTTCTTGTTTGGCTGCTTCTGCAGATTGTTTAGCAGCTTCGATTTGTTCTTTAGCTTCCGACGATTGTTGTTTAGCTTCTTCTGCTTTTAATTTAACCTGCTCTAGAGATTCCTCTGCTGTGGCAATTTTACCTTCAGCCGTTTTGATTGCCTCTAAAGCTTTATCTGCTTTCTTATCAGATTCACTCTGAGATGTTTTGACTCTCTCAATTTCGCCTTTGATTGCTACTTGCTCTGCTTTGTTAGCAGCAATCTTTTGTGCCATTAAGATGGTTACTGAGTCTAAATTTGGAGTTGTCATGTTTACTCTCTTAGGCCAGGATTTCTTCTATTTTAGTTTTAGTTGTATTGCTAATGTCAACGATTTGTTTGATAGTTACCTTTTCTACGATTTTTTCTTTACCATCTGGAGTTACTTCTCTTTTAACCTCAGTGGTTGTAGATGAATCAATAGTAGGGCCGGAGAAGTCTTGTGCACCAGTGTTCCCTGAGTTACCAGAACCACCGGAGCTTCCGGGATTGCCAGAAGCCCCAGGAATTCCCGAGCCGTTAAAAGGGTTATGACTACCAGTTGTTTCGCCTGAAAGAACTTCTACTCTACCTTCGTTTTTAAGACGGTTAAGGGTGTTGTTTACAGAACGGATAACATTAGGATCATCCGGTACAACTATCTCTGTTGGTTCGTCCTTAATGGCCTTATTCTCCAATGCGATATAGTCGTGCTTTCTTAGTTTTCTAACTAGCCATTTCATCTTATTGATTAACCATTTCATTTAGCTGATTCTTACTGTTGTTTTGATTATTCTTAGCTTGCTTCTTCTGAAGCTACTACACCTTCAGCTTGTGCTTCTGGTTTAGCCGCTTTAGGTTTTACTGGCTTGGCCGGAGGAACTTGCTCTGTTACTGCTGCTCGTTCTGTTGGAGCTGGAGCTGCTTTGGCCTGTTTGTTTTTCTTAGCATATACAGTTGCAGCTTTCTCTGGAACATCGCCTGAAACTACCTCAATACGTTTTTCACGTTTCAATCGGGATAGGGTATTCTTAACTGCAAGAATAGCAACTTTGTTTTGGTCTGTTACTTCGATTTCAGTTGCATCAGTTCCCAATGTTACACCTTCTAGTGTAATGTATTCATTTTTGTTTAGTTTTTTGACTGACCATTTCATTTAGCGGCCTCCTTATTGTATCCGTCAATTAGGTCTACTAGATATTGTTTTTCAAGTCTGCAATTATGAACTTTTTCAATAAGCGATAATGAGTGCTCGATTAGTGCTCTTGATGTGGTTCCTTGTAGTTCTTGGATTTCCTGTTCACATTGTCCGAGTCTTACTTCTTCTGCTATTTGTATTTGTTGTGCTTTTTTAGGTTTTTGTGCAAAGGAACAAGCACCCAAGGATAGTGCAGCCAGAACAATTAATAGATGCTTCATTTTTTCAGCCTTTTGTTATATTCAGTTTTGAAGTCTTCAGATACACATTCTTTGTCAACGATAAGTGCACGGATTTCCGCGTTGTTGTCATTCAGCATATCTCTTACGCCTTTACGGCCCTCTCTGAATTGAGTAAGAACTGTACCCTCTACTCCTCTGATTCTATTGGCCAGTTCAGCCGATTCCTTAAGGTACATTGCTTCTGCATCAGTTCGTCCACGCTGGTATTTGTTTTCTCCGTATTGGTAAACCAGTGCCGCGCCAAGTCCAAGAATAAAGACAGCAGGAAGAATCTTAACCCAAAAAGGTGTGAAGCTTTTTGCGTATTCAGCGATGCTTTCTTTGTTAATCTTCATCTTATCTCCTTATTCAATGTATTGAAGGGTGGCCGTGCTTTATTGCGCGACCACCCTTTTCTTTTTTATTTGACCGTAGAATAGTCGAATACCAATTCCCAAGAGGAGTCGTTTTCTTTGAAGCTGTAAAGCTTGCCGTCTTCTTTTTTGGTACCGGCAGGTACAACTAACAACATGTCTCCATCTTTAAAGTCGGAAGTGTTTCCGGCTTCGCTTAGATCGGTGACTTCTGCAACGAATAGATTGGCAGGGTCACCTTTTTCTCCGGCTGGGCCAGTTTGTCCTCGCTCACCAGGAATACCTTGAGGTCCTGCTGGACCTGCTGGGCCATCTTGACCTGCTGGGCCTTGGACACCTTTAACACCTGACAGGTCGAGGATGTAAGACCAACCATCTGTAGTTCGAACATAGAGACGACCGTTATCTTCGTCTGTATCGGGATTGGCGGAGGCTACAACAGCGAACTTGCCTTCTTCGACAGTTCGGTCTGCTTCCAGTTCGGCTTTGGTTTCGAATGTTTTGGCGATTGAGAATGGGCTACCCATTTCGCCTTTGAGACCTTGAGGACCTTGTGGGCCGGTTGGACCTTGAGGACCTGCTTCACCTTTGAGTGTTTGCAGCCATTCTTCTTTGGTGCCGGTATAGCCAGTTTCTTTTGCCAGCTCATATGCGGATTTGCCGTCTTCGCCTTTTTCACCTTTAGCACCGCCAGTAACTTCAAGGGATTTTACCTTTTGATCTAGCTCTTCGGTTTTGGTAGTCAAAGTAGTCAAACCGGATGCCAGCTTTTTAAATTGTAGTGAAAGCAATTGTACAATATTCATTTATTTGCCTTATATTTTATTTAGACTCTCTTAAATAAAGCCGGATCTGTTCCAGACTCTTGTATGTGTAGAATCGCCCTATATGATTTGCCGAGTTCGACTGGCCTTTTACCAATTCCATATCTCAAGGAGCATCTATTTTCCTTTAGTTGGTAAACTGTTATGGTTGTGTCGCCAGTTTCAGCTCCACTAAAATTAGTGTATACCTTAGCTACGGGAGAAGTATAGGTGTTTCTGAATTGGATTGGTTTTTCTGTATAAGGATATCCATTGTCATTGAACATTTCTTTGGTCAATACGATGAATTCCTCTTTTCTTCCGGCGCCTGTATATAATGGGCTGGATTCGATTGTTTCAACTCTTTTCTTCAGTAAGGTTAGGTCGGCTAGAATTGGCGTGATTTTGTCAATTAGCTTCTTGAACTGAAGAGAGATAATTGTAAGTGCATTCATTACTCTTCCTTAGATTTCTGAGAAGTTGACAACCTCTTGAAATTGTCCGTTTGCCTTCCTGTAGATGATAGAGTTTTCTTTATTACCATTGGAATCGAGAACTCCTACAAAAGTTCCTTCCTTGATACTGAAGTCTTTTTGCATATCAAGATAGGTATTGTAGAACTTTTCAATATCGAATAGCCCGCTTGAAGAACTAGATTCGCCAGGGTCTCCTTTTGGTCCTGGGTCACCCTTATCGCCTTTTGGCCCCGGAGGTCCTGGAGGGCCTGGAGGTCCCATAGGTCCTGTTAAACCGGTTGGTCCCTGTGGTCCGGCTGGGCCTGCCGGGCCTGTTTCTCCTCTAGCGCCTTGAGGTCCCTGCCTGCCAGGTGCACCGCCACCACCACCTCCATTCGGAGTTATGATTGCCCGAATGGATTCAGCAGAGATTGACGATTCGATCCTGTTCCCCTCAATTCCTCTAACTACGGAAATTAGAGCGGTGGTATCACCGTTGTCAATGTCGAATGTTGAAAATTCTCTTCTGACAGAAATTCCATTAACGAAGAAGAATGCGGCTTGTTTCAGTTTTAAATCTAACTGCATTAGGCCACCTTGATTAGGATTCTGGATACATTAGGTTTGGTGTATCCATCTAAGGTTTTCATCTTTATCTTGATTCTGGCTGTATTAATAATAGCATTCTTCTGTCTGGCAGCTACATAGAGGGATTTTACATCCTCTGATGTTTTTAGCTGGTATCCATTCTTTGATTTGCTAGTATTGATATCTTTGCCGTACTCTAGTTCTCTACCAAGGATATATTTAAGGGATAGAACAATAGAAGTGAATGGGTTTTTCTCCCAGTCTTCGTCTATAATGGTTTGTTCTACGCCGGCCGCGTCTGCAACCCTAAACTCCCCGGAGTTGAAAGATACTAAAGTGTATTTAGTTACGTCATAGATTTCGACATAATTGTCGGCAGGGAATGACAAACTATTGAACCCTGTGTAGATAGTAGACTCGCCTGAGAATGGTACACCATTTACGAAGTAGGTATCTTTGAAGTTGATGACCTTTTCTGAAATGGCAATGCCTGAAGCAGATACTACGTTTCCTTTTACAGAGATAGGATTTGTAGCATCGTAATACTTAAAGATGTTTGTTTCAAGTAGCGCCGGGTCTATTTCAGTCGTGAAAATGTTCCCATCAGGATGTCTAATATGGGCGTGTAGCGTAACAATGTTATTATCAGAATAGTCATTTATTGGCAAAATGCTCCTAATTGACCTGCCAGTTTTTGATAGCTTCCGTAGAGGCTTAATGTCTTTATACGCGCCGCCGTTGATTGAAATCTGGTAGTGCATATCGACATTCTTAGACTGGTAGTTGTCGCAAGTATCTATGGCTACAAACTCACCGGTAGCCCTGATAGGAATATCGCCTGTAACGTATTCTGTCGGAGTTGAGTACCGCTTTACTGCAATGTGAAAAGAACTTATTTCTACGTTGTAGATATATCTGCCTGATACATAATCCGAATTTTTGTCTAGTTCGATAACTATGCGGACATAACGGTCGTTTGTTTCGCCGATTGATTCGTTTAGACTATTGGTTAGGATTCTATCTGTAATCCTGTTATAGTTGATTGAATCATTGCTGGTGTAGATGGTGTACACATATGCTCGTTTTGTTTTTAACTGGATATTATTAAAGACTCCGTATTCTTTTCTATCAATATCCAATACAAAACTCTTAGTACCACCATTTAGAGAGGAATAGGAAATGGTTGAATTGACATTGGAATTTAAGACATTGCGGGATTGTGCCGCGCCGCCATCAACAGTCCAAACCAAATCAACTTTTTTATTATCCTCAAATACATAGCACGAAATGCCGGAGCTGGTATTATTGGAGATAACATGAGAGTCGGAGTTGAATGTATCCGACTCTTTTACACCAACAATCTTTCCGCCGTCAACATAAGCGGTAGTTTCTTCCTCAATGTATGAAATTGATGATGGGGAGTAATAAACCGCTTTTGTATACTTCGTAACAGACCTGTCCGCAACGTTTGCCGCCTTAGCATCTGATGACGCTTTGGCTAACCTAGTCTTAATATCCCTGACATAATCAGAAGACCTGGTTTCGAACTTCTCTATCCGTGGTAGTAATTCGTCTATCTTATCCTGATTGCAGAACAGAATGTCATACCATTCTTTTAGAATCTTGTTTAACCCGGCCTCAGTGTATTCACTGCCGAGGCTCGGGATTTCAGTTCCAGCAGATGAAGCTTGGAATAGATTCAAATTGTAAATCGCTTCTTCTACTTTATTCATCTTATACCGTCACTGTGTTTAATGTTAGATTCTTCAATGTTGGTGAGCGCAGTATTTCTTCGCCCTTATCTGTTTTGCTTTCGGACAGAACCACATATTCAGTATCCATTGTCGCATCCTTTAATTCGATTTGACGCTCGCTTACTGAATAGGATTTCTTATCAAGAACTTTAATTGGGAAGCCTGATATGAAGATATTTGAATAGATGTACTCTACCTCGGATTCGCCGCTAATTGTAGATTGAGAATACAGCATACCGTTCGTGTAGTCAATAGAGTATAACCCACTTGAGCTATTAGAATCGGCTACAGATACGGAGATAAACGTGTCGATAATATCGTCTGTTTTAACTCCTTCTGGCAATTGAATAAATGTTTCATTGCCAACATCTTCTAGCATATAGTCGCCGCGATAGATGAGTTCGTCTCTGCTAAAGACCTTTGAACTTAGCTGTTCAACGCCGCCGGTAATCTCAATGTCGTCGAAGTGATTAACAAGTCTACCCAGACTAAATCTGTTTGCTGATTTTGGAATAAGGATATTCGCCCTGCCGGAAGTTTTAAACTCGTCAATGCCGTTGATATACGGAACCTCTTTTACGAATGACAAAAGAGAAGATGATTTGTTTGTAAACTTCAGTCCGCCCTTTAGTAATCCCGAGTGTGCAAGTTTAGCAGATGTTTGGCCGTCGAAACGCGAAAGCTTCTCTTTTGATTTAGAGAACTTCGCTTCCTCTGTATACAGGTCGATTCCATTGATATTGGAACGCATAACTAGAGGAATTTCTTCGTAGTTGACGTACATACCATTAACAATAGCAGAGTGAGAAGAAGAATAGAATTTACCATCGATAATGGTAAATTCGCCCTCGCTTAATGGGGCTTCTGGGTATCTACTATTGAATGTTACATTGATAATGGATTTGTTTGAGCTGGTCGGGACTGTTACTGTAAAATAGTCCAGCAGATTAATGTACTTGCCGGCCTCAAATTCCATTACCTTTTTACCAAACGGGTCAGTTAAAGATACGGTCCTATCCGAAGGGGCAAATACCCATTCGTAGCAAGATGCAAATGAACCTAGTGTTAGGTTGATTTTTCTTGTATTCTCTCCGTCTGTAAGTGTGTATATACCGGCAGGCTGTGTAAATGGGATAACCATATTTGCGCTGTCTGATATTCTTACTTCCCTATTAACTGGCAATGATGCTTTATATGCTTTTGCTGATTTTGGATCAATAGAGTATGGAGGGACGATTCTATAAATCTCGCCGCCCTCGATTGCACACTTGATCTTATCAGCTCTAATTGTTGCTCTTGTAATATTTTTCATAGGAGCAACTGTTTTAATAAGACAATCGGACCCTGATTTGATTGAGCTAATAGAATCTACCAATTCCGTATTGTCATTGTAGAGGAAATATGAGCCTCTTTCTCCGAATTGATAACCAAGTCTTTCTGATACGATATACTTATCGGACAAGTCAAATGGAGCCTGAATTACTGGAGATTGCTGACTAACCTGCTGAATATGTCTATTAATGCTAGACGCCATTAGTGGCAATGTATGCCGATTGCCAGTCATTCTGATTCTGAAGAATAACGTAGTCACCGGCGTTCTTGTATTAATGGAGTTCTCAGACTTAGTATTGAAATCCAGATGTTTTGGATAGTCGCTTACAGAGAATGGCGTAGACACCTGATACCATGTTGAAGAATCATTGCTTATTTCGAATGCAATATTTTCAAATGAGTATTTATCCGTAGGAATAGATGCAGCGATTGATGCCTTTAAGATTTCGTCTTTCTGTGTAATAGGACCAAATACTACTTCGCCGCTTTCGATTGATGTAGCAATACCAATAGAGAGATTGCGGATCCCTATAGCGTATCGAATCTGCCCGCTCTTTGAGGTGTATGGACTGTTCTGAAGGAAAGACACTTTAACCGATGTCGCATTGACTCCGGGGAAGCTGATTTGAGAAATACCATTAACTTCCTGAACAGAGAAGTCAGAACGGTAGAATCGCTTGCCGTCTGGAGAAACCTCTAGGTACATAACTGTGGGCTTATTAATTCCGTATTCAGAATGCGCCAAGGAGATTCTGTTTACCTGACTTACGTCTCTGAGGTTGATTGTCAATACAGCGGTGATAGCGGAATCAAATTTCTCTACCTCATACTGAGTCTCAGAAATGATCGTATTCTTATTGTTGTATCTGGGAATATCAAAGTCTGCCGAGTTGCCTTCTTGCCCGTTCGTATTGACCTTTACATCTACGATAGGAACAGGAGAGAATGTCTTGGTTTGCAGGGATAGCGTTCCATCGCTAATTACGATTCCACTGTTCTTTAGGATTGGCATATTGTTAATGCCAAACTGCCGATTAGTATTACCGCTAACAGTTGATACGGTCAGATACAAATCCGAAACGTCAGACATCTGCTCTCTTACATCCGATACGCCTTCAGCAAATTTACCGATAGCCATAGCGATTCTATTATTGGAATCGTTTACAGATGAAGCCAGCTTATCCGCTCTAGCTTTAATATCGGATAAGAGTTGCTCTCTCCATCCTGGAAGCCGTTTTGAATAAACGGAATATGAACTGAAATAATCTTTTATCATTTTGATATAATTCCAACGTATTTGATGTTAGGCTCAGACTTATCCGGGTCAATTACAACTGCGTCCAAATAGCAGGCTATTTTGTAAACATCCTTATTTAAAATTCTAATTGAGTTGTTTTCATCAATAGCTATATTTTCATTGCTATACAGGCCGCCGGTATAGTTGGGAGACGCAATATAGAAGCAAGACTCATCTCTATCTTCTACCTTCCCGTCCTTAATTATAACCTCGTCTTTGCTAACCATCCCCGCTCTGTATTTGTATGCACTGGACAGCTTGTATTTAGATGGTTCACTTCCAAGTACGACTTCTCTGGTTTTGCCAAGACCTAGTGTTACCTTCTCTTCCATTAACTCTACGCCGGAACGAGAATATCCAGTCACTGTAATATTGCCGGAGATAATTGCCGTCTCAAGGTCCTCACCCTTAATCACTACGTTAAGCGAACCGGAGTTAAGTATCTCTGTTCTTTTTGTCCGCAGAGAAGCAACATCTTCGGAAGAGATTCTATTAGCGTCAATGTCGACAAATTTAGACAGAGAGTCTCCATCTTCGATATGCTCATGGATGATTGACACTTCTATTGCCATAGAGTTTTGATGTTTATTTTTGATTACGATTGGTTCATCGAGCTCAAGAGGGAACGATATGATAGGCTTTGCATTGCCCATAGAATCAATAGCGGTAATAGATGAGATAACTACATCTCTTACATTTGGACGGATTACGATTCTATTAAAGAACGATACGCCCGGCCGCAGTGTTTCTCTTAGTTCTTTCATGCAAAATACCTTTCATCGCGTGGAGGCATAACATATGCTTCTTCAGTGGTCGAATAAATCATGCTTCCATTCGCCGACGTGTCAATTTCCATAATTGCATAATGACCTGCATCTTCTGATGACAGATTGCTACCCTGAATAAAATCAGAACCGCTCTTAATAATAGCCAGCTTCTCGATGTATCCCTTATGCCACTTTTCAAGATCAGCCTCGATCCTGTCCATTGACTCTACGATAAAGTCAGAAGAAGAGGTTGCAGTCTCGCCAAATCTAGAAACTTCCTTCGTAACATATGAAAGGCCGATTGTATCTAGGTCTTTTATGCCCTTGATACGCAATTCATCGTTAACGTAGTTGAACTGATGGTTTTGAATAAAATCCTTCATTACTAGCCTTTCGGAATCTTAGACAGGTGAACGTATTCGGCTGTGATTCTACCAATTGGGTAGTCCGACTTTTTAGCCTTAATATACGTCTTTCCATCAAGCTCTTTTGAAGCAAGTTCTTTTAAAATTTCTCTGTGTGTATTGTATGTATTAACTAGGCAAATTTTAGAGTTTTGACCAAGGAATACAGGAGGATTGCGTCTATGGAAACGGCCATCATCATCGTCGACAAAATCAACATCTGTTTCTTCTTCTCTGTTATCTATTTCTACAAGTATGTCTGAATCTGTTTCTCCAATAAGAATTGAGTATCCGGCAGATAGATTTGCATCTATTACTGTAACATTTGAATTAATAGATTGTGGAGCGTAATCCGCTAGAACTATTCTTGAGTATGATAGTTTGGGTAGTCTTAGGCCTCTTAGTCCTATACTTCCTTGTACTGGCATAGCTCTTCTTCCGGAGATAGCGTAATCTAGTTCTTGTTTTTTAATTCTGATTTCTGCTATTTCCAATACGGTATCTTTTTCTAGTTCTGGGGCAGATTGAAATAATGAGCGCGGCGCCTTTGATCTCCTCTTACCTTTACCCGCATTGTAGTCAACTCCGGATGCGGAATTTGACGTAACAAGAATTGCGGCCGGAACAGAAGAATTAATTCCTGTCATTGTTGAGTAAATGCAAACGCCAGCCTTGTCGAAGGCAGAGAATAGAAGTTCCGTATTAAGAAAATCCTCAGCATCACCCTTAGCTATTGAGTACGGAGTTGCATAAACCTTAATAACCGATGCATTTCTAATTACACCCAAAGGGATAGAAGCATAGTTATTAACAGGTTCGATATATTCGTACTCTACGTCAATTGACTCCAATGATGGATCAACGACAATAAATCCTTGATTGTATACAATATTCTTGGGTTCGTGGGATTTAACGGAATTGATATATCTATGAGGGAGTTTGGCCACGCCAGAATTGACAGACACTTTCGTTTTATTTGTTTTGATTACTGATGCTATAAACTCTGGAGATTGAAAGCGGTATTTTGCTTTTTGTTCTCCCACTGAGGCGATTCTATCGCTTGAGTATTCGTTTGCAAAGATGCCTACTACAGGGCTATTTGGATTAGTATACTCAGAGATTGTTGCAATCTCTCCGGTAATACTTGAGAACGAAACATTCTGATTCTTGCATTTGATAATATATTCGCCAGATGAATCTTGTGATACAGAATATGTTCTATTGTCGAGTGCCTTAATGGCATTTAGAAAATGATTGGACTCTTTTACGAATACTGGAGTTCCAACTTCTCTTAGTTTGATATTCCCATATTCAATATTTAGGTATGGGGCATCGCTATAAATCCAGTTGTCGTCTTTTGTCCAATGCGGTGTTGATAAAGAAGGCTCTCCTCGAAGCTGGTACTTATACCACATCGGGCGGCCATTATGAATAATGTCGGTAATTAAAATGTCAGGGCTGCTAGAACGAATAGCAATCCCTGAGATAGATTTTGATTCCAGTCTGACAAAGCGTAGTCTGTCGCCCTGGCTCTTGTGTTCGATCTCAATTAGGGAACCATTCAATGGAGAAGTATCAACAGCCACGACAGCGTTTCTGCTGTCTGTGGCTTGTTGAAATTCTGCTGAATGTCTCTTCCCTACAATCGAGATATTGTAGGTTATTGTCGTCATGGAGCGTATTTTGCCCTTCTTGCAATAATGTTAAGAACAGATTTGTTATTCAGCTCGTTTTTAGACTTCTCGTTCTCGACCACTTCGATTGCACTTACAAACAATGTACCAAGACAGAACAAGTTACCATTGGCAACCATTGAGTCTTCGATGTAGGCATTATTAATAGTCGTAAATTTCTTACGGCTAAGATTGTTTGCCTCTCTAGACATTGCGGCGTTAGAAGAAGTGATTGGTACGGTTTTGGTTGCATCGCCTCGGATGCTATTAACAGACATTGAGTCTGCTTTAATCAAGGAAGCCTCGCCGGTCATTTGGATCGTGTTATTCTCAATGATAACACCAGACCGTTCGCTACCTGTCATTATAGCACCAGATATGGACATCTTGCCAGATACGCTAACTGTGGAGTTGAATCTGGTTTCACCTGCAAAGCTGTTAACCTCGGCTGAACCGATTTGTGTTAAACCTTTAGAGACGTTAAGTTGTCCCAGTGTTGCAGTTGATGATGGAACTGAGGTGATATCGCCTTGAAGGCTTAGGCCGCCAGAGACAATCAGGTCTTTTTCGATGATTGCCTTATCTTTGATATAGGCACTGTACATCTCTGTTTGTCGGTCAATAATAACGCCGCCCTTAAACTCTGACTGAGCATCTGCGCGGATTGTCTTGACGTTTGCAATACCCTCAATCTCTAGGTTACCCTTGGCTTTGATAGAACCCTCAACATTAACTTTTGAGTTAAGTGTGGTTTCACCAGAGATTGTAACCTTATCGGTCATTAATACTTCGCCAGAGAATGTAGACTTCTCATTACCAAAAATGACATCACCAGAGATGTTGATATTGTCGCCTTGCTGACCGATGTTAGAGTTACCTAAAATCGTAGCGCCTTTATCTGCTCTTAGCTGGCCATCTGAAACGATATCGCCCTTAGCGTAGATGTTGCCGGCAGCACTGATATTGTCTTTAACATCAACTGCCGTAAATTCTGCGCTTGATTTAGAATTGATTGGGCCTTCTACTTCTAGTCCGGCCTTAGCTCTAATTGCAGATTGGAAGCTTGATTGTCCTACTACATCCAATTCCGCTTTTACTGAAACAGGGGCGGAAATCTCTACATCCCCGAGGAAGATGTTTCGATTATTGTTGAATGTCGTATTAGCAAGAACATTCAGTTTGTCATTTTCATCTGAGCCAACATAGGTGTCGCCGTTAAGCTGAACCTTACCTCCGACATAGATGTCGCCTCTAATAGATGCGTCTTTCTCTACATCGAGCATTCCTGATGTGGCGGTGCCTGTATAACGAGCATTGGTTGCTGTTACGTCGCCGTCTGCGGTTAAGTTACCATTGGTAACAAAGTCACCTGCGCCTGAAATACCTGCTCTTGCATCTAGTTTATTTACTACGGATAGCTGACCAATACTAGCAGTATTGAATTTAGCCTGGTCTGCATTTACAGAGCCTGTTGTAGAGATTGTTCCTGCGCCACTAAATCCGGCGCGAGAGTAAATATCACCCTCGATGTTGATTTGTTTCGAGAATGTTGCAGGGCCTGAGAAGATTGCACTGGACTGAACTGCAAGTTCATTTGCTTCGAGTCTGTTCTTGGTTTGGATAGAACCACCAACAACAAGCCCGGAATTGATCTCTACGTTCTCCGTAAAATCAACCTTACCTGTGAATCGTGAGTTGCCGGCAACTTCGATTTCTTTTGTAGAAATCTTGGTTTTAAACTCGCCACTTTCTGCACTAACATAACCGCCAGCGTCGATATTTCCGTTCAAGCCAAGGTTTTTATCAATGGAAGCTGAACCAAAGACTTTCAATGAACCGGTTGTAACTTCCGAATAAGACAAGTTGGAACAGTTCATCTCGCCCGCGCGGGTCTCTGCGAATACAACACCATTGCGAGATTCAACTACAAGCCAGCCTGGAGGGCAGTCAGCATCTGCACCGGTTGCATAAATGTTTGCATCTGGGCCTACATGGATACCCTGTCTTTGTTTTAGTGATGACTCTTTAACTTTGATAGTGTAGAAATCACCAGTACCGGCAAATGTGTTGGCTCTTGGCATTAAAGTTAGGTTATCTAACCGGGTTGCGCCGTCTTTTGCAAGTTCACCGAAACCGTACTTAGTTCCTAGGACACTGTTAACCTTTGTAGTGTCTTTTAGAAAATACAGGTCACCATTGCCGGTCTCGAAGTAGGTGTCATGGTCTGTCTGGGTTGCCTGTCCGCCGTTCTCTGCTGATACGTAGACGTTTGCAAATGGCATGCCTTCTTGACGTTGATAACGAATGCCGGTGTTCTTACCTGACTCTTCGATAGTAAGTGGTTTCTTACCTGCAACTGTTGCTGCACCATCTACACTCTTGATGGAGTTTGCGCCCTCTTCCCCGAACTTAATTGCTCCATCGCCGGAGATACCAATAGATGTTGGGTTAAAGGATTTAGCGGCCAGTTTGTCAAATGCAACAGGAAGTTTGAATTCGACCGAGGCTTCTGCATCCTCAGATGAGACTTCTACCTTATTACCGTCATTACTGCGGAAGTCAACCTTGGCTACTTTAATTCCGCCAGTGCCTTTTGTTGCAAGAGTTCCTGACACTGATGCGTCTTGGACAGAAACAGACTTGGCCTCAATTGCTGCCAGTTCTTCGTCCGTTTTGGAAACCTTAACTAGACCGTCTTTTGCCCTAATGTTCAGGACGTTTTTAGCATCACCTTTGTCGCCGGTAGAGTAGAGCTTATTGCCGTCGAATTCAATTGCCGTGGCATACAGATTCTTTTCTTCGCTAGGCAAACCGTGTGTATTGATTTTAAGACCAGAATTAGTACCGAATAACTTGATACCTTGGAAGTCTTTATCATACATTAATGATGCGCCGGTAGAGACAGAACCGAAGAACAATTTATTGGAATTGTCTAAGGTGTTGTTATACATGTCGCCAGGATTGGTAGAACCAATAAGAACGTCACCAAGGATTGCATTGTTAAAGTTGCCGGGATTGTCCGTAGTATAACCATCCCTATGGAAATAATGAGGATGGTCATCGCCTTTGTGTTTTGATACGCCAAATCCTGGCTGTCCGGCAACATAACGATCAGCAATTAGGCCTACAAGTTTTGAGTGGCTAAGTAACGCCGATGGGTCTTCACCATTGTGTGCATGAGAGGTGAACAGCTTATACAGTAAGCCTACACCGTCACTAACAGTCCAACCGTTAACGTATAGAACAATCTCTGGATTAGACGGAAGAGACATCTGCGTTTTGAATTTAAACGTAGAGTCGCTTAAGAGATATACGACGGCATCTGATACTCGTTGGTATCTTTCGTCTGATTTAACCCAGACTGAGACATCAGAAGGATTCGCCTCTTTGGTTCCGTTTGGGTCAACATATGGTTTAACCTTATCCGGAAGGGAAGGCTGGATTCCATTTGGAATGCCAATATCGCCAATCTTTGTTGTCGGTTTAATAGTTACAGAGTAGGTTGTATTGTCAAGCTTTTGGACTTCTGACTTTGGCTGTTTACCAGATGCAACACTTGCTACGTTTGGATATGTATTAGTTGCGTATTTCTCGTAACCAGGAATACTTGGGAATTTACCTTTGTAGGTTACAGAGAATTGGCCTTCTGGGTTTTTGTAGAAGTTTAGTCTGCGACCCTCAATGGAATAGTGAGAGTCGTTTGTCATTGTGGCTTTATCGACTTTTTCGTATGACTTACCGGACTGAGTTGTGATTGTTACATCGGTCAGTGGGATAAGGGTCAATACGAAATCATGGGATGCTGAACCGCTAAAGTTCTCTGTGAAGTCTGTGATTGTTTCGCCAAAAGGAATTTGCGGCGCCAGTAGTTCACCGTTGCCAAGTGTACCGGCAAGAGTTCCGTTTAGAGCGTCTGACTTACCGCTAAAATTATTGACATCCCCAATATCCCCATTGATGCTATTACTTGCCTGAGCAAGCTTATTAATTGCATCAATCGTTCCTTGTTGGGTTATTGTGCTGCCTGAAAGCAGAGTTAGTTTATCCATTGTTGCTACCTATAATAATAGGGTTGTCTATATTTAAATACTCTACGGAGCCGTTTTCTTCTGTCCCGTAATACACTTTGACTTGCGTTTGAGGTGCTCTTAGTGCAGCTACAATTGAGCTTAAAATGCTAGAATTTGAAGCTTCCCATTCGTTCTCTTTGATGGGGGTGTATCTAATAATATATCTACCTTTGGTGTCAAATTTTAGTGTGCCGGCGGCGTCCTTGTCATAGTCAGTTACTTCTACCCTAGAGTTGCGGTGACCAACTCTTTGCACAGAGATGGAGGCAGGATTTGTAAGATGCGGAAGAATAATCCTTCTATCCTCATTATCCACAACCGTTTCTAATGAATAGGTTCCAGATCTACCATCTTCTTTTAACTTATACACATCACCATTAGCTGCGCTCTCATATGAGATTGGGTTTGCATTATCCGACTTGTACTTCTTAAGGAGTCTGGATTTAATATCTGCAACTACCGATAAGTCCGAGGCTGCAATCTTAGAGTTGACCTCTGTCTCCCATTCTGAACTTGTCTGGGTCAATGAGTATACGCCAGGAGGCAGGATATGTTTTCTACCTGAGGAGTATGTAGCGTTATCTATATCGACAGGACCCGTGGACTCTATGAAGAAGCTGGTTTTAGCGTCAATCATATTGTCGTTAGAGATAATCTTATCAACACTTTGATTGTTTATCTCTAGAAGGTTTAGGGTTATTGATGGGTTGATTGCCTCAAGATATGTGGCGGGACCGCTATGAATAACTACTAATGGAGCAGGATTATATTTGATTGTAAGACTTTTCCCGGATTTATTTATGACAATGCCGGAATATGGATTTACATCGTATTCTGCCGCGCCTTCTACTCTGACGTTCGTAACAGGATAGTAATCTAGCTTAATGATTTTATCTGATGAAACCTTAGTCTTTTCCTCTGGGATAGCAATGTGTGAAACTTCGATTGTGAGTTCGCCAACCTCGTCAAGATTAATACCGTGGTTATGTGAATCATCTTCGATATGGTCCAGCTCGCCAACTCTTGTTGTCAGGACGTGATATTTGTCATCCTTATTACCACTATATTTGATATATACAGAATCAGAATCTTTGCCTCGTTTATAAACTGATGCAGATACCGATACATAAGTCTTGAGCTTTATCTTTTGGCTAGATGGGATAAATCCATAGCCTGACACCGCTGAGACAGAACTATCATCCTTTAGGAACGACATAGATCCCGCTGTTAGCTTACCGAACGAATCGAATGACATCAACTCTGATTCCCATCCGAATTTAGAGACTGAACCTGGAGATGTGTATGTATCTAATAGATGGTTTCTATTAGGGTCTATTTCTGACAGTCTAAGAGGTGGGCTCCGGTATTCGGGAGATACTCCAGCTCTAGCCCCGACTCTTACGTCATAGGTTAATGTAGGCATTATCTCTCCCATATGTTTTAAGATTAAAGTCAACTATTGCATCATTGACTTGCTTAATGTCTTTGATTCTCTTCGTATCTCTAATTACGTTTGCATCTGCTGCCAATAGGACGAATGTTTTGGCTCTATGCAGACTCTCGATTTCAACCGGCAGTTCTGAGCTTTCTGAGAAGTATTTTCTATTCCCCGCGATGGTGTTGTCGCTAAGGATTCTTATCTCAACATTCTCATTATAACTTCCAATCAGGCCCTTAGCAATATATTCAGATACAAGAGATGCAATGTAGATTGGAGAACGTCTTGCTTCTGTAACAACCAGGTCTACATTTGAGTAGTTTGCAATAGAAAGGGCTGGAAGTTTTTCCATGCCCTTAAAGACTTTTGTCGAAATACCTTTTGTTTTCAAAAGTTTAAATAGCCCGCCGATGGTTAAATCTTTAAGGTCAATCGACTCATTGTCTACTTTCATGATCCCATCATACACAGAAATAACTTTATCTGTGTTATAGATTGCAATAGCAGGATATGCCTCTCCGATAGTCTTAGCATAGGACGGAGAAAGCTCCGCCCTTTTGAACGGATTAATGTCGATTGTTTCTACTTTAATCATGATACTTTAATCTTTCCGTAATCCGAATCTAGTGCAATCCTAGAGCTATTGTATCTGGAGTAAATGTGTCTTAATGGCCGAACCTTATATAGAGAACCCTTTCTTACAACGTATAATTCTTTGTTGTAAAGATACATCGCCGTGCATCCATCGATAATGTCAGTGTATTGCGACACCATTTGTGCAAGCATTGTCGAGTAGGTATTCCCGTCCTCGTCTTCCACTTTAAACAAGTATGGATCTTTGTTGTCACACATGATGGCGATGTTAATAATATCTGCCGTCATTCGTGCATCAATCCATGTGTTCTCATCGACCATAAGATTACCAAAGCGGTCCACATAATACAGAGTTTCTCCGTTCTTAACCGAGATTCTGATATTGTTACTGCTTGACCGTGCTGCTATTTGATGAGCCTTTACTCTTGCTCTAATAACTGACCCAACTCTATGTTCGTAGTCCTCTAGGTAGACGTATTCGTTATTGTTTGCAGAGCCGTCTGCTATTGTATCTGAAGATAGGTTAAATGTCGGTTTGGCTACACCTAACCATCCGGCTTCATCAATAGTATAAACGTCCATGATAGAAGATAGGAATCCAAATCTTGCAGGGATTTCCATATCGTATTGGCCAATAGGAGATTCTAATTCTCTGGCCTTGTCTACGATAAATACTGTTTCTTCATCAAAGGTTAGGCCGGCGTCCAGGAATGAACCGTCCAAGTCTGTTACCCTGCTAGGTAATGTCTCTTTGGTTACGATAGAATGCTCGTCTTGGCAATCTACATAATTAGAAATATCAATTTTGATTGGAGTTTGAACTGAACAGATTTCTGAGAACTCATTGAATGATTCAAAGCATCCCTTATGGGTGATCGTAATGGACTCAGCTACATATTTGTAGTCTTTGGTGTATCCGCTTATGATGACCGGGATATTTTCTGCACCTCCTGCTGATGTGATATAGGCCCTATTAGGAGAAACAAACCTTAAATTAAGGTGAGTCTCGCCCGGCTCCAAACTGACTGAGAAAGAATCCTCAAGCCAGTTGGAAGGGTCTTCTAAAAGCTCTACACCGGTTGCAGGATACAACCCAAAAAACTCTTCACCGTATTGTCCGATATTCTCTAAAACAGAAGTGCCGATATATTCGACATTTCCATTTGCAGAGATAATCCTTGTAGATTCGGACTCTACCTTTTTATATTCCCCATATGACGGAATTGTATAGAGCTTTGAGTATGTATCTAGACCAGACTGTCTGTATCTGGTGTTTATTAGATTGGATGCGTATTCAATGTTTGAATTGATGATGTCAGATATAGGAGAGAGAACTCTACCTACATTTGAATATGGTGACAAATAGGGAGTTGACCATTTGGCGAAATATTTTGTCAGAAGATTGAGCGATAAGTTTTGCTTCACTCTGGTGCCCCTTGTGCCTCTGCATCTGAGAATACAACGATATACGGGCCATCAATAGCAAGGGTGCCGCTAGATTGTGAGCCTATAATCCCCAACTTTTTATGTGAGGTTACAAATCTATCAACTGTAACTCCGATGCCTGATTCAACGATTCGCTTATTAAGCTCGTCGATATTAACGGTCTTTGAGAATGGAGTATAGATACTGTTAAATGCATCCGCCATAGCCGCCATAGCCATATCTTCGGTTACATTTTTGTATGTATACAATGGAGATAGTCTGATTACTTCTGCTTCATAAACTTCGATTCTTTGTTCTGCAGATAGTTTATAATCAGCTCTTGCACGAATGGCTGAGGTGATAGCCTCAAAGTTTTGTTCCGCCTCATCAAGAATAGTCTTAGCTGTAGCAACATAAACTCTTGTTACACCTAGGGACTTGTCCTCTTCGATGTCGTAATATTTGATAAGAGGGATTGAAGATACGATTCCTGCCAATGCGGCATTGCTAGAGCCATGTGTTTTATTCTTAGCTAGGAATACTCTGCTTCGAAGCTGAAGGTCTGTTTCTTCGTACAGGCGGTTATGGATTGGCTTCTTAAAGCGAAGGATTGCGCCGGTAGTATGAATGTTGTCCTTGCTAAAGATGTCAATATAGGCGTTTGTTTTAATGTCCGACTGGGAGTTTGAAATAACTCTGGCGGCGATAGGGATTGACACTTCGTTTGCGGAGATATGGACATCTTTGAGAACTTCGATTGTAGATGCGCCAATTTTGAATTGCTTGCCGGCTTTAATTGCCAATTTGCCGTCAGAGAATCTTGGGAATGAGATACCGTTTTCCGGCTCTAATACTATGGCTGCATCCTGTTCGTCTATATAAATGTCGGAATAGATGTCCCTTACCACTCCGAATTCAAGGGCATTGTTTGTTAGGGTTTCCCCAACCGCGAACTCTGTGTAGGTGCTATTAACAAGACCATTAGAGTATTTAACAGAATCGGAAACAACACCACCAACAGACTCGGCAATACCAGACATAATAGATGACCGACTGTCATTATTCACGCCTGTAACTTCTGCCATCTTCTGAAGGATGCGTCTTTTTGTTAATGTGGGATTAGTGACTTCACTAAACATATCTAATTCCTCCAGAAGGACTGAAGACTATATTCAACTCGTTTTCCCTATTTGTAAGGAAATCTCCTGTTGTTCCAACTGATATTTTGAAGAAGATTTTATCTCTATCAAGAATTGGAATAACTGAGAGCTGAGATGCGTTTAAAAAATTGTCTGATGTTAACGAATCTACAATAGACCGTTGGATTTCTGTTGCAAGAGCTTGGTTAATCTTTCTACCAATAAAGGATTGGAGATTAGCACCATATAGTATATGCAAAAATAAATCTCTATGACTGGTCATGATTCTATGAGCGGAATTCTGAACGACAATATCATTTTCGTTTCTTGTGGTTTTAATGTCGTATCCGCTGAATGAGATGTCCCCGTATTTATCCATACGAAGGTCTCTTTGTATATTCTTAGAGTACATTAAAAGATCCCCGTAATGGTGCTTACCACGATGGAGTTTAATATTTGTTGTGTCCCGATATTTTTTGTTGGAACTGTAACTTCAAATGTTGGAACTGGAGTAATGATTGTAGACGGCATACCAGATAAGGCTACCGGATTGAATTTGTAGAATCCGCCGAATGTCATTGATGTTGGAGATGCAGATACAGAAAACGGGCCGTTAACAAACGTCCCGTAATCCTTATGAACTGAAACAGACATTGAGCCTGCTGATACAGCAGTTACATCTTCTCTTACATCGATGACCGTTGAGCTCGTTGGAGATGGTCTTAGAATGAGAGACATTAACTACGTCCTGTGAAAACTGTTGCGGGCATATAGCAGTCTTTTGTTCTTGTTTCTTTTTGTACGTCCAGTATTGTGTACTTCTTGTCAATACGGGTTGAGAAATCTACATATTGAGACTGGTGTGATGGAGCTGCTACAAACATGCTTTGTTCGCTGCCATATACACCTACTGCGCCCTTATGGAATCTGGGGTCATAGACCTCGCTTTGAATAACCTCCAGATTTTTGGAGGCCTCATTGCTTACTGCCTGGACTTCTTTCTTTGTCAGTTGGTCTATTATACCATCCTTATTCCTAGACCGCAAATCAAATAACTCCCGCCTAGTCATAACTCGTGCATCTGAATTATTAATAATGGTTGCACCTTCAGGAAATCCTGTTGATGTGAAAAATACCATTACGCGACAGTCGATAAGTGTCTTTGGGTCTATAGCCTGAACAGAGCTATTAATGTTGATTGGTATCAATAGCTCTGCCATTGTTGCTGTGCTTTCTGGGGCATATCTTGGAAGCCCGACTAGATGCCGACCGCAGCTGACAGTGTTTCCCATCATATCCCGCATGGGCTCACCCTCAAGTCTGATTACGGCAAATAGTTGAGTTCCCTGAATTGAAACAGATTGTATGGAGCCGACTCTTGTAAAGTCAGCCCCAGATTTATTTACTAGGACTGTTGACATATTAATCCGTAGCTAGTTTAAAATATAAGGCATATTTAGAACCATCGTAACCGGCCCGAGTTGAAGCCTCGCTGATGTCGCCTAAAGCCCTAATGCTTTCTTTTACTGTCTCTATTTGTAATTCTAATGGAGTCTCTGTATCATTCCATCCTGTTAAGCCTGCTGTGTATTCTTGGCCATAAACCTTGACTGGGAATTTCATCAATGCACGGTGTCTCATTTCGAGTTTAAGTGCATATGATTCAATTAGGTTTTGTACCATGGCCAGTGCACCATATACAAGAACCACTACAAGGGCCGATACTGCTGCCGTGGCAATGAATCCTCCTGCCGCAGCACCAGCTGCTGCTAATGCTAATGATCTTCTGCCTGCAATTACGCTCCGGACTGCCGATATAACCTTAGCTGCTCTTGGTAGAACTTGTAGTGCTTTTGAACCAACAGAAGAACCAAATGACATTGCCGTGTGTGCTAATGAGCGAACCCAACCTGCACCTGCAACGGCCTTACCTGCCCGTGCTGCCAATGATAGGCCCCTACTTATGGCAGGGCCACCAAGTATACGACTTGCCGCACCATACGTCAAAGCTGCTGATAGTCCACCTACTGCAACGTTTCCTACGCCAAGAAGGTATACGGAAGCACCAAGGTCAGTTGGTTGGAATGCTGTTTGCTCATAGATTAGACCTGGAATTGTTTCTGCGCTTGACACCTGAGCGTACTCAGATGCTGCTGTTGAAACAAAGTTCATAAAGATGCCAAGTTTCATATACAAATTTGAATACATATGAGTTGACGGCTCTACAAACATACCTGGGGTAATGATTGTTACATACCCGTCGAAGTCTGTAAATACATGCTGAACTTCGCGGCATTTAATCACACCCGACATATTTCTCAGGTCATCTTGAATGAATGCATAGTCGCCAGGCTGAACGTCCGGATTACCGGTAATGATAACCGCACCATCATACATCTTTTCCAGTTCTTCTAGTAAATAACCTTGAGCAGTTTTGATAGCCATACCAACAGAGCTAATGGAGTTATCGTTGATATATCCGAACTTGGCAAGCGAACCTTTAAGGCCGCCGTTTGCTTTCATATCAAAGATATTCTCTCCGTATCCAAAATCCTCTGGGTCGCTATTGTATTCTACTTTAGCGCCAGTGATACAGTTCTGGTCTAGTCTTAGTTGATTTGAAATTAGATTGTAAGAACTGTTAATCATATGGAAGTTTGTAGCAGGAACATAAGAGGAGATGTCGACGTATTTGTCTGCGTTTGCCGCATCCAGTAAGTCAATAATATCGGAGCCATTGTTTTTTAATGTTTGCTCTCCAATGATCTTTGTCTTCTCTTTTAGTTCGTTTTCTGCTACGAATTGGCCGATACCTGTGGTGTCTCCAGCTAGGGCTGAGTCTGCCTCTTTCTTGAAGTCTGCTTTCTTCTGAATCTTGGATAGCAGTTCTGCTGCTAATGATGTTGGCTTTTCTTTACCTATCATCATCTGCTCTTTAATCCCTGCGAATGTTGTAGAGCGTCCTTCGATGTTTTTAACCAATAGGACAGATGATGGGAACATGCGGCGGCCGGTTGTTAATACATCCCAAACAGTCTTATTAACAACATTGAAGTTTGAGAAGAAATCATTCAGCGAGAATGGGAACAGGTCTTTTAGGCTTGTAACAAAGAATCGGTCTGCCATATCAACATTCATAAGCCAGAAGTTTTCCAGGCTCTCCGTTGCGCCTTTTGCAGAATAGAAGAAGTATTCGTCTAGCTGTGAATTCCATAGAGAATTACTGAACCCTATGCCGCTATCACCAACGAGGGTTGAAGCGGCAGTTTCGTTGCTCATACCTCTTACATCTCTAAAGTCTGCATTGTCTGCAAACCATCTTGGGTTTCTACCAAAGCTATCTAGATTAGCCGACTTAAGAACTTTAGCCACCGCTGCTGATACATAGAGGTTGTCAATATCGGAAAGGAAAGAGAATGTTGGCACTACATCGCCGATAAACAATTGCTCGTTTTGAAGCTCTCTACCGAAGCCTTCTGCTACAATTGTCAGAACTTCTCCGCCGTCAGACTCTGTTACGATTCCATTAAATACAACAGACAGCTTATTAGGATCGTTCCCGTATCCCATTCTAATCTGGATTTTATTGCCAGCTTTGAGTCTGATTTGGTCCATTGAAATAATACGGGCCGCGTCAGAGTTTAAGGAGCGTATATCCACATTCTCAGGCTTTAAGGCTCTGATTTCTTTAGGATCAGAAGCTGTATTTAAAGCATTAAGAACTTCAAATGTAGCGACAGCAACAGGGTTATCCTGATTTGCCATTTCTACGCGAATGTTTCTAACTGCAGGAACTTCGTAGTATGATGCATGTTGACGATAGTTGATTAGGTTAATCAAACTGTTTTCGTCATTACCGTGAACCATATAAACCTTGTATGTCGGAATCAATTTTTGGATTCCTCGATTCAGGTCTTTGACAAAGTTTTCAAGCCTAGACTTAGCTTGAATTTCCTCTGTCCATGGAACTGGATCTACAATTGCTTCGATTGGGTCTTTTTCACGGCCAGCATAAAGTTCGTTAATGTAACCTTCAGCAACCTTTGACACATCTTCACCGGCAGAAACCCTTGCAAGCGCGGTTGACGCAACAGCCTCTTCCTGTGCCTGCTCCTTATTCTTGCCGCTAGACAGCGATTTAACATACGCTGCTCTTGCTGCAAGTAGTGCCTGTCTTACTCTTTCTGGAGTGTAACCGGCGTGAACTTTATCGCCGCTTGCACTTGCTGAACGGCCATTGGGCATTGGAATAGAGCGCCATTCTAATGCAAACTCTCTGTGTGCCTTATCAAGGTCATTACTTTCGCCTCTAATATAAGCACCTAGTGCAGGACGTTTATTGAAGATTAACCATGTTCCGATCTTTTCTTGAACGGATGGAGACATAGGTGTGCTTCCGGGCAGCCGTAGGCCTTGTACAGCAGCTCTAAGAGTTACAGGTATGGTTTGGTATTTCCCAACCGCGTAAAGCTGCCCTGCGCTCTGCATAGCCATTACTTGGGCCACTGTCTTATTAGAGATGCCTCTATTACCTGAGCTTAACCTTTTGCCTATATACCAGTTGGCAATATCATAACTGCCTCCACTTTCACCAGCAGAGATAAACTCTTTTAAGGTCATAATGCTTGACCTTGCTCTTGAGCCGCCTCTTGCGTATGCTGCTGCGGAATAAGAAGAGTTTGTTTTTGATGATGTCGCAATAGAGGATGGGCCGTTTGTAGATTTGCCGTAGTAAGCCTTGGGACTAATCACCTTGTCATTAATTCTGATTTCATAGTGAAGGTGCGGGCCTGTAGAACCACCAGTGTTACCTGATAGTCCAATTACCTGACCTCTACCAACACGAGAACCCTCTCTTACGAGAATGCGGCTTAAGTGGGCATATCTAGTTTCGATTCCGTTTGCATGCTTAACATAGATTACGTTACCGTATCCGCGCTTACCATTTTTATTCATCTGGAACTTAGCTACGGCTACAACACCATCATCGGCAACACGTACAGGCGATCCTACTGGTACTGGCATATCTAACCCCATATGCCGTCCACCAAAGTCCTGCAAGTCCCTACCAAGCCTTGTATAAGCTACGATGCTTTCCAATGGGAGTAAACGTTTATTTGAACCTGTGCTTACCTTGTAGTCACGTTCATACTGGTCTCTGGTGTAGACCAATTCTACGTTTGCTTTACGTTTTGGAGAAGTTCCGCCGTCCGGGTTTTGAACCATAACCGATGCACCGGTAGTTGAGTTACCTCCGGCATCATTCATAGCTGGAGCAGTTGTGTAAATATTTAGGTCTGTTTTGATTAACGCGCCTGTTGCTTCCAGCAACTTGTTGATTTCTGGAAGTTTTTCATCCCAGTATGCTACTACTTTATCCGGAGATAGAATACCTTGGTCATAGATAAATGGGAATGACGACAGGTCTTTCCAGCTTTTGTACTCTTTTGTTGGAGTTAGGTTCTCAAAGATTTCTTTAATTCTTAAATCCGGAATGCCCTCTCCATTGAACGACGTATAATTGCCTTCAAGTTTGTCAATCCAATCCTTTTCTTTTTTAAGGTCTTCTTTTAAACCCTTAATTGTAATTGGATTAAGGTTAGTGATAACCTCGAAATACAACGATTCCATTTCTGAATCTAGAAGTCTTATACGCTCCAGTGTTATACGCTCTTCCGAACCTGAGGCAGTATTGGCTGATACGAGCTGTAAATATAATTGAATGATATATACAGATTTCTGAGTGTCGTCTGCCTTTTTGTAGACATCGGACTCTTGAAGTGATTTAGCTTCTGATAGCTCTGCCTTAGCCGATTTATCCAATGCGTCAGCCAAGCGACTGTTTATCATGGAAATCATATTGTTGTATTCGGATGTACTTGAGCCGTCTTTTTTAAGGGCGCGATACTGTCCGATCACATCAATTAGTCTTTGTGCTTTATTGGCAGAGTCATTCCATCCGTTAACAGAAGATGCTAGTACGTATCTACTGGATTCTATTGCGCCGTAAGAATCAGATTCAATAAAGGTGAAGTTGTTGATTAGGAGATTATTTAGTGAACCAGATGTGGTTGCATGAGATGAGTCTAGGATTGCATATTTAATGCCTAGACCATTTACTAGGGGATTTTCGATTGCAAGTACATCTAGCCCTTTTAATGCCGGCGTTGACACCCTTACATAGTTTGTCATCTCGTCGGCTTTTTTGATTGCTTGCATGGCGGTTGTAGATGCCATGCCTTTAGTATGATTAACGGCAGTTGTAATTAGAACTTCAGAAGGAGAACGTCCAAGATATTGTGCATATGGGTATACGAAACCTTGAACTGTTTGATTGGCAAATCTATTTCTGCGTCTGACGGTAATTGATTGTAATGCCACGCCGCCGTCTTTGACATTGGTGCCTGCAAGCCTTTCTCTTACATATCCGACCCAAATTCTACCAGTCTCATCGTAACGTTCGGCATTGTCGTCTGTTACTTCTGAGATATTTGCTTGAGACGTTTTCTTGCCTTCTTTTGTCTGCAAAGAGCCTTCTAGGTCTACCGTCTTTAATGTTCTGAACTGTCGAACAAGATTCCAGCAGAAATCTGATTTTGGCCTACCCTCAAATTGGATGTCCGTCATAACAAGAGGCCATCCAAGATTAAATTCAAACGAGCGACTTAGACCTGAGTTAAGAAGAGCCTCAATATCTTCACTCGTATTTTTCTCAACCATGTAGTTAAGAAGATTGGACTCTTCTGGGTTATCAACGTATTTCACATAGCTGCCGGTAGAAACAACCTGGTCTCCATCTTCGCCATTATATTCGGAAATATTTCTGACTTTGCCAGATTTAGTCTTAACTTCTGAACCCTCTTCGATTGAGATGAATTTAATACTCTTGGCGAGAGGTTTCCAGTTTACCATTTGCAGTCTTAGGGAAACTGTAACTACACCCTGGTCTGCATCAGTTGAAGACATTTCTGCCTGAAACTCATGCAGTGCATACATGTAATACCCAGAACCTATTGCTAGATTCAAGGGCATCAAATGATTTTCAACAATCGCATCTGAACGAATGAATACATATGGAAATGAGTTGCAGATAGCAATTAGCGTTTGAAGCCTTTCAATGTCTTTAGCATCCGAGGCATCAAATGCGAATGTGGCAAGATGAAGCATCTCGCTATATCTGGATTTAGAAGTTAGAACCGAAGTATCTCGTAGGAATTCGTGCTGGGTTGTATAAAACTTATCAACCTTGTCGAATGAGATTGGTTCTAAATCTAGCATTCCGTTGATAGAAAAAGTAAATCTTGCCATATTCTTCTCTTAGTAATTTCTATTGTCAAATGTTACTGTTGACCTTTGGTTTGTATCACCTTGTATCAGGCCTCTTAGACCCTGTTTAATCCTTGTATCTGAGAATCCGTTAATAACATGACCGTTAATGGTAACAGAGTTAGGATCGTTACCCCAGTCTTTTACATAGCTGGTTTCTGATGTTCTACCTTCCAATACGGGATTGGTTCTGGCAACAGGGGAGTTATACATAGGTGAGCTTGGGTTTGGAGCTTCTGACCTGCTAATCATAGCAAGTCCAGCCATCCCCGCCGCGCCAAGGATAAGTTTGTTTTTGTTATGCTTTAGCGTTTCTAAAACACTATAAGCACCGTCTTCTATTCTATTAATGGTACTAGGATTCGCCTCAAAAGGCAATGCTGCGGCCTCTGCTGCGCTGCTATTTCTAGCTGCTGCGGCTATTGCTGCTGCATTGGAATTTGCATTAAATCCTTTACCGCCAACCATTTCTATTGGGCTGTCTGCTATCACTTTGCCGTATTTTCCAACAGATTTCCTGACAGTATTGATTGCATCCTGAATAGACCTACCTACATCATCGTCACTATGCTGATATAGCGACTCCATGAAACTACCGATAACATCTCCGAGTTTATTATAGTTCGCGTGTTTGCCACGGTTCTCTGCCATAAACTCGTCAATCTGTTCCATAAGACTTGTGGATAGACCACCCTTATTTGCAAGACGAACCGACTTAAGCGTATTCTCCTGCATAAGGTAGGCTGTCTGTTCAGCGATGTAATATCTGGCTCTTACTTCTGACATTGCGGCTTTTCTTGCAGCATCATCCATGTCTGCCATAGCAAGAGTTTTCATCTCTTCGTCTTTGGCGCGTTTGAGAGAACCTTCTACCAATTGATGGAATGCAGTTACTCTTGGAGCCTCGATGTCACGTTCCTTACCGGACATGATGTTGTCGATAAGTTTTTTTGTAGCATCACCAACGCCGGAGATATTGGTAAATTTTTTATTGCTTTCATTCAGCTTGGGTGTAAGCTTAGTGATAGCATCTTTGTGGCTTTTTACCATTTCTGCTTGGCGCTTCATGATGTTGACCATCCCTTTATTGTTTTTAGAGAAGTCCTTGGACTTAGGATCCAATACGGAGATAATAGCTTTATCGTCGTCAAAGTCGCCAGAGTTTAATTTCATCATCTGAGCATCCATCCCGACTGCCATACCTTTGCCCATATTTCTGTCTACGACAAGCTCTGTGCTAAGAACAGAGTTCGGACCAGTTGCAGGTTCGCGAGTAAACAAGCCTTGTACAGGATGTTTAGTTTCTTTGTCTATAACTCTGAACATACCGCTATCGCCGATTTCTTGATATTCGAACCTCTTCTTATCAAGCCCGTATTCTGCTGCGGCTTCTTCGGTTACAAAGACTCTAAGTTTATCCTTATTCATACCGTCGTCAAAGACTGCTTGCTGCGCACTATTTAGAGGCTGAACGGTTGAGTATGAGGCATTCCTATAATTCCGACCTGCGGCTGCTTTTTTAAGAGAAGAACCTGTTTGCTTCTGGAAATCCCTATATTCTTTAAAGGCGTTCATATAGGCTGTTGCGGCAAACTCTTCTGCTACGCCACCAACACCCTTAGCGTTCATGTAATCGGATAAAGAGAGTAGAAGATTTCTTCTCATCTTTGTAGCTTCTTTTGTGGCATCTTTGCCATTTGGAAGCTCTGCGTATCCGCTTATGTTGCTATCTAGGATTGGAATAGATAGGGATTTTTGCCCCTTGAACTCTTTGCTCATTCCTTTTGGAACTGGCAGGTTGATATTTAAGATGCCATCCTGAGGTTTTACATGGCTCAAAGAGCCGCCGTTTTCGAAGGCCTTAAGTCGTTTTGTTTCATCCTTGTTGAATAGGTCTTCAATTTGAATGGCCCGCTCTCTTTCATCTGCATCAAACACTTGAGAGAACTCATGTCCGCTCTCAAGCTCCATGCCTCTGGCTTTAGCTTCGTATATGGCATCCATATTTAGAGTTGTAAGGGCATCTTTTAGCTCGTGTGAGTTTGTAAGATGGTCGAATCTATCCATAGCCATCCAGGACATTTTTTGACCTCGGCTCGATTCGCCTGTAAGCGCCGCCGTGCCAGGACGTAGACCTGCTAGATTATACAGACTCATTTTTGAGCCTAACGATTCTAGGCCCGTATAGTCGCCCTTGATTGCACCGTATAATTGGTCATAGCTAATTTTCCCTGCAGCATACATATTCTGGCGCTTACTTGAGGCTTTGATTAATTCCGCCATTGCAGAAGATATATCGTTACCCTTACCAACATGGATAGGAACTGATGTGCCATCTCCCAATGCAAAATTAAGAGTTACTGAATTGCCGCGTTTAAGGGCTTTGTCATGCGCCTGAGATAGATTGCCAAGCATAGTTCCCAATGCGATATTTGAGAACTTAGGATCTTCGATAGCTTTAGCTGCGAATAAACTTGCCCTTGCCCGTTTAACTTCATTGCCGGCCTCGTTTGAATCCAGCCCGGCTTCTGATAGCTTATTGAACGAATGCTGCAAATCCTTTAATGCCTGTGGAGCATCTTCTGGCAGTTCGCCTGAGACATCTAATCCGCTATTGGTTATAACCTCCACGATTACATTTTTTGCTCTATTGATTTGATCTTTATCTCTGAAGTTGCTAACCTCTAGACCTTGGAGCGTATAACCTGTTTTAAAATCCTCTGAACGGACATTGATATCTTTGTAGGTATTTCTAACCTTAGCCAATGCAACATCTAGCTCTGCGCCGTTTTGCTCTACAAACTTCTCGATAGCGCCTCTAAACTCTTTTGGGGAGAATCTGCTGCGGCCCTCAGGTAAAACTTTCTGAAGTTGGTTATGTCTTTCGAGATTTCTAGTATCTCTTGACGACACCACAATAGAGCCGTTCTCCATTGAAATGGAGCCTTCCCTTTCGAACCTATCTATGATTTCTTTTAATGCAAAATCACGTTCTGTTCTATGGGTAGATGTAGACTTAACATCGTTAAAGATTTTGATGCCCGAGTTAGAATCTGTATCTGTAACAACATTATTATTGCCTACAAATTTGTACCCGTCTCTGGTGTTCTCAATTCTTGAAACCGTAAAGGAATCCACCGTCTTCGGAATCGTATATTCTTTCCCTCCGAAGAAACCTATACTTTCGCCGCCTTTGTAGGAAACATTATTGCCATTTTGGATTTGGGCCATCTTAGCGATTTGCTCTTCTGTTCCTGTAAAGGCACCTTGTCCGAGACGAACAGTTCCCGGAGCATTCAAATGGATACCCTTAAGCATCTGCTCTGTTTTGCCGTCCTCCAGTACCATGCCCATTACTGCACTACCAATAGTGTTATTGAAGCTGCTATTATGTCCGACGATTGATGCTAAGATTGCGCCGCTAAAGTTGTGACCTAGTCCTTGTTCTACTAGCAACTTAGATGCTTGCGCAATGCGTCTTGTATCTTCATGTGTAGTATTTGCAAGGTCAATTACGGTTCCTCTTGACACTGTGCCTGTTGAACGCTCTGGGTGAGGGGCTATACCAGCTACTGCCTGCTCGGCCTGATAGGCACTTGATACAGAATAAGTTCTTGAGCGGAGATTAGATGGAATTGCTGATAGTCCTGTTTGGCCAATCATTGCCTGATTGATTACATTGTAGGTTCTTCTTTGGCCCTCAAGAGAACTTGCATCTTTCATTCTTACAATCTTACCGGTGTCCGAAGGATTGAACTGAAGTTTTGTATCAAGTGACGGCGCCCTTACGACATTCTCACCGTCATCAGGACCGACATAAGCGCCAAGGCTTTGCATTTGCTCTAGGGCCTTGCCATATGGAGTTCCTTCTACATGACCTCTAAATCCTGCAACTTCAAGATTAGTGAACCCATCAATGACAGTACTATCGGCAATTGAGGAGCTAATAATAACGCTTTTCCCGTCTGATGATAGGGATGCCATTTCAATGCCGCCCAATGTAGCACCAATAGAGTCAGCGAACGGTTGATATAATTTTGCTTCGTATATATTGCCATTCTTTGAGTATTGCAGGACCCCATTCCTTTTCTCTGGGATAAGGTCTTTGATTGTTTCCCCGTTTGGCATCTTGATAGAAATGTCAGAGTTAGAAATATCAATTGCGGCGCCAGGATAGAAGTTGCTGATATTATGTGCAAATCTTTCTGCGAATGCATCGTCATGGCCCAGTGTGCCTGATAGATAGCCTTTAAGTGCGTTTATCTTCTCTTCTTTGCTGGCTGTTCTGTCAATAGAAAGAGAGCCTATATTTGGCACTTCTTTGTTTTTGACCCAGCTCATATCTACTGTTCTTAATTTTGAAGAGTAGTTGATTTCGCCGGCTTTTACTTCTGATGAAATCAATTCGTTTGAAGATGCGCGTCTCAGTATTTTGAAATGCTCATCTGTAAGTTTGCCGCTAACAACAAGGTTTGACAATTCATCTGCGGTATATTCTCCACGGATAAATTTCATTGCCCCGCTTTGACCTAAGGTTTCCGACAAGTCCATATTGGACAAAGAGTTGAAGTTGTGCAAAACGGCACTTTCCCATTTAGAGACAGAACTGTTTGCACGTTCAACTGCAGCAGTCCTCATAGAGTCTGTAATAATACCTCTATTCTTTTGGGCTTCTGCTGTTACTTCACGGATACTTCTCCGCCCTGAATATCTTGTCATTGCACTGTGACGTTTAGCCTGACGCTGCATCTCTGCGGCGTAATTGTCCTCTGTGAATGTCCTATTCGCCTTACTGTTTAATTTAGTATGGTCAACTCTGATATCAGCGGAACCGCGAGGAGTTCGCTCTTTCCGATTTGATTTAACAACCTCGATTGAAGAACCGATCAAAGCTCCCAATCCAATGCCAGCGATCGATGAAATCGGACTGTCAATTGGGTCACCTGCCATAAAGCCCGCGGCAGCACCGCCGAGCACTAGATTGTTGATTGCCATATATTAACCTATGTTTATATTTTGGTCGCTAAACCCTGTGTTTGAAAAACGGATATCTTTTGCAAATATACCGCGCTTCATCAACTGGTCTTTTATTAATAGCGATTCTTGGAACTCTCGTCTTGCTCTTGTTTCTTTGATTGAGCTTAACTGTGTTGTTACTTGGTCTTCATTTAGGATGTATGATTGCCTGGCCAAATCTTCTTCATCAGATTTCCAGAATCCATATTCCCTGACATCTTCTTTAGATAGCTGCAACGCCCTCAGTTTGACATCTTTGATTTCAATCCTTGGGTCCCATCCTGCGAAGTCTGATGTAGGTATTCCCGTTGCCTCTTCTATTAGCGACGCTGCCCTTAGCTCTTGAACATACTCCCTGAATGAGATTCCTATGTCTGCATCCCCACTATTCTTATAGGCCTGGTATGCTGAACGGTTTTCGTCAATTAGGTCTTGTTCTTCTTGTTGAATTAATGCAGAAACATCATCGCCGTTTTCGATAGCATCCTTCCTTGCCCATAGCATACGGTACATATCGGATGTGTTATTGTCGTCTACGATTCTTGAGATTTTATTTCTGTCTGATTCTTTTGCATTTATAAAAGAGGAGAAGTAGGCACGTTCATTATCTGAAAGTGCACCATATGCGGATTCTACATCTTGTCTTGTGTCTAGTCCTGAAGCCACTGCGCCGTAAACAGTTTTGCCGGCTTTTTGTTTTGCAATATTAGCCTCATAACTATTAGTGCCGGCAGACTTGCGGTAAATCTGCATCTGTTTGTAGAACTCTAAGGCATCGAAGTAGTTGTCTACGTTTCTTCGCTCTTGGATATATTCCGGTACATGCTCTGAGTCTATGTACTTGTATGAGTCTTCTACGAATGGCCTAATGAAGTGTTCGTATGGCTTGTTCCAGAGTGCAGTGTCGCCTTCGGATAGTTGAGTTTTGACGTAATCTTCTATTGCTGTTCTTTGGTGCAATAGCTTGCCCGCCGGCCGGAAGAATGTCAGACGTTCTGTTGAAAGCTCTGCATTATGGGTTGTACTTTCCCATATGGAGCCCAGCATTCTGCCCCACATTGAAATACCTTCAAGCTCTTCGTCTGTCTTGTATTCGAAGAAGCGCTTCTTCCTGGAGCGTTCCTGGGATTGAATATAAATCTCTTCGAATCTTGCAGCGTCTTCGTCTGAAAGCTCGGTTTCTTCTCCGGCGACTTTCCTGCGATACAAATCCTCCATCTTCTCATACATTTTATAGTATTCGTTACTGCCGAATGCTACGTCTGATAGGATTTTGAATTTGTCGATGTCTGGATAGTCGTTGGGGTCAATGTCAGATAGCTCTGGATTCCATGTTTCGTATCCCTTACCAGGAAGCCTGTCGTATCCGTTTTCTACCTTATCCCAGAATGCGCCCCTTGAGAAGTCGTTGAAGTAATCTCCTTTTGGTAGCCAGTCTGGAGCAGCAGTATTTTTTAACGGATTGAAACGCTCTCCTGTGACGTCTGCTGACATTGGAATGATACGTCGTATAACGTCCGCCGAACCTAACATACCACCGAGGTTCTGTGCTTCAAACTCTCTGGCGATATTTGTGGCTTCTCCCGAGCGTGCATATTGTGTTTTTAAGTCCGGCATACCTATACCGAAGTCTTTTAGCACACCTGATACTGCCCAGCCTTTAAGACCTACGAAGTCTAGACCAGAAGATACAATATAGTTTGCTGACTCTGTATTAGGGTCATACTTAGCCAACTCGCCATATGTTGCTTTGCCATCACCAATAAGCGATAGTCGTTTATTTGAAACATTTTGGGTTATTGATAGTGTTGGAATAATGTCAGGCTCACCAGAGTCCTGCATCTCTTGTGTGAGAGCTTCCATCCTTGGATTGATCAGGTCAGGCTTGATAGCGTCGCCAAAGGCCATTTGAAACCCGCGACCAATCCAGCCGCCCATAGATACGTCCATGCCCCATACAGGATATGGCATATCTCCTTCGTGCATTTGTTCGAAGCGGTATGGATTTCTTAGATAGTCGAATGGACTTAGGAATGGATTCAGATCTTCTTCTGTGTCTTTATCCCCATAAAGAATCTTGTCTTTATTATCAGCCATCAATCTTTGATACCAATTCTTGGTGAAATATTTTACACCCTCACCTTCTATTGGTGTTGACGATGAGAACCATCCTCTGTTTTTACGGATAGCTACATCTTTGCCTTCCAGATATTCGGCCCTTACTTCATCACTACTTTCGCCTATCAATGCACCAGGGAGAAATGGTAGTGCAAATAATGCACCGATTGCCGCGCCTCTTGTTGCAAATCGTTTAGCCCTTGTGCCTACTGCTACTGCATCTTGTATTGGCGTATTGGCTGCGAGTGTCGCTACGCCGCGACCGAATATAAAGCTTTCTCTTGCAGCCTCTATTGTTGAGCTGATATACCCATTATTTGCCAACGCTGTTGGGATTGCACGTCTGCCGTAAGCGATTGTACCACCAAACATTGCTCCAGCCAGAGGGAAGCCTGCTAGTTTTAACAGAGAAGTTGAACCTGGTGCTACATACTCTTGCTCTTGTCTGTATTCTTCAAACCTGTCTGATACAGTCTCTGCATATAGGAGTTTCGCGCCGAGGAATGTTGTTGATAGTCCTTCGAGGATGCCATGACCGAATCCTGAGTCGTCTGTACCTATCAATCTGGAGGCATTGTCCAATGCATAGAACCCGGCTGCCAATCCTGCGAGTTTCATTGTGCCATGTCTGGCATATCCGGTTGCTAATTCCTTAATTGTTGATTCGGATGTTGCATTTGGATTAATTCTGCCATATTTGCGAATCAGTTTAAAGAGTGTTGAGTTCCTATTGATCAAGGTGCCGCCGGTTTCTTCTATGAACCCAAGTGGCTCATTGACCATGTTAAAACCCTGAGCTATTGCCTGCCCAACAACAGACTTCATCCACTCTTTTCCAATATTTGCATTTTTATCTGCTGCAATAATTGTAAATGGAGTATGCGTAGGGACGTTCCTCGCTAGGTCGCCAATCTCTCTTCTGGATAGGAACGATGCTCCTTCCCCAACGGCTATATGTCTACGCAGGACTTTATTATAGTTAGATGTTGCTGAGTGCCCCGGTTCCGTGCCTGCAAACTCTGTTAAAGTAAGTCTTGCATTTTCGATTACTACATTGTCCGATGCGTCTAGTAGTTTACCCTTCGAATATTTGAGCCCAACATCAAAGTCGGCGTCTGTTAATTCTCGCTCTCCGTATTTTGATGCTAAGAATTTTAAGTATCTTTTCTGCCCCTTTAGCAAATCGGAGGAGAATTCAAATTCAGATTCTGCGGTAGAGAATGGAGTGATAATATGGGAAGTATTAAAGGTTCTTAAAATAGAAAAAGGGGAAAGTTCCTCGAACGCCCTTGCCACGTTCATAGACAAGTTTGCTAAGGTAACTTTCCCGCCACCGAAGACATTTAGAGCGTCCTGTTTCGTACCTCTGATAGAATCAGATAGGTAGCTTAGGTTTACATAACGCTCAACCTTCCGTTGTACTTCTTTATTTTTAAGTGCTCTGTTAGCCAATACGAGGCCTTCCAGAGTTAATCCGTATTTTACGACAGAGCCTACAATGTCCCTGGCCTCTTGCTCGGATTTATTTTCCTCAACTGTTTGAGCATCCATCAAGACTCTGCGGTGAGCAATTCTTTCCTCTCTGCGGTCTCTGTAATCGTTAAGGGCCGACCACCCAATATTAGATGTTATCATGCTGGAGGACCAACCCTTTCTTCCTCTTGTTTGACAATTGGGGCAACCTCATTGGGAAATGCAACATGGCAAGCCGCATACATCTCGAAGAGGTCGTTAATGGGGAGACTTTTTGCTTCTGTGTATTTGATGCCAAGAAACCTTGATATTACTGCCGCCATTGCCTCTACCATAGGGACAGATTCCACTGCTCTATCGTATGCTTTGAACGGGTCTTCTACGTATTCCTTTGATTTTATAAAGATTATTTTGCCAACTGTTGATACAAATCCGGCTGAGGAATTATTGTAATCAACGCCCTTTGGAATACCTGGGACATCAATAACGCAGGACTTGAAGATTTCTTCATACAGCTCATCTTCTGTTGCAGCATCTTCAATGTTGATTCTCATGGCCCTATCTAATTCGGTCATAGACATTAGTCTAGCTAGAACAGATAGGTTTTTAAACATTTGCCCCTCGATTTGAATAGGGGTGTTATTAAAGGGGATAACAACTGTCCCCGTCTTCAAATCTAATGCACTCATTACAGGATCTTAATTTGCGAATAGGCTTGCTGCAGTGGAACAAATCCTGAGCGATACATGATTTGTTCTTTCAATGTTGAAATAAAACCTGCAGGAGCGGTTGTTAGAAACTCTTGTTTGGCCTCTGGGTACAATAGGCAACGGCGAACTACTGAGTCTTCTGCGCGAATTTCATTGTCCATCATTCCCTGTTTAATCATATTGGAATATTCTTGTCGTCTTAATACACGCCAGATAAAAATATCCTTGCCGCCCAAAACTGACGATACATGAATTGTACCATATTTTTCAAGCCATGCTTCAATGTCATAAATCTTTGGGGCATCTTCTTTGTCGGAAAGAGCATCAAGGAGGATGTCGATATCCGTCTGTTCCTTTCGCTCTTCCTCGGCATTTTCTTTAGCCTGAGCTAACTGCTCGTGTTCATCAGGGGAGAGTTCGTCTGGATGTAGCGACTCCAACCCTTCAATTCTTTCAACTCTCATTCTGGAATTACCTCTTTAGCGATGAATTTGTATCCATCAATTAATTGGCCGTCTGAGCCGATATCTACTGAATGTTCATATCCAACTATTCTACATTCTACAATAGATATGCGTTGTTGAACACCCTCTGTAACAGCGTCAGAGTTATTATAGACCATATGAATAGTAAAGCTTCCTAGGTCTGCCCAGTCTAATACAGATTTGGCCGATACCTGTTCGTTTTGGTATTCCTTTAACTGCTTGCGGTATTTTGCAAGCTCTTCGGATGTAAGCTGGAGCTGTTCATATGAGCTAAGAATCTTAAATTCGTTTGTCCGGCCGCGGTAGTGTGCAATTACCCTTGCAAGGTAATCTTTCTCCGCTTTATTGATTCTAATAATACCGTTGACGATTACATTGCCTCTGGCTAGGAAGTCGTATCTACTATTGCCAATAGTGTAAATAGGTGTGCTTGTTAGTGATTCTCCAACAGCAACACCGGCCGCCCGGTCAATTAAAATATCTCCAATATACAGATTAAAATCACTAGACGAATAGTATTTGGTGTACAACCCATCGTATGATGCAGTCTGAACTTTACTATGCGCCAAGGCTCTTTCCCTGTCCGTTTCTCCGGGGTTAAGATTAACCTGTTTGCCTCTTCCCTTTGCAGAGATGGCTGACATATTGTCTATTGGATCGGTTTTACCAGTAGCCTTCGGAACGCCCTTTGGCTTAAATGTGGTAGGACCTTTTCTTGTATCCTGTACCTTTGGGTACATCTTCTCGATTATAGTTTTATCAACTGATACAGTTTTACCAGGAGCGAGATTTTTAGCGAGAGCATATTCAAGACCAATATTATATTCCCGAGAATGTTCTTCGGCTCGGTTCCCATCAACAGATACTTGAACGCCATCGCTGGTGTTTGAGATATTATATTTTGACTTAGCCATTATTTATCCCATGTCTTTCTGTGTATTGCAGGATCAACGATCTTGTCTCCGCCCCATAGTCCGACTTTGCCGGCCTTTGCTTTGTGGTATTTCTGCTTGATACGGTTAATATCTTCGGTGGACATACCAGCCTGTCTGGCACTTTCAGGTCTAAACCATGCCATTCCTGACTCTACTGCTGATTCTATATACCTAGGATTGTAGAATAACTTACGCCCATAAGTATCTGTTCCAACAACCTTGGTTACGCCGTCTTCAATATCTTTGTCCCACTTGCCATCTTGGACATATTTTTTAAGGAAATCTGCGGCCTCTTGTCCGTATGGTTGACCCTTATTCTTTTGGTGGTCAGTCTCTGGTGTGTCAATACCCATAAAACGAAGAGAAGTTCTGCCATCCTCATTTTTAGAGCGGTATTCTGTGCCGTCACTTTTCCTTGCATTAACTTTGACGGTATCGCCGTCCTCTACTTCAAACCCATTTTTACTGGACTTGAAACTATTTTTATCTAGGTATGCACCATCGTAACCCGATGGCTTAGAACCCGATGCACTGTCCGGAGCATCTGTTGCGCCTTGTTTGCGATATTCCTCTCTGGCTGCATCCAGATAGCTTTGAGGGACGTTGGCCTGTGTGCCATTACCTGCAAGCTGAGAATAAGCGTTAATACGATTAATTTCGTCTTGTGACCATGTGCCTTTTTTGACTGCATCATTAACGGATTGATTCCATCTGTCGTAATAATATGATGAGTCACCGTTATTATAGTTTACATTCTCTCCTGATAGCTGTGAAGCCTTTACGCCGTTATGTTTGGCTTCACCATAAACAGCACTGCCAATTTTATTGCGCGTTTGTCTGGCATCCCTAGCAACAAAGGAAAGTGTATTTTCGGTAATGATGTCGTGAATTGAGTGGACTTGCCCAGAATTGATTAACGTTGCGCCGTATATAACTTCTGATACGGAGAAGGCGCCATACTCTGAACTTAGAAGAATAATGATATCGAAAGGAAGGATGTCATCTGCCATTAGGTGATGATAAGCCTTTTGCTTTTCGAGTTTTAATTGATAGATAGAGTCGACCGGTTCTTTAATACCAATGCCGTCTGCAATATCTTGCATGAATTGGCGCAGGTCGTCGTGTAGGAATGATGTTTTGACAATCGACCCTGCTACGTATCGTTTACCAATAGCAAAGCCGTCGATATTTGTGTTGCCCAAATTATAGACTGGGACTTTGTCTCTGAATATTTGATAAGACAGTGAAAGAAGACTGCCCATGTAAAGATAGCCGTATCCAGGGAAGTTAAAAATAATGTGGGTGGCATCGCCACCCACAGAATGATATTCTTCCTTGTGTAATGGCTGATTTTTATAATCTTGCATATTACACCTGTAGGAGAATAGATTTAAGTATTAACGAGAGTTAAAGGTATCCATCGGTTCCCATGGAGATACTGAGCGGGCAATAAATGAATATTGTTTCTCAGTGGTCAAGTCGTCGATAGAAATACCACCGGATTCGGATACGAACTCTACGCCGTAGATGGTCATTTTAGTAGAGCTACCAAATTCGTTAGTGGAAGCCAATACGATATCGAATGGGAGAATTTGGTCTGCCAGGCGGGCCTTGGTTAGGTCACGCAGGCCTGAACGAATACCTTGAGAGGTGTTCAAGTCCAGTTTACCGTATTCTGGATTCAAGGTGCCGCCACCGCGAATGCCGTTGTTAGCTTTAGGATCGGTTGAACCATAAATGGCGTTACGAGCAGCTTCTGGGATAGCGTCTTGATATTGACCATTGTTCAGGTGTTTATAAGCACCACCGCGGCGATAGTTAGCGGTTTCATGTTTACCCAACCACACGTCTGAACGACCCATCTCATCCATGATGTCAAACAGAGCTTCACGGTCAAATACTGTGAATACGCAAGAACCCATACAAGTACGTTTACCACGAGCAATTGCACGAGCATCTGGAGACCCCATAGTGTGAATAGGAAGTTTCTCACGGTCAAGACGATATGAAATCATCTGCATAGTGCCGATTGGTTTACCGGCTAGTACAGGTGTAATATCGACACCAGAGGTGGTGGCATTATATGTAACAAAATCTGACATAATATTCCTGGTTTAAATTGGAGGGGCTAGTGCCCCTCCTTTATCTTAGATTTCTAGAGCCAGTTTAACGGCTACGTTAATCTCACGCAGTTCAAATGCAGGAACGATAGTCAGAGCTACGTCCAGACTTGCACGTCCGTTAACGATAGGACGTTGATTTACTACATGCAGATATTTCACAATGTGTCCTTGCTCAACCAGACGTTGCAGAGCGCCCTCGATTGCTACGTCAACAGCAGCAAGAGTAGCCTCTGTCAGGCCTCGACCGATGAACGGTTGAACGACGTCACGGACGGCGTTGGAAGCCTCGGCAACGGCCATAGTAGTTGAAAGCAGACGGTAGTCTGAATCGGCAGTTGTAGCCAGCTCGCCAGAAACCACGCGGACGTTGTTGTTGGTAGTCTTGAAGAAGACATAACCAGCACCAGTCAATTGGTCCAGTTTCAGTTTCTTGATTTCGCCTGGCAGCGAGATGCGAGGAATCAACATATTAGTGGTAGATACGCTGGCGTCGATTGTAGTAATCAGACCAGCATAAACTGCTGCACCGTTGGTAACGATAGTGTTAGAACCGGCAGAAGAGTATGAAGGAGTTACGATTACTTGCGGAACAACAGACAGGAATTTACCAATGTTGATTGGTGCACCATTAGAGTCGGTTACAATAGCGCCATCTACGAAACCAGAAATAGTTTTGTAGAAGCCGCGGCGGGTGTCAGCACGCTCAACCATATTGCGCAAGCCCAGCAGGCCTGTACCGTTAGAAACGATATTGCCCAAGGCATCGTAAGTGGCAGGAGAACCAATCCAGCGGTTAACTTCGTATTGAGACAATGAACGAGGCATTGTCGCACCGATAGTCACCAGACAGAATTGCTCGTTCTCAGAAATGGTGTTGGCAAAGTTAGCCAGCAAGTGAGCGAAGTTTGCTTCGTGGTAGCGACGATGAACGATTGGTTGGCCGTTACCGTTAATGTCTGCCTCAGCCGGATTGGCAGTAGTAGCAGTGCCACGGTTTTTACGGTACAGAACTTTCTCGGTTGACCATTCGTATTTCAATTCGCCATTGTCTTCTGAAACGTAAACGTAATCCAAACGGTCGAGGTCGTTAGAGCCATCGGCAATATTTGGAGCATCGATTACAGCGTAGTCGGTAACAACAGAGATTGCATTAACAGATTCCAACTCTGCCAGAGCAGTGTGGAGCAACTCATAGTAGTTTTTCCAGGTGGTGTTGATGTTATCTTCACCTTCTTCGTATTCACCTGTAACGGCTTCGCGTTTAGCATCGATGGTGTACTCAACGATAACTGAGCTTTGATCGGTAGGAGCTTCGGTCAGTTTCAGAGCTTTGGTGTCAGAACCGGCGCTGTCGTATTGAACAGAAGCTTCGCCAGATTTGTCTTGACCAGCAACTTTAACAACATCCAGAGTAACTTCATACTCTTTCTTAGTGCCAGGCAGGATAAATTCAGTTTTAGAACCGTTACCTACGAATACTGCAGAACCGGCAACTTTACCGCTAGATTTGAAAGCATAAAGAACTTGGATTTCTTTAGTTGCTTCAGGGGCAGTGTTGAACTCAACGTATTGAGAAGAGTTTGTTTTGTCGATTTTGACAGAGAAGTCTGAGCCGGAGTTTTTAGTTTCGCCGTCAACAGTCAGAGTTTTAACTGTTACGTTGTCAGTTTTAGTAACGCCGGGCAGAGAGAATTTGGTTGTAGTACCATTGCCGACGAACTTAGCAGTACGGGTGTACTCTTTAAGAATTACTTCGGAGAATGGAACTGGTTCGGTAGGAGTACCGATTTTAACCTTGGTGTCAGGGTCAAAACCGAAAACTTCAACTTGGTTGCGGTTGATTTCAGAACCTGGAACGTTAGAGTAGACGATTTCGCTACCTTTGAAAACGATCAAGCAGGCCTTGCCATCATTGCTAGGGCGCGGACCGACGTAGACTTTAAGATTGTCAACGGCAGATACTGATGCTTCTACTGCAGCCAGATAGCTGTCTTTACCGAAGATGTTTTTCAGTTTGGCTTGTTTACCGCCAATACGGTATAGGGAAACACGACGGGCGCCGCCGATAAGAGCTTCTGACATCTTGCGGATTAGCGGAGAGTCTTGACCGAAGACAGCGGCTGCACGGTTAGTGTCAGTTACTGGATACAGGGCGTTGGTCAGACCTTTTTCTGCGCGACCGATAATAAGTACGCGAGGAGAGCTATCGGTTTGGTCGATGCGAAGGTTACCATCCAGAAGCTCTAGGTTTACACCTGGCAAGTGTTGATATGTGGCCATTTATTTACCTTATCATTTATCTATCAATTGTGTTATTTTTTCTACTTCCCTATTTTTTAGGGAGTCAACGACTTGACTATAGGTTTTAATTGCTACAATCTCGTCCTGTTTGATGAACCCAGGTTCTGCTGTTCCTATGAGATAGGAAAGTGTAACTCCAAATAGTCTCCGGTTCTTATAATGGTCGGTGTTAATGGTAGACGACCTGCCTTTGTAGACCATATATCTAACCGCCCGTTTAAATTGGGGATTAAATTTTAGAAACAAATTCTCCAGAGTTGAAGCTAACCTTCTTGCATCCCTAGCACTTGTAGACCAGGCTGTAAAACTAACTAAGTTATCGTACATTGCTTCATAGACAACAGCTAGTCGGTTTTGATTGGTCTTTACTTGACCAAGTAGCACTGGCCTATATTGCTTAGTCCCACCTTGTACTACTTTTGAATCAAAGAGGGCCGGTTCTCTTCGTGAGATTTCCCACGTTACAACATTTTGAACCGGCGTGTCATCTGGCTGGTCAGGGAAAATTTCAGTGAAGTAAAACTTGTTCGGGTCGTATGGACCAAAGTCTGATTCATTTTCGATGAGAAGCCCTTCTGATTTGAATAGAGGATATAGCGATTCCATAAAATTGTCAATCGTTAATCCTGCACGCTCTTCAAATACTTGCTCCAAAGACTTTGATTCGATTGCCTTTCTATTGGAAAGCTGAATAAGTTCTTTTAGTGCAAGTTCATATGGGTCTCTTAAATCCGGTTGCTCTATCATCGTGTCTGTAGTCCTATTGCTGTGAAGTCTTTTCTTCCCATGTCAAATCCGACCCTTAGGACTTCTGTAATGTAGTATGACTTTTCTGGTTTGATTGGGAATCTGATAGAACCTTCATCATTCATTACTGGTAGGTAGACTATGTCTTTTTCAAAGGCTTCTAGTTTGTAAGGTATGATTAGTACCCATGCTGAATCTACTGAACGTCCAATGCGGGATGTGCCGTTATTGTAAGAGGAACCGGTTGTTGGCATGATTGAGCGTGTTAGCCACATATGCCCTGGGATAATTTCCTCGTCCCATAAATAGCCTGCGCCGAGACAGTCTGGACAGTCTGTCATGCCTTCTTTACTTATCTCGTTATAGCAGTGGCACTTGATCTTGGTTCCATCCTCGTTATGCCTTGACTTACGGCAAATGAATGGCCGAAGTTTATTTACAAACTCATCACCCGTGAACAAATCGACCATCTCTTGTCGTAGATCAACCTCTGCGATAAAGGGGGAGATATTGGTTGCCATGACCGTATCCTGTCTTGTAGAATTTTCCGTCCGCCTCTAGCAATTTGTCTGCCGCAATCGGCATAATGCTTCTATAATTTGGATGATGCCATTCACGATTAGGTACGCGGTTTGAACAATTCCATTTGCCCTTAACAAAACCAACAGCAAGAAGAGTTGAGGCTTCATCAATTGCGGCGAGGACATCATCAGCACACCCCTTAGATTCGTTTGCAAATTTAAGAGCAGAACTTACATCGAATGTCGAATCTCTTTGAACCTCAAAATCGCCAAGGACCTTTTTGACAGATTGACCTTTAAGAAGTGTTCCATATAACTTATTAGCTACACCGGCAAGAACTGAACATATAACAAAGTCTCGCTTTATCATATATAGTTCTTCATCCGAAAGGTTAATCTTTTTACGGCGGATATGATTATCAATCCAAATAGACTTATTGAAGATAATTTCTGAAACGTCTTTTGAGAATTGCTCTGTAAAAGAAACATTTTCGGCTGGGACATTTAACTCGATGTCTCGTATTGATGCGTAAAACGGAGAAAGAGAAATCTCAGAGGCAGACTCTGTCACATTGGCAGAGCTGCCATCTTTGAAGTCAACTTTAAATCCGTATATTTTGATACGGTTATTCAAGGATTGCCTCACCTATTCCAAGGCTATCGCCTTTGTAGTATTTGTACCTAATCTTATATGGCTTACCAATGTCTTCATCGGAGAAGAGCACTAGGCCTGTGTATGGCTCAATTTTTACCTGTCCTGCAGAGATATTAGCAGAAACACCTCCACGATTTGGCTTTTCTTCTTTTATGAGGAAATCCGGAGAGTATGAGCCATCCGTAAGATGCACGACTTCTGCCGGTTTGCCATCTATTTCTACCCGAAACATAGAATCTGAGCCTATTGAAGGCAATCCGTAAAACACGGGATCAAATGAGCCCGACAAAGAATTCTCATCCCCAAGCCTTGTGCATAGGGTGCCACGATATGCATATTCAAATGTAGGAAGAAAAATCTCGGATTCACCATTGTCTTCGCCACCTAGATCTCCGCCAAAATATCCGATAAAGCCAATTTTGTTCGTTCCGGATACTTTAGATGTTGTAACAGGAACTATTTTTACCGAACTTATTTGCCTATACCCAGAAGAATCCGAGCCAGATGTCCATATCACAGTTGCTCCGTCATTAACTATTACACCTCTCTTCTCTGCATCAATAGATATTGAAAAATTGCTCGGTGTTTTTAATATGTCAGTCTCTGAGAATAGGAACCCACTACTACTGCTTCTGTCATACTTATCGCAATAGTAGGATATCCCGGTGTCTACCCTGGAGAGAAAGATATTCTTATTGCTACTATGAAAGCCTGCATTTGTCTGAATCTGTATAACGAACGACCCTTTCATTGCCGTCAGGTCAAACTTCATTTTGGAAGACCCAGGTAGTATATACTGAGGAACAGATTTATCTAAATCATATAGCCTAGTATAAGTTCTATCCTTCGTTTTTAGCCTTCCGTCCTGAGTTTTATACATATTATTATAATAATTGATTGGTTGCCTATATGCCGGCTTGTTATTTTCCTCGGAAATGGTCCCGGATTGCTCTAACCATTCTGATGCAGGTAGACACGAATTCTCAGTAACGAAGTGCGCAGTTGAAACGTTGTCATTAACATAGGCCATAGTTCTGTGAAATACGAAGCAATCGCCCTCTTCAAATCTCTCTCCTGTTGCCTCAAATTTAACGCCATCAATTTCAAATTGCTGCGATGGAGCTTTAAATACTGAATCTTTTGATTTAGAGAAAGAACTGCTATCGCTTGAATAATAAAGGAATGCATCTGGATTGTCCTTTATAGCACCGATATTTGAGCCAGCAACAAGTACTGTAAACTTATTAGACCCGGAATCTTTTACCAACTCAATGGACCATCGTCCATTGTCAATTACATTGCCATAACCATAACTAACCGGGGTCACTGTTGGGTTGTTGCCTTTATCTAACGTTACGTCAAAACTACTGCCATGTTCATTACCGGTTAGACTGCTCATATTGTAACTACTATCGCCGCCAATAATCCCTCCATTGGCTATATTAATAGTTCTTGCCCAGGTCATTGACAATTTTCCTAATGGACCGATTCCCCATGCAGCACCTGGCTGCAGCGCATATTTCCTGGAGTTTACCATATCTCTAATCGTAGTTTTCTCTGCTTCTGCTCTTGCAGGACCTATGCAAATAGGATAAATTTTTAGGTAACTAGAATTTGGTTCATAAGATATAGAACTATATCCATAGTATCCCGATGGACCGTAATCGCCAAGTCTAAACCACTTATCTTCTGCTTTTAGCTTGATAAATGGAATATAGTAGGTGTCACTATAAGGAAATAGGCAGATGCCAACACTCTCCCCATCGTTTGTCATTACGAACGCCAAACATGAATGTTTTAGGTTCTCTTTGACATCAAAAGAATCTTCTATGCTATTATCTGAGCCTTTTAACTGTTTTTTGATAACATCAAATGATTTGGTGTTCCATGTTTCGCCAAGATTGTCTGAATACATAATCCCAGTATCTGTAACAATAGCAACGTCACCCTTACCATTCCCAGAAATAGCGTAGACATGTTCGATGCCGTCTTTTGTTACTCTTTTCACAATCGGTTCACTGTCTGTGTCATTGTCAAAATCCACACGGTACAACCCGCTTTCCCCACACCCTATTAAGAGTCCTTTTTGGCTATCATCCCAAGCGATACCTGTAATTTGAATGCCGCGATTCTCATGTGGAAGATTTGTCTCATCTAAAATGAAATATCTCGCATTGCCAACAGAGGTCAGAAGAACACCTTTCCGAATAACGATCGCAATATTTTGCCCGTATAGAGGCCACACAGACGGAGAGGATTCGTATATCAATCCATCAGGATGATTGTATTTCTTATACAACATACCATTAGTATTGCCGGAGTATGCTAAATGCGGGACTCTCGAATAAATTTGCACATTTGAATTAGCCAAATATTCTGAAACTATCGCCTTCCGCACTCTAAATTCAGCCTCTTGAAGATTTCCGCCTTTTAATACGTCAATCTCCCATCTTTCTGGGAACCCCTTTTTCTCCGTTGCAGATACGGCTTTTATCATTCCTGACCCCCTTTTTATAGAAGAGGCCTCAAAAAATGGTTTAATTATTGAATCTTTGCTAGTTCTTCTTTTCGAAAATGTGGTGCTAACCCCTTTACCATTACTTATTTTTTTAACAGCATCTGGATGAACGGATGCACTTCCCCTTCCAATGTACCCTACTATATTCCCACTTTTCTTCATTTCTGGGAAACTAAGACTGTATTTGTAAGAGGGACTCATACCCCATCTACCGAATACGCTACTAATTGTCGGTTTTCTACTTTCAAAGCTAGAATATTTAGATCCAATTGAATTGTATTGGCTACTATTCATATCTGCGTAAATTGGACCATATATATTATATTCGCCATTATATTCATACATATTGTCTGTGCCGAGCCCCGTGACAGAGTCTGCATATCCAGTTGGGAAGGAAATCGTACCGTTCGGATTTCTGTATGAGCTACTTCCATATCCTATAAGTCCAGAGAGATTCGCTACATATTCCCTCTCATTATTCCCAGATACTATTATCTTGTATGTAATATCGACAACAGTTGATGCATCTTGTATGATTATTTCATCTAATGGTGTAAAAAAGTCTGAGCGCCATGAAAACCCTACATATATTGTGCCGATTTGCCTAACACCAGACTCTGGTGCATATAAGACCCCCTTAACAACAAGAATCGCTCGTCCATTTGCATCTTGCTCCCATCTCACATTCTCAATTCCGGTTATGTCGGCAATAACCTTTGCTTTTTGCCCGTCTGCATATGTAGACTGATAAATAGTGCCGGAAGATTCTTGCTCCATATTGTTGATATATGTAAACGGGTTCTTAGGCATTCTATATGGCGTTGTATAGATGTAGGTCTCTGGATTAGAACTACTTCCGCTATTTCTAACACCTATTCTATAGTAACCGCCAGGATATCCAACATTTGTCATCATCATTTTGGAGGGAATGGTTTGGATATTTTTGCAGGAGATTTCTTTTTTAATCTTGCCGGTGTCTTTGTCTTTTAGCGTGATTGTTGGGTAACCGTATAATGCCATTTTATTGTCCGCTAGATGTGATTGTTATATTTACTGATGATGATGTTTGTAGGGATAGTGTTGTTAGAGTTTCTTGGAATTCTTGGATTGATTGTTTGAATTCTTTGGAGACTATGTTTGTATCAATAGAGGATGATGATATTAGACCTAGTGTTGTCAGTTCATCCACATATTGCCGCGCCATTTGTTTAGGCTCTAATGACACTATATCGATATTGATTGCAGAGGCTGTGTATTGACTTAATGTCTTTAATGAGTCAATCGCATTTGGTCCTCTGTATTCTGAAATTTGGTCTGCTAGCGGTGAACGATATTCGCCGCCGAAGACTGTTTTGATTTTTAAGATAGGAGATTCGGAAGCCTTGAATCTTGATTCAATAACTTCGTCTTTGTATGTTGAATTTCCTGTTGCTGATATTTCTAATAGGTCTGCTTTTAGGTCTGGACTAATGCGGCCTCTAAATTTACCGCCAGGCGATTTGTATAAAATTTGGTTTACTGGATTATCGCCGAAGTCCTCACCTATTGTTGTATCAATCAGCTTATATTCTACAGGAAGAATGTCAGAATAGGAACTATATGGGTCTCTGATAAATACAGAAGAAGATGGCTCTTGGAGCGTAACCAATGTGTCTTCTATTGGTATGATGCCCTGACCTGCTTCGATTTTGATGTTTGGCTTTTCGACGTAGATAAATACATCTTTGTCGTTGATGATAGAAAGACCGTTAACTTTGTCTGTAAAATCGGTTTCTGGAATTGAAAAGTAGAATTTGTATTTGTATTGAGGCTTGTCTGGACCTTTCATTTTCTTTTCTACTAGCTCCAATACGAAACGATGCGGCAGGATTGCTAGTCGTTTAGCTAAAACTTTCTTAGTATCCTCTAGGACTTTATCATCATTATTGTCCTGCATTTCGATTCTGATTGGAGATGTTTCATCTCCTAGCAGTTGTCTGTATACTGCTTCGAACCCTGATAGTGTTACACGATGGTAACGGAATTTTGTTTGACCAAATACATTTTTAAATGGAATGCCGATAACCTGGATTTCACTTGAGCCGTATTTGTCTTCTACAAACTTTGGTCTTTTTAAAACAAGGCCGCCAGGAAGATATTCCATATTCCTATCAGCGAACCCTTGGGCCATAAGCTCTGAGAAGTTTTCTACGTCTGTTTTCTTCCAGTCTATTGGCCTTAATTTTCTTTCTGACATTGATATGTACCTTTCTGGCGGAGATTATTATGGAGATGGAGTTGCTGCAGGATCTGTCTGCGGTGCAGGACTTGCTGGAGCTGGTTGAGCCTGAGCCCCTGTGTTTTGATCTCCAAGATGTTCGGAACTGTTGAAGTTATCCGTTTCCTTGTATTGTCTGGCGTATACTATAAACTCGTTGTAGTATCTTCTGACTTTCTTTTCCCATCTAGTAAAGATTGCGGCGCGGTTATCTGGACGGATTGTCACCTTCCATTTCTTAACGCCTTCTTGACCAGCTACATCCTCTAAGAATTCTACATTATCAACTAGATTGTAGTAGGCTGCCTTGATACCAGCCTCTGTATTTTCTCTTACAATGAATGGTACGTCTGGTACGCCGACTGTTTCTGTTTGAGAGAATTCCAATAGGGCAAGATCTACTCTTCCATATGAGAATAAAATGGAAAGCGGCCCGCCCTCCTTGTTTACGATATGACAGCCATCAGTTTCAATTTCTGCAATCGTATTATACTTGAAGGAGTTTGTTTGAGAAGGGTTTGTATAGACCTTTGTTACTGCGCAGACATCTTTGATGTCTACGTTGTTATCCTTGAGCTCTTTTTCAAGTCTTGGATTTACAGCAGCAAAGGCCTCTAGAACCCATCCGTCAGTATTTGAAATTTTACCGCTTCTCAAAAGCCACGGTTTAAGTTCTAGTTCTCTACTCATTGTCTAAATCCTGGTAAGTATGGGTCTCTTACGAAGTCCAGATTTGTGAATCGTCTAGCATCATTAGAGTCCGTTGATAGCGGAGTCGGTTTAACCGGAGTTGGCTTAGAAGGAACGGTCGGATTAAATTCATGACTAACAGTCGGAGGAGGAACCTCAACCTTAACTTCGGATTTACGGTCGTCTTTCTTGAACGAGTCGCCCGGGTCAAAGTTGTAAGACTCCGTTCTTGCAAACTGGTCAGGATAACGAATAACATTACCCTCGTTGTCTGTAACCTTACCTGCGTCAATTAACCACCATTCAATACCGCCGGCGTTAAAGCCGTCTTGAATACCGATGATTGCACCGATAGAGTTCAGACTGTCTATCAGGTCTTCGGCCTCAATTCTAGAACAAATAACAGTTGGGTCGAAATTACCGCCGGTTACTTTGTACTCTATATCCGTCTTAATGATTGTACAACCGTTTGCTGAATCTTTGTTCAATACAGATTTATCCAGGCAGCAATTATTAGGCTCAGAGAACTTAACTTCGAATGTATCAGATTCAAGACCTCGTGCAGATTTAGCGCCCAGAACTATACTTTCCTCTTTGATGTCGATTTTCTTGGCCTCCAAATTATATAGGACGCCCGGGTCATATACTTTTGAATCAACCCATTTTTCGCCACGAATAATTTGAGTAGTGTCAACTGGATTGTTATTATAACGATAAATCGAAATGGAGATTGGTGCAAGCGTTTTAAGGTAGGAAGCCACCTGTTCTTCTGTGGCTTCTTCTGCCGGAATAACAGACGGAATGTATAGAAACAACCCGTCGTTATCCTCTGCTATAAAGGGGACTTCGCCATACCCTACATACTCGGAAATCGCCTTCTTATTTTCTACTACCGCTGTCGAACCTTGTCTACGAGTGTCACCAGATTCACCTGATATATTTGTAGTGTCGGTCATAGCTTGTAACCCATATACTAAGTCTCCTCTTCAGTTTCAGAGCCGCCTGGAGACGGAAGTTCCTCTATAATATGGCTAGGCGTTGCAGATATAGGTGGAGGAGTCGTTTCAGTTATTTCTCCAGGTCTATTGGTAATTGGCACGGCCGGCTTGGGTGCAACAGGTACATCTGGTAACTTATCAAACTTGCCCCTCATTACTGCACAATAGTTAATGTATTTTGGAGGGAAGTTTATATAAATTCTTAGGCCGTCTGAACCTAGGTCCAACTTGGATTTGTCCAATGCAATCCTAATGCCGCTTGAGCCGTCTTTTTGCTTAATTGCTTTCCATGGAATTGGCAGCTCTGCAACAGTAGTGTTAACACCCGCCGCGTTCGTATTGTACTTCCGTGGGAATACAAATTTAGATACGCTATGCCTATACCCGGTATGGTAATTTAGCTCAACCCTATTGATTAGCGTAACATTAAATGCATCTGTGTATCTGTACTCGGACTCACTTCTTCGACTGTATTTATATGGACACTTGTAACTTAGTACGAGCGGGTCTTCTTTTCTGTTAACAACCTTAAACGCTGTACGGTAATTTAATCTTAGCCTTGTAGCACCAAGTTTAAATTTGAAGCCCGCCTTGTAGTTGTACCTAAGTTTTTCGCCGAGCAGAAAGTGTCTTCTAAACAGACTTCTGAACCGTAGCTCAATCCTCTCCGCAAATCTTACCTTATAGCCCGCTGAATATCTTTGTTCGATTGCGCCCGGTCTGACACCTGCTTTATATCCGCAGAAGTATTGCATTGGTGGCTCTGGTTTATTAATCCAGAAGTAGTCCCTATATCTTTGGATTAGCTCTTCACCAGTGTCAACAGTAAAGCCAGCCGAGAATTTATATTCCTCTACGTCCGAATAATAGATAGTTAGAGGGATTTTAATTGCATCGTTTTGATGTCTAGCTAGGGCTAAGTGTTCAGAACTCAGACTTCCGTTAAAAATGGTTATCATACTATAGCCCTATTTTGATACTTTTAGACCAATCTTGACTCCCGACAGGTCAAAACAACTTAGACGCCCATTCCCGCTTCTAAAATCAGGTCTTAGCTTACCTCTTCCTATTCTTGAGCTTCGATCAAATAATGAATTAAATGGATTATAAAAGATATTGATTTTGATCGCCACCATATCATACGCCTTGAAGAATCTAATTCTTGACGTATCAAATGTATACAAATTTCTAAGTGAGTCGTTTATGTCTTCCTTTGGGGAAATCTTTGATGATGTAATTTCAAAGAATCTATCCCTGTCTGATTTTAACTGGGGTTCTACAAGCGCATTAAATCGCCTATTTATCCCCGCGTTTTCTTCACCAGTAAACGCATTTGTCAGACTATTAAACCCTTCGATAAGAATGTCTTGGTAGTCAATAGGAGGAGCATAGTATTGGCTGCTGCTATACTTGTAGGCTCGTCTATTTCTTTCCGCCGCGGCTTTTCGCTCTGCTTCTTTCTTGACTTTTTCTTCGTTTACAAGTTTTGCAACGCCATCAAGCTTTGGACCAAGGAATTGTCTAGGAAAAGGATTCAAAGCGTCCGAACGGTTTTCTGTTGCGGAATAGATATTGATCGTCTTAATTGCAGAGCCTTTGGAATTTCGAGAGGATTTTGAATCTCTGCCCTTTTTACCTCCGGCACCGGGTTGCGTGATTCCGACCCTGACACTCGATGATGTAATTCCAAGGATTTTAGATGATACGCCAGATACCGGCTCAAGCCTAAACCCATTTGAAGAGCTTGTTGATTTTACCCTTATCTTTACATCACTTCCATCAAGAAAGATTTTCTCAATGGCGCCGGCAGCCTCATATGAATTGCTAGAACCGAATAGTCTAACGTCTTCGCCGATAGGAAAAATGTCCCTTACTGCTTCTAGCAGGTCAGAAGACCTAACATCGTCGTTATACGACAGGATATCCGCTACAAGCCCGTCAGCGGCTCTGATGTAGAAGTCCATCCTCGAATTATATAGCCCGCCCTCTGATGCTACTGCATCCTCTGTATTATTCATTCCGGCTGTATAAGAAATTGTTTGTTCTGACCCTGGAACCTCGTCTACGTACAATACGGTATAAGGGCTAACTGAGACCTCAATTTCCAACTTCCCGCCGGCTACCTTTTGACTGTATGCCTTTAGTCTTTGCAGGTCCGCTTCATGCATCGGTGTTGCATTGCGCATTATTAGGATCGGGAATTCTATATAATACTTGCTCGCCTCATCTCCGGATATCTTAATATTGCGCGAAGAGTCTGTATGTGAATCCTCGCTAGAGTCAAATGTCTGTCTTGTAAGGAGTCTTGCGGAATATGTGGCCTGTCTGTCGTAATCGATGCCTTGAGCTTGCGCATAACTTGGTCCTTTATCGCTAATTAAGTCTGACAGGGACATAATAGGATTATCGCCCTCAAAAGAATATTTTTGCTCAACAGCGCCGGGATTGCCTGAGATGGCAATAACCTTAGTTCCGATAATAGAACCACTCTTTTGGAAGATATATTTCTTCGCCCCAACCGCATCGGCGATAAAATATTCGTAATACTTGGAGTTAAGGATATCTTTGAAATACCCTTCAGTCAGTTGTACAACCTCTCTGGCATTATTGATGTCATTCTGGTCTACCATTTCCATCATGCCATTAACAGATAAGAAGGGGTTATCCCCCTTCTCTTCCATCTGGTCATCAAGACTGGCCGGCAAATATATGTCAAAATAACGCTGGAGTATACCATTAATTTCTGTACTGTCTGGTGAGTATTCTAGTGTTTGTGCCATTGCCAGCCCTCTTTGTATTACGTACTTGCGGTAAGAGTAAAGTCCATAAACTCTCGAACTTCACCTGCTCCTGATACATTTGTTGGTGTTCGTTTTAGCCATACTGCCTGGTACTCACCTGGGTTTAGTGTGCCCAATAGGAGAGGGCTGTCTTTTGTGTGGTCTTCGAATGAAATACCTGTTGGAGCTTGAAGTTCATCCGTGATGATATTTGCGTCAGTATTTGGTAGCGGCGCCTTGCCAGCCTGGAATTTTGCATATGAGTTTGAAGATAGAATAAACTTCATACCCATTGCCGGCCCTTTACGGGAGCCGGTAGGATTATTGTAAATGTAGACACATCGGTAATCCGATGCTCTGTTTTCGCTATCCATTTGTGTGATGTCATCCCAGAGGTTATTAAGAACCATGCTGTTTTGACCGAGGATGAAGGAAACATTTTCGTTTGCACTTTGTGCCATCTTGCCGCCAAGAGATTTGTTTGGCTCTGACAAGTTTGTTGACGTGGTGCTACCAGTTGATAGTCTGACTTCGATATTAGCCATTTAATACAGTCCCGTCGTTTGTTTCTAGTGTTATGTATATCTTGCGGTAACGGCTTAACCACTCCGAGACCGATTCATTAAATGTGTATATTATTTTACCGTATAGTTCCGTGTTTATGCCAGCGTTATTAACGTAGGAGTTGCTAAACGGAATTGGAAGCCCACCGATGTCTCTACCTTGAAGACTAGACCATCTCCATGTGCCCTTATTGCCAGCCACACCAGAATCTTTAAGGATTGTAACGCCGACTGCAGAGTCTGTCGAATCCGAGAATAGTAAGGTTGTCTTATCCTCGTTATGAACCATAATCCTGTAATGAAACCCGCCGTTACTTTTGTAGTTGCGCTGGACTTCAAATTCAACTTTATCCAGCCTTGTAATAAGTCTGGAGTGTCTTGGCTCTGTTAGCAGGTTTAGTGTGTCGAACGCTAAGATATTGAATGATGGAGGATGTATGATCAGTTGAGATTCTTCTGTAAGTTCTAGTGTTGCTAGATGTGCTTTGAGTTTTTCTAAATCAATGCGGCAACGGGTGTTTAATACATAATGACCGGAACTGTAGATGTCTTTACTCAACAGTCTTTTTAGGTCTGTGCCGTCGTAAACTCTTACCCATTCCATACACGAATCTGCTAGAGATTTCCATCTTATTTGGGCGCCGCCTTCCATATTGTTTGGATGACGAATGTCGATTTCTTTATCGTTAAACTCTCTTGGTCTAACTGAGCTGTCCTTCATTCTTACGATACCAACGTAGAACTCCAGGAAGTGGTTAGCTGTCGGAGAAATCCTTTGAACCGGAATAACGTCAGATTTTAAGGAGTCGCTATCTTTGAACGCCTTGAATCCCTTTTTAAATGTAAGGATATCCGCCGAAAGATTGCAGCGATGAATTGCTAGAGGGGTGTTGGGCAAAAGATGGAATTCGCCGATATGAAACTCAATATACTTTCTACCGTCAATTTCTTTGGCCAACTCTTCAAAGGAAATCTTGAAGCCATTATCTGTTGCTTCGTTGGACTTTGTAATCTCCTCCATAAAGCCGCAAATATCTTCATCACTATTGTTATAGCTCAGGGTAATAGAAGGACGCATTGAAGAATAACGCTCGATATATACTGGTTCGGCCTTCCATCTTTCAACGATCGGGGATGGGTCTTCACCCATAGTCTCCCTTTCGTTGATGACTTCGTGCATACCGTATGTAGAACCAAGAGCCTCGAAATATTTGAAGGAGTGAAACGGCTCTCTAAACGTAAGCTCCGTTTTAATCACTCTTTTCTTGCGACCCGGCTTCTCATCGTAGATAAGAATCTTGTTTTTCTTTGGGCCTTCAAAGCCATCAAATGATGCATGAACAGACGGAATTGCAAATGTTCCAACCGTATTGTAAACCCTACTAGATGGAATCCCCGTATTAGGGTCTGGTTCTTTCCAGTTTTTACCGGCTAAGGTGTTACTGTGAATCAGGCTCATGTTTCCACCTCAGTTCATATTGGTCGTGCGGCTCTTCGTCGGTGTTTTCGATTACTTCGATTTGCAGTGCTTTGTTTCTTCTAATTGTAGAGAACTCTAGGATATATGATGCGTCTTCTTTGAATAAGCCCATAGGGCCAAGATGCTGATTGCCAAATGCCTCAGTAATGTCGAATTCAAATTCCGCCAGGTCAACAGGAACCTCTGCCAGCTCCTTATCGAAGTTGAAGATTATTTTATTCGGGAGCCTGATTTCTACTTCCGGTTCAATTTCGTCGGGCCCCTTCTTTGCGGACGCTGACCCAATGGATGGCACGTCTGTTTTTCCAGACTTAGTATGCAGAATCATGTCGTATGGATTATGGTAGAATTCATATAGCTGTTCTGCTGTTACTCTAGACGAAGTGCCCTCTGGCGTGATATCTTCGATTGGATGTTTTTGACCAGTCTTAAATTTGAGAATATAGTCGTGTTCAGATTCAGACCTTACTGTCGGAGTTATCTTGATAATTCCAATAGAAGAAGGGTCGGTAATTGTTATTGTGGATTCTTCTACTGTAAATCCGTCCTCTAGGTTGAGGATACTTTTTTCTTTTACTTTCTTGCCGGCGATATAGATATCAGCTAGAACGTATTTCTTTCCGCCCCTTGTAAATGGCTTACCAACAGGAGCAATTTCTGTAACCTGCTCGACTGGAGGATTTACTTCAACCTTTCCTTCAGCAGGTTCTCCATCTATAAGGATTTCCATAGAGACGGATTTAATGTCCCTTGTTAGATAAAGGGCATAATCAGATAACTCTTCGAATGGATTGATTGGAGTTATTGTTACTTCTGTGCCGTTAATTGAAATGTCAAAGTCAACGTAGGCGGAGCGGTCAGTCTTATAGGCATCACTATAAGACTTTCTTAGCTCTTTTAGTCCGGATGCTTTCCCGACTCTAAGGATAGCAACATGAGGCCTTAAAGTCTCTAGGCTCACCGGTTCAGATAACTTAAGTTTCAAAGACCCTTTAAGAGGCATGAATTCAAGTTGCTCTTGTGTGTTTAGAGCCTTTTCTACTGTTAGTTTTTCTGACATTATCTGCTATCCATGAATAAGATTATTCCGATTTTTCTTCAGCTTGGTTTTCAGCTTCTGCGCTTAAACGTTTAACTTCTGCTTCCAGAGATGACAATACGCCTTTACGGTTTTTGCCGTTAGTTTCGGATGTTTTTGCAAACTCGATAATTTCCAAGTCTACATTGGGAATATTTTTAGCTGCAATCATTGCCAAAGAAGTTGAAGCGTCCAGGATTTTATCTTGGATAAACTTAACTCGTGGATCTTCTTTTTGTGCTTCTTCCAATGCAGCGATGGTGGTTTTAGTGCCATCTTCGAGTTCGATTTCTGCATCAAGTACACGGACTTCTTCGGTATCTTCAATCTTCAGCAAGTTGTCGTATTTGCCCTGTTGGACTTCTTTACGAAGAGCACCGGCGCGTTCAACGAACTTTTCTGAAGGGATAGTAGACTCGATTTCGCCACGACGAATATGGTGTGCAAGGATTTCCAAATCGCCGATAGTCAGCTTGGACAAATCATACACAACCTCTTGGTTGCGGCGCAGATGAATCTTTTCGCCAAACAGGAATGTCTGCGTCAGCAGTTTTACTTTTGCTTGTAATGCTTTCATTAAATCACCAAATAAAAATGGGGGCAGGGAGTTCTAGCCCTACCCCCATGTTGTTTAATCAACTATGAGTATATTATATACCTAGTTTTGAAAAATTACTTGCGTTGAATACGTGGCAAATCGCTAACGACTGCTTGAGGAGGCAGAACAACTTCGTTAGGTTCAATGCTGACATTCTTAGCGATAGAAACTGCTTGGCCGTCGTTGAACAGAGCCAGACCGTAACGTTCACGGATTTTGATGTTTTGGATGTCACGTGCTGGGTCATCCCATTGGTCAACGGTAGGTTCTTCTTGAACGAAGATTGCGCCCAACTCGTTGGTGTCCAACATGATGATAGAAGTGGTTTTCTTCTCAGCATCGAACGGTACATAATGAGAGGTCATGATAGTCAGACCGGCAGTACCAGGGAAGTAAGAAGGAAACTCGAACGGAGTATCTTGAGTACCAACGCGCTCTTCAGGAGCCAGCGGAGTAGCTGGACGACCAGACATACGGCTGAAACGACGGTATGCTTCTGGAACATCACCACCGATTTTTTGGGTAGGCATGCTGGTAAACCATTTGTCCAAAGAGCCATTTTTCAGAGCGTATTCGCGCAGAACCGGGTCTTTAGTGAAGGTAGCCCAAGCCAATGGGTGACACAGGATAACGTTAGGTTTGTAACCACGCTCCAGCATGTTTGCATACATATCGTACATATCGTCAGCGGTGAAGGAACCGTTACCAGCACCAGAGATATCACGACCGGTAGTACGACCCAGGATAGATTGAGTAGGATTGTCGTTGTCGAATACAACCACACCGGCAGAGTTGATCATACGGAAGATGTTTTGCTCTTTAGCGCGAGCCATTGCACGACCCAAGCGAGTCAGGTGGAATGCAATAACGTCCCATTGGGAGTTGCGCAGCATTTCTTCAGTGATACGCATACGGTTACCGTATTTGCCAACTCCAGCGTAGAGTTGACCACCACCGTTAGTGGTGCTAACTTCTGGATATTCGCCACCTTCAGCAACAGAGTTGTCACCAACTTCGATAGCACCGTAAGTGCTGATATTTACCTGAGTGATGTTCGGGTCAATGTGAATGGTTTGCAACAGTTTGTGACCAATCAGGTTCGGCTCGATTGCGTCGATTACGAACTCTTCGATAACGCGTTTGAACGCAATTGGGAAGTTAGGAGTTGCAAAAGCATCTGAAACTTTCAGGCTTTCGATATTGCCGGTCATGGCGTCGCTGATAGAGATTTGCTCACCGTCTACAGTTTTGCCGCCGTTGTCAAACAGACCACGAATAAATTGAATGCTTTGTGCTTCGTCTGCGTAAGTTTTGTCGAATTTTTTAGACATATTATTTATTTATTCCTATGATTGTTGGATTAGCGGTTAATCAGGTTAACACGAACCAGGCCGTAACCGTTAGAGTAAGCAACTTTATGTTCTGCACCTTTAGTGGCAGTACCAGGCATTTTGTCCAGGTCATGGCCACCAGCAGAGCTAGTGCGAACCAGTTTCAACAGGCTGTCTTCTTGAGGTTTAACAACTTGCAGAACTTGACCGAGGATTTTTTCTTTAGCGGTCGTAGCTTGAGCAACAACCATATTGGAGTTTTTGTCGAAGGTAACGAAGTCACCAGGTTTAACTGAAGTGAAGTCGGCCAGAGTGCCGGTGCCAGCATTTGCGCCTTTAGCAGCAATAAATGCAGAGATACCTTTCAGAGGAGCTTTTTCGTACTCAGCGTCAGATTCAACCAATGGCAATTCGATCATGTAGTCGCATACGAATTGAACGCGGTGTTGGTAGTTCAGGTTTTGGTAGTTGAAGTGAGCAGGGTTGATACCGTCGCCACCTGGATGACGCCAGAAGTCATACAATGCAACACCAACAGGAGCAGAAATAGTCAGGTTAGCGGCGGTCAGTTTATCTTTGACTTTTTGACCGGCGGTAACTGGTTGACCATCAGGACCGATGATGCCTTCTTGAACGTCCAGTTCGGTGTAAACTGCATCAGATTCGGCCAAACCGGCAGGAACCAGATAACCATTGCTGTCGAATGCAACAACTTTACCAGTTGAAATTACGACGTGAGTTTTAATATCTTTTGAAGGAACACGAATCAGCGGCAGGTAAGGAGCTGGCATAAATTGACCAGCTGGGTGCATGCCTTCTGAGAACATGACGTTAGGAGTTGCCCAGTTCTCACGGCTATAGTGTTTGGTTTTAGGAGCGTTAGCAGCTACGTTTTGATATTGGAACATTGTGGATTATTCTCCGGAGATTTTAGCTTTCGCCTTTGATTTTTACTTTTGCTGCAAACGCTTTAGCTGCGGCAGCACCTTTTTTATTTAGAACGCTCAGGAACTCTTTTCGAGCTTCTTCTTTACTTGCGAAAACTAAACCGTCTTCAATTTTAACTTCGGTTGCGCCTTCTTCAGTAATAGTTTCGCCTGCGCTGTCCTCGATTTTAACGGAACCAGGCTCTAGAGGTTCTTTAGTTTCAGTTTCTGCTGAATCGGAAACCTTTTCGGCAGGGACTTCAACGTTTGCAGCTTGAAGGTCTTTCAGTTTGTCAGAAAGAGAATCAAGGCTTCGTGATTTCAGTTCTTCAATTTTAGCAGAGTCTGAAATCTTTTCAAGAGCTGAAATCTGAGTAACCACAGACTCTTTCAGCGCGTCCTGAACTTTTACAAGTTCGATCGTTTTATTGGCCAGTTCTTGGCGCAGAACTTTGTTTTGTGAGCTCAGATAGTTGTTTGCATTGCCGGCAATAATGTCTTGGAGCTTGTCAGCGATTGCGACTGCAAGTTTCTCTGCGACGGCATCAGCATCGAACGTAGCGGTAGCCGCACCTGGCTCAACATTGTCAGAAACCTTTTGTTCTGGCTCTTCCGGAGTTTCGCTGGCTTTAACTGCATCAGCAATAACTGTATCTGGATCTTCAACGCCAAGCTCTTGAAGTTTGTCTTCGATCAGCGTAAGGATTGGTTCTTTGTCTGCTGAATCGCTGATTTTTGTGCTGAAGTAAGACTTAGCCAGAGCTGCTGACAATTTGTCGGCAATCGGGAAAGTTTTTTGTTCGCCAAAAACATAATCCAGAACAGTTAGGCCTTCCTCAGAGGGAAGCTGATAGTCTTTAATCCCCAGAGTTTTGGCATATTCGACAAGTGGCTCGCTAGACTTATTAATGTCTTCGATTTTTACTGTCATCTGTTTACCTTCTTCTATTTCAAAATCTAATATCTGTAGATGGGATTGACTATTTTTACTATCCCGAATTAATGTCGCAACAGCATTACTATCTGCTGGTGTGGCAACATATGATATGTGGTCGAAGTGCATTTTGCCTCCGACGTAATAGCATTTTTCATTCCCATATTTAACGCCGCGTCTGTGTTCGCAGCGATTGGGTGAATTTACCTTTGTTGAGCAAATGGAACAATACGCATCCTGGACTCTACCATCCACGGATACGAACCCAAACTCTCCATCGAGAATTTTATCGATTGCCTCTTTATCTGTAATCTTGGCAACCAGCTCGATATGACCAAGCCCTTTGTAGCCCCGTTCTCGATATTTCTTATCTAGACCTAGCTCTTTTGCTTTATTGAGATATTCTACAGGAGATAGGTTATTAAATGAATCACTAAAACCCTCGTACTTAACGTACTTAGATGAAATGACGCGGCCCAGTGTTCTGGAATCTGGTCTATGCTCTTCCGTTACAGGCTTGAATACTGGGGATACGAATGAACCGTATCCATCAGCCATGCCGCGCGGAGTGTAAATCCAGTTGTTTCCATTTGGACGACCGGAGTGCGTAGCCTCCATTTTTACAGTGATGCTTTTTACTTTTGAACCATTAGATAAGGAATCAGAGATTCGTTGTTGAATCTCTTCTCCTACACTTACTCTTGCAGTTGTCTCGAAGCGGTCATTAAAAGGCCTCATGACTCTCCTCCAACTAACTCATACATTTCAATAAGTGAATCTTCGATATCTGAATCTGAGATATCTTCGGACTGACCAGCTAAATATAGAGCGTCAGAGAAGACAGAAACAATATCTTTTACGTTATTATCCATTTGTGAATCAGATATGTCAACTACTGATTTTATATGATTCTCAATGTATTCAGATAGTAACGTTTTGTTCGGTAGTGCAGCCTTAATTTCTTCTATTGGAAATAGCGAATCACTGAACTGATTCTTTGGATTCGTCTTAGATGCGGAAGCTTTCTTCGCGCCGTCGGCTTTTGTCTTATTGCCAGAACTATTCTCTTTTTTGGATTGTGCAGCAGCTGCCGCTGCTACCTTGGCTGTTTCTACCTGGTATGTCGGAAGGATCATTTCCTTGTCTTTACCGATTCTGGAAATTTCCTTATCGCCGATTTCTTTGTAGCCAATTTCGAGTCTGGCTTCATTGATGGACAATAGGCCGCTGTTGAACATATTAAGGATATGTGATTCTATCTTAATACGGGCGTCCTGGTCAACATGATTAAATTTAAACTTAACCAGGTCCTCTTCCGGGATCATGTATTCTGCTTCATACATTCCGGATTCCACTAGAAGCGGTTTAAACAAAACATGAGTAATAAACTCTGATATTGCATCTTGTTTATTGATTACTGCTTCTTTCAGAGTTTGGGAGATGATTTGGCCGGTAGCCTTACCAGAGGAATCACCGATACCCATGTCGATGTCTGAAACACCAAGGCCTAACATTACGCGGTCTTTGAAGTATTCTAAATAGCTTTCTACCCGTAGTGCTAGTGACTCTGAGCCGATTGCTTTTACTTCTACGCGCTCACTTGTAGTAATGCCGCCGTACTCATCCAGCTCTTGCATTACATAGCCCATCGTTTCGACTTCGTCCCTTCCGTCAATAAGGATTTTGGCCGGATTTGATTCTGTACCGACCTTGACATGAATCATAGGGAAGATACCCTTGTAGATCAATGTCTCTACTGACTCTTCGATTCGTCTCAATGCAAGGATGTCGTCTTTTACTGCTTCTAATGGAGGTGTACCCATAGTGAAGCCTGAACGGGCATTGTATTTTAGATGCCTTACTCTCTCTGGGGAAAATAATCTAAATGTGGCCGGGTCAAGATATTGCTTATACATCTCGACATCGCCGTTTTCTTTCAGTTTACGTTGAATCGTTTCAGTTGGAAGATTAAACCATCCTGCTATTGGCTGCAACTCTTTATTGCCTACATTTACCGTTTCTCCGGTAGACTTATCCTCATTTCTAACCATAAGGATATAGGCGTTGTGAAACATCACAAGGTTATATGCCATTTCTTCGATAAAGTTACGGAATGTTAGGCCTGTAACATACTCAATCTCTCTAATTCGAGATTTGATATATTCAACGTTTTTCGGGTTATTGGATTCGAAGTAGAAGCCGTTTTTAAAAATTAAGGCCCGCTGGCGTTCGAATGCTTTGGCTACAATAGCTTCTGTATCAATAATTCTTGAGTATTCAAAAAGATCATACTCATGATTTTTGAAGCCACTGTAGATTACATCATTAAATCCGCCGGTTCTTTTGCCAAAATAAGACAGCCCCGGATTTGATAGGGACTGTCTTCTGATACCTAGAGCTTTACTGCTTAGAGCATCCTTAATTACCTTTGGATTTGAAGAATAATTGGTATTCAGAAGAATTCCCATATCTTCATTTTTCATTGTTAGTCTCCGAGCTTATTAAGGACGTTTTCTATATCTGTAATACAGTCTAGCTGTCCAAGTGGTGAATTTTTTGCTTTTGAATTGCTAAAGTTTGCAATTAGTCTTTCCACGCTTTCGACTGCAGTCGGTGTTGGTGCACTGTTGTTTGTCTGTATACGCCCAGTAGAGTCGATAATCTTAACGCTGCCATCTTCATTAACAATTCTTACAGAGGAATCTGTTAGACCGTCGACGATGTTGTCGTCTTCGGTTTTGATTTGTCTGTCTTTGATGATTCTATTTAGATCTTCATCAATGAATGTAATATCATTAGATGTTCTGGCAGGGTCTGTTGCTCCGTTATACTTATCTATAAACCCTATTACATTTTGAATGTGTTTTGGAATACTCCAATTTGGGTCGTCTGTATTAATAACCAATGGAACAATAGAGGTATTGGGGCGGCCGTAGTCGTATTTAGAATCAGGAATAACCGTAACCTTCCATGGAGAAGGATTCCATTCGTCAACTTTAATACTTGGGAAATCGTACTTTGAGATCTCCTCAATTAGGCCTGGAACAGTCACAGACCTCGCAAAATCGTCAAGATTACAAGAATAGAATGAGAGGTTGTCTTTATTGCCCTCGTCATTATCTTTGATTGCAACAGCAATTGCGTTTCCATTCTCATCTGTAATTAGATCGATATCCGCACCGATTGTATCTGCTATTACAGAGCCGATATTACCGATTGATAAATTTCCGTCTATATTGGTTGTGTCGTTATCCTGGCCAAAGTTTTGCTGTCCGGCAGGAGCATTACAAATTTTTTCAATTGCGGCTTTACCAGACTTCATTCTGACAATGTACCTTAAAAGATTTGCCATTGCCATCAGTTCTGATAGGTTACTCAGATATTGCGAAATAGTCAAGCCTGAACGAGCAGGTTCACAACTAAAATGATTTAGTAGGCCCGTAAGCTCTGCAATTGAATTGTTCAGTGATTCAACGCTGCGATTAATGGTCTCTTGAAGAGGGCCCATAATCTCTTCTACATGTTTTCTTGTATTCAGCTCGGCAGTTTCCGCATATTTGTTTACGCGTGATGTGTATTGTTTTCTAATCTCTTGTGTTTTCTTTTTGAGATTAGTATCGTATTCGCCATCAAGGAATTTCTTATTAACGCCTAATTGCTTTAATTCCTCTGCACTTGTATTGCGGATATTCTCTGGAGTTGGCAATTGGTCAATAATAGAATCAATTGAATCCAGAATACATAGCACGGGTGTAAGTGCAAATCTGGCCAATACAGAAATATTTTTAACTAGTGCCTCGATAATTGCGCCTAGAATAGCGTTGATGAATACTGCAACCGTTAGCCTTGGTAATTGGATGTTCTGCGTCGTCTTTACGATTGCAGCCAGGATTAATGCTATCAACTTAAGCAAATCAGGGAGGCACAAATACGATAGGAAGAATGCGTATTGGCAGACCGATGCCTTATTGAACTTACCTATATTCCTGAATTGATCTAGCGATGTCGTAATATCTTTTAGCAGATTTCCGAAGATACCACTGAAATCAAACTTAGGCTTCTCAATATTACAGGCAAAACAGTCGTTACTGGCCTTTCTGATTGCACTCTTTATTGCAGCTAAGTGCTTAGGGTTAATAGCCCCGTTAGGATGAACGACAGAGTCAAGTTTATCTCCATTGTGGTCATTATCAATATTCCCAGCATTTAATGCGCTTTCTATATAATCTACTAATCTGTTATATTGGTCGTCAAATTGTACATATAACCCAACAGGAACTTGGATTAAGCAGCCGTTTTCCTGTAGTGCTTTTGAGAAATGGTCAACAATAAGCTGTGCATAGGCGACTGCATATGTTGTACTTGCCGTTGGGCTAACTTTTCTGCTTAATTCCATCTGTGTCCTATAGCGGTGTTGGTAGTAAATACGGGGGGATATTCGGCGCCGCTGCTTTTGCAAGAGGCGTAGAACGTCTCTGATGAACGGCTACATCACCTATAACCCCGGCGCCTGCTGTTACTTTATTGTTAAGATTAGTGGTAGCGCCAGACGTATTTTGATACATCTTTGGGATTTCCCCCTCGGTCCATTTAAGTTCTTGCGTTGGCTTAATGGAATCAAAAACCTCATTAACACCTGTAGTCTTTAATGTTCCCGTATCTGTTGAGGTGGGGACATTAGGGCCACTTGGACCCCAAGCCGTCGGATGAGTATGAGGCAATATCTGATGAGTATGAGGAGGAACCTGATGTGTATGTGCCGGTATCTGATGAGTATGAGCATTTAGGTCTTGCTCAAGCTTCTTCATTCTGTCTTCAACAGATTTTGCCCACCTTATAACATCTTCTACAAATACTTTGATATCCTGATTGTTTGTGAAATCAGATGAGGCATACTGGAAAAGCCTCATATACAACTCTGCCCTTTGTTGGTCAACAATTGTATTTTGACTCTGTGAGCCCCATAACTCAATCATTTAATTAACTCCGCAGCCTTTGCCTTGCCTGCACGTCTTACGATATCAATACACTGTGCAACCATTTCAAATGAAATAGAGGCCTTGCCGTCTTTTATGGCATCTTCCCCATAAAGGTTTCGTACTGCCGTCATAACGTCAGGATCCCTATCGTCCGTTGCCGTAACCTTTAGGTCCTTTAGCTTCCCGAGGATTTCTGATTTAGCTACAACCAGCTCCTCTAGGATTGAGCTTACTTCTTTTACCGTAAAACTAGAACTCATAGGTAAGCTCCAATGGTGCATTTAGTAAAGCATTAATAGGACCTTTTGTTTTGATATAAACATGAAACGGGATTAGCGAATATGGCTGCAACCCGTCTGTTATCTCAAGACTATTAAAAGCGTCGACTTCTGCGAAGGAAGAAAGCCCTGGGGCGGAAACCCCAGGTAAAATTTTGATATCGAATAGAGCCTCTAGCTCTTTATTCTTAACTACTTTGACGTTGACCTTTTTGATAGAACCGTTCTTAATTACTAGCATCAGCTTATGGATTACAGGGGACGTTGGATTTGTCCCCATCATATATCCAGAACCAATTTCTTTGATAACCTCTTCTATCGGGTCATAGTAGCAAATACCGGCATCCGACAAAACGGTGCTATCAGTAATCCTGATTAGATTGTAATCCATATTTAGAAGATCCCTCTTATCCAGGTTTTGACCTCATTGTAGCTCTGTACCTATTCATAAACGTAGAGGCTGTCTCTCTAGACAAAGAACCTCTGCCACCCATCGGTCCACCTGTTATGGACGAACGTCGACTAATGCCAGGGGCAACACGAACTGTTCGATGGTACTTTTCCTCGTTTGCATACGAGCGTTTTTCTATTTTATTCGAGTTATTATACGCTTCAGAGCCGCGTTTTTCAAGTGGCAATATTGTAACATTAGAATAGCGCCGTGTGTCTAGGATTGAATCCTCATTTAATTGCAATCCAGCCAATGCAATCATAAATGCATCTAAATCATGGTCGCCAATCTCGTGGTTCTTAGCTTCGTATACTTCTCTTCCGTTTGCAGCGCGAGATTTAACAATATAGTTTTTCATCTGCTCTACAATTGGTGCTGAGATTGGATCCTTGAAGGCCAGTAAATCAGTTTCCAATGCACGCTTGGTGGTTTCTACGATGAAGTTTTTGAAGTATTTTTTACGGATTTCTCCGGTCATTACATCTCGAAGCTCAAGTGTCGATGAGAAGTTAACCGGCGTTACATTGCGCAATCTCAAATCCGGATGATTCGTCGGTACTTTACCAAATAGATTTACGGCAATAAGTTTTAATTGCTGAACGTTTGCCTCACCAAACCCTTCGTCGACATAAATATAATCGGGGACATAGAGTCTATTAAGTTCGACAATCTTATCTACTGCTGCAACCTGTGTCCATCCTTCTCGTCTTACATTTGAAAGATTTGCAATGATAACCTTGCGCTCAATTTTGTCGTATGCAATAACACAAATACGTGTACCAACCTTATCGGCGTTCCAGTCACAACCAAGAGACACTATATACCTATCTCTATTGACGATTACATCATGTAGAGATTCTGAGGTTCCAATTGTCGTACTTCTATTCACGAGGTCTGTATCAAATACGGAGTTATCTGACAAACCAAACTCGGCGCAGTTAAATGTCCTTACACCATTGTAAAGTATATAAGAAGTGTCATCTGAGGATACGCCAATGTTGTACGTATTAGCGCTGTCAACCAGTTCTTTTGACAATATCTCTACAAAAATGCTGCCTCTATCAGTTATATTTCTTTCCTTAAACGAACTGTATATCATCGTATCTACAGTTCTTGGATTCTTCCTATCTCTGTGTATAGCCTTGCCTATATAGCTCTTAGAATACTCTTTATTGAAATGATTGAAGATATCGTCAATTGTCATTCCAGACGCCTTCATATTTCTACATTTCTCTATAAACAAGGCCTTGTCTTCAGATTTTTTGTTTTTGTATGAAATATATGCAGACATGTACAGAGACTCGAGCTCTTTTCTGACGCAATATCTGTAACCAACTTTGCTATGAAATCTTAGCAAATTTTCTGGAGAACTTAGAACATATAGCGTATAGACAGTATTCACTCCTACATTGCGATATGTCACAGAGCTTTGGACTCCTATGTCGGAAAGAATCGCTTTTAAATTATTAAAAAACGGCAATCCATTTACACCAATTCTTTTTGACATAGATAGAGAAACTGTACATGGAGTCTTGCCGTTTCTATCAACTCTTGGTGTAGAGCCTTCCGCTCCGAATAGCGCAGCTATAAATTCAGTTTTTACCGACTCACTGCCACCCAATACGAAATCAGGAACATTAAATTCCTGTTCGACCTTTTTGCCGCGGACCATACCTAAATCCATTAGATATCTGGTGGCCTCATTACTTACAGATACGGAATATCTCATTCCGTCAACTTTTACGAGAGTATTCTCTTTGTTGCTATTTCTGACTAAATATTCCAAAACGCTCGCTTTTGAATTTGGCCATAATCTACGTATATCCTCAGAGACTAAAAGCATATCCTCTCTCTCTGAAGAATACCAATACGAGTCGTATCTTGTAGAGGTTATTGTTCCATCGCCAAGATTATATCCTATTAGCCTGGCTAGGATTTCATCTTTTGAATTATTTTTGTATGGAGTCCTATAAACTTCTAATTCGGATAATTCTGAAATACAGGTCTTCTCATTGTCCCTATTCGGGAATTTATGGTCAGGAGTTGTATGTAGGATAGTGTCTGGGATATTTACAGTTGTTTTAAGTATTTCTTTATGTCCAGTTTTTCTGGCAGATTGCCATACTTTAACAGGGTTCATATTTTTATCAAATACTACATCGCCAGCCTTAATGTCTTGTATGTATTTTTTGCCGTATTCAGTTAGCACTTCCTCATTTTCTCTTAGGCAAATCTCTTGAATGTATGCCATCATGGACAATGAGTTGCGGAACTCTCTGTCCATGTCATCATTGTAGTGGGGGATACAGAAGGATGGGAAGTGGAACTCTTTGTAGTCTTTTGAGTTTGCGAACTTGTACAATAGGCCCTCGCCCATCGGTGTGGATGTACAAATAATTTCGGTATTTGGTTTATCCATCAAGATGGCAGTAATGGAGTCAAATGCCTCTTGGGTTAGGAAGTCCGCCTCGTCGATGATGATAAGGTGTGCACCTTGACCGCGGACGGCGTTTGCATTGTCATTACCGGCTGTAAACGCTTTGAATGTTGAGCCATTCTTCATCTGGATCTCTTGGTACGGAGATGTAACTGAGCGTTCAACAAGGTCATCCCATGTACCTATTGTATCGCCAAGAGAGCGGAGAATCTTTTTGACTACGTTTGTAAGCTCTTTTGCTTGAGATAGGAACGGTGTTACTACAAGGATCTGATAGTTACTGTTTTGAACAAGTCTGTTGGAAATATCAATACCAAGGCCGTAAGATTTACCTGAACGCCGCCCGCACCGGATAGCTTTTTTAGACGCAGAACATTTAATTTGCATAGATTGGTACCATCTATTAACATATAAACGTTTCGTCGGGTCCGGCTGGTTTACATCGATGTTCTTCTCTGCCCAGTATACGGGATCCATCGCTTGCTTAATTTCGTCAAGCTCTTCTTTGTTTAAATCGGCTACAATATTTTGATCCAGGACACTGATATCTTTAGGCCCAGAGCATTTAATTGTAATTTCTCCGTACTTTCTGATTTGTTCCCTTTGGCAGTTCCTGCACATATTATTGATATCTGTATCATAATTTTTGTGCTTTAGATAGTCCCGCCAGGGCATTTCATAAAGTTGAATAAGGGACGACGTCGGCTTCCTATCGTCGTCCTCTTCTATATCCTTACGGATATGGTCAGTGTTTTGTTCTAATTCTTCTGACATTAGTATATACCTTTCAGTATAGCTGCCTCATTACCAAGAATGTAACCCTTATCATTCAGTGAGGATTTGGACAATTTTGAGAATGCTCTTTGTCTACTTGTGGCAAGTTGGGATGTATTAACTGAGGTATTACCGGATGTAGATGAGAATAGTGAGTTTCTCAGTTGCAGAATCCTGTTGTCTCTATCTGCCATGCTTTTGGCCAGGCCTATTGCTGCGTCTGCAGCCATCATTAGCCCTCCGCCGACCACAAGACCACCTACGGCACCTGTTGCAAGCTTGGCTGCACCCCTAACCCTTCCTGCCATACCGAGGGCCTCTCCTGCTGTTCCGCGGCCAATTTTACCAAC